AAGACCTGATTTAAAGAATATTAGATTTTATGACCCAGATAATAATAAATTATTAAAACATTACCTTATAGATAATCAAGGAATAAAAAATTTTATATTTGAAATACCATATGAAAAAGTAGTTGATAATAATAGTGATGATATAATTGATACTGTAACTAATTTTAATTCTTTATCTGGTTATGAAGGAGTTAATTTTGTATCAGCAGAAACATTAGCTAATATTGGTGCTGGTGCAAATACAAATTCTTGGACTATGAGATTTGAAGAAGGTTCTTCTCATTATGCGTTATGGGGTAGTGGTAGAAATTATGGTAATTTAGGATTTTATGATTTAAATAATAGTAGTGTTGAAATAAGAAAAGACCACGCTGTGGGAGAGATTTTAACAGCTCAAGAGATAATTGATGATGGTAGGTTTAGTGATTTTAATCCTAAAATTACATCTGTTATTCTTCATCAGCCAAGTTGGTTCTCAAGTATAAAGTTTACTTATAATCTTGTTGATGAATCTACTAATGATTATGAAATTCTTATAATGCCAAAAACATACGAATACGAAGGAAGTACATCAATATTCAAAAGTATACATAATTTCAAAAAAACAGGAACATCAACACCAACAAATGGAAATCCAGTATGGACAATAGAAAATGGTGAAGATATATGTGCTACACAAGTAAACAGACCAGTAAGTATAACAATAGGGAAATTTCCATACAAAGATATAGTACATGTACAATCTGCATGGTATTCTGGAAGTAGAAGTATAAATGGAACTCGTGATGATTTAAACATGAGTCCAAACAGTCACGATACTCAACCAGTAGGAGTAAAAAATGTAGCTATGGGAACAGATATTGGAACACCACAATTATATATAAATGGAGAAAATTCAAATACAATAATAAGACCGAGTGGAACATTTTCGTGGTTACAAAATACATGGAAAACAAGCAGACTACTTATGCAAAACAAACACTTACAATATTATGATAATTACAATGATAAAGAAAACAAAGCAGAAATAAATACACAATTTGATGATGGACAATACTTCTATTGGAGTAAATGGAGTAGTGGATATGTTAATACCTCATTAGTATTAGGTATGCAAAACCCATACCAAACAATAAATAAGCCGTTAGAAGTAAGTAGTTTACAGTTTATTGAAAATGATTATGATGGAAATGGAACATGGAATATATTGACATCAGAACATTCACAATACACTTATGATGATGATAAAAAATCAAGAGAATTAAAAATAACATTTGATGATATTGATATTGAAGATTATAAAGATTTATTAGGTATTGTTTTAATGTTTGATAGAAAAAAACTTGGTGGAATGGATAAATTTGATAATAAAGTAGTTTTGGAAGTTAATGGTCAAACAAGTATAAATAAATCAATAATAACAAAATATCAGGAAGGTACAGAAACTGTTATTTATGGTGGAGTTTATGATAAATGGGGATTAAACTTAACATCTGTACCATTTACTGATATAACAGTTAGTTATCAAATTAAAAATGGTGATAGTAATAGAGAATCTGTTACTGTTGTTGATATTTATAATCCTACTTTAATAGTTTATTATAAGTATTATGATTATACTGATTATCCAATTTTTTCACATTATAAAGCTGATAATAAGTTTTATCAAACAATTGATACTATTAATGGTAAGAAAACTTGGATTAAAGAACCTTATAGATTAACTGGTGCTAATGTTAAAATACCTATGCCGAGCTATTTACCACAAAAGGTTAATGTACATACTAATGTTAAGTATCTTGATTCATCGTCTTGGTATAAACAGCATTGGTATGGATTAGGTGCAAGTGAGCCAGAAGATGAAATGGTGTTAGGTGTTAATGATAAATTACATTTATTAAGTAGTAATTTTAATTTATATGATGAGAGAATAGTTAAGTTAAATAATAGAGTTGACAATACGATTGGTCAAACATCAATTAATGGAGAGCATGTTAGAGGATTATATTATGATTTTGTTATGAAGTATTTACAAGATGATATTATAGTGCAATCTAAAGCTGGAACAATGAAGAGGAATAAAGAGGAATAAAGTATGGCATATCAAACAAGATACCCAAGTTCAGTAACTCAACCATCAGGTAGTGCTCAAACTAAATGTCCAGGTATACCAGCAAATAGGACTGGATGTTATGATTGGGTTAATCTTGGAAATATTAAAGCTAATAATGGAAATGTATCACATATACCTCCGTCTGGTGGGGTTAGTGTAGTTAGTGGAGATGGTATTAGACCTTCTCCTTTAATTACTTGTAGTAATTATGGTTTTGATATTCCTAAAAATTCAAGTATTGATGGTGTAGAAGTTATAATTAAGAAAAGGAATAATGTTTCTTATAATGGTATTAAAGATAGGATTGTTAGACTTAGGACAAGTAGTTCTAATAATTCAAGTAATGCTGCTGATGGGAGTAATTGGCCCACAAGTGGAAGTAGTTTTAGAACATCTACTTATGGTAGTGAATCTAATAAGTGGGGATTTAGTTCTTCTTTAACTCCTCCTACTGTTAATGCAAGTAGTTTTGGTGTTGAATTTCAATGTGTTGGAACAGTTGCTGGTAAATGGTGTACTCCTGCTGTGGATTATATTGCAGCAAGAGTTTATTATACAGCACCTACATATTCAATAAGCTCAAGTTTACCAGGTACTGCGATTGTTGGACAAGAAGTTATATATAGTGTTAGTTTTAGTAGTAATAAAAGTATTACAACAACAACTAATATTAATGTACCTACCCCAGCTGGATTAACATTTGTAGAACATGGTCTTACAAATGGTAGTTATAGTGGTGGAGTTTGGAAAATTAGTAGTGGAACTGGTGGAACTTTAAACATAAGATTTAGATGTACAGCAGCTGGAAGTAGAACTGTAAGAGCTACAATAGCTGATACTGGTAAATATGTAGATAAAACAATAGCAATATCAAATCCTACATTTTCATTAAGTAATTCAATAAGCAAAACACAATTATATGTAAATGAACAATTCACATACACATCAACATGTAGTACAAATGGATTTGATGCATCAAAAACAGTATATATAGATAGTCCAGGATTACAAATAGTAAGTCAAAGTGGAAATGGAACATATACACAATCAAATAAAGTATGGGGAGCTGTATTTTCAAACAAAACAGCAACAAAACAAATTACATTTAGAGCAACACAAGCAGGTTCATATTACATATCAAACTGGATAGATGGATATGGTGCTGTAACAAGATATATAAATGTTTTATTACCTGACCAACCAAAACCACCTGAGCCAGAAGAACCTGAGCCACCTGAACCACCAGGACCTGACCCAGCACTACCAAGAGAAGAAACTCAAATAAGTGTAGAAGATGGTACAAGTGTAGAAATACCATATTTAGTTGTAACTGATGGAGATGAATTAGAAAAACCTATTGAAGATGAAGACCCAGAAATATCAGTTGACCCAGCAGAAATGGTATCAATAACAAGCAAAGGACCTCGAGCAGTACCATTAAATACAAGTGGAATCTTTACAATAACAGTTAAAAACATATCAGAACAACCAGTATTACATAATGTTAGAATAGATATAGGTTCAGATATTGATGTAGAGTTATTCGAAAGAATACTTCAGAAACAAGAAACACCAATATTAACATCAGAGGGATATATATTAATATCAGAACTTAAAGATGAATTTAAATTTAATCTTGAATTTAGACATAATGATGTAATAACATTTAACACACTATTTAATATATTTAATCAAACACTTCACGAAATGGAAGTAAAAATAAAAGACTTACCATATTTAATAATGGATATAGAAGGACCATCTGAAACAGACATAGATGAAGAATTTGATTTAATATATACATTAAGAAATCCAAGTCAAATAGATGCATTAGATGTAGAAACTTTAATAGACATTCCAAAACAATTCAATATATTAGATATACAAGGAGATGGATTTACTCGTAATGGATATGAAATAAGTTGGAATCATGATTTAATAGAAAGTGAAAGTAGTACAATACAATTAAAAGTAACTTTATCTGGAAGAGGAAAAGGAACATATAGATTTAAGTTTGCAATTATAGATGGAGAAGTTTTCTTAAATGAAATATACCATATGTTAGATGTGGGTATATATCCAATAACAAGTATAATACCTAATGTAGATAAAAGAAAATTAGAAGTAGATGAAATACTTATATTAACAACAAGAATAACTAACACAAAAAAAATAAGTAAAAACACAAACTTATTATTTGATTTAGACGATTATGAATTAATGGATATTGATGTTGAAGATGGCATTTTTGATGAAACCAATATGAAATGGTATATTGGAGATTTAGGTATTGGATATGATAGTAAAATAATATTAACTCTTAAAGCTAAAACACCAGGAGATAAAACATTTACAATACAAGGATATAGACAAACAGATAAATTATTCCAAACAAAAAAAGTTTATACAACTGTGTTTGAAAAAACACCTAAATTCTTATTTAATGTAACACAAAGTACAGATATTGGATATGTTGATGAAGAAGAATATTATACTATTGAAATTAAAAATATTGAAGATGAAAGTTTATTTAATTGTGTAATAGAAAATATTATACCTCCTCAATTAGAAGTATTAAGAAGTGATAATTCTGAATATGATATTATTACCAATACATTAACAGTAGATGAAATAGAAGCTAATGATAGCGTAAGCTTTAAACTATATGTTAAAATTTTAGAAAAAGGAGAAATAAGTAGTATATTTTCATTTAAAGCAGATAAAACAAACCTTGAATATAGAATATTAACAATGAGATGTGCAGATGAATATATATATGAAAATTTAAGACATAGTATAAAAATATTTAATTTTGATAAATTAAATAAATATTATAATTTAAGAATATCAGAACAACCAAACTTAATAAAAACATTCAATAAAGAAAACTTAACTGAAAGAATAATAGATATTGAAAAATATTTAGTTGATAGAGCGGAAGTTTATGAAGGTGGAAATTTAAGAAAAATTGTAGATGATATAAATGATAATTCAATATATGTTAAATCTGAATTTATGAGAAAAGGATTAAACATACTTCGTTCAGATGTTTATGATATATATCCAGATGGATTTATAAGAAGATTTGGACTATTAAGGTCTGATATATTCCATGCAACAGGAGTAATTCCTAAAATAATTAATATGAGTGACTATGCGATGAGATGGGATATAGATAACTGGAATGAAAAAGTATGGGCTGGAGATATATGGGATAACGGAGTATTCCAAGCAGCTATAATGTATACGGATATTCCAACTAACTTTATAATTCCTGATTATTATGAGCTACAAGCAATAATAAACAAAGCAAAACCATTCGGAACAAAAGGAATGCCATTTTATATGGCAAGAGAAAAATTCAAAATGGGAATGAATTTATTATCTGCAAAAGTAGAACCAAGAGTATATACTGAATTAGAAAAACTAAGGTTTAAAGACCCATATTGTAAAATGCAAGTTTTCGAATGGGATAATGATATAGATGATTTAAAATTAGTATATGGATATTTTGACCCAATAGATTATAAGTTAAGAATGAAACTTGATGCTAAATTCAAAGGTGTAGATATAACAAACCCTAATGTTGAACCAAGTATTAAAACTACACTTGATGATAAAATTAGGTTTAAACCAGTAACCTCAAAAGGATTAGTAGATGTTGGAGATGTTAAATTTAATACTATAAATGATTATAAAAGTTCAATATCAAGTGATAATCTTAAAAATATAGATTTAAATAAAATTTTAGATTTAAGTACAATAGACCCTATTAATACAAATGATATAATAATGACTATTCCAGAAGAACCAATTTTAAGTTTCGATAATGCACCAAAATATCCAATAACTGATATGTTTGGTGATTTTGATACTATTGTTGTTAAGATTGATTCTGATATTATAGATAATAGTGAGTTTGGATTATATATTTCTGATGGAGATGAATATGTTAGGTTCTGTAGAAATAAAAATATTATTAATGGTGAAAATGGTATAAAACTTGTAAGTAATCAATCTGGATTAGAAGAAACTTTGTATTCAAATGTATTACCTGAAACAGAAGAAATTTATTTAAAACTTGAAAAAGTAGATGATGTAATATTATTTTATTATTCATTTGATGGATTAAGTTTTAACTTTATTAAAGAATTTATAATGAATTTTAATTTCAAAAGACAGGGTATCTATGTGATAAATAAAAATTTGTTAGATAATCCAATAGAATATAAATGTTATGAAATTAAAAAAGTAAATAGTAATACAACTCAGGTATATCAGGTTATTCAAGATGATATTAAAACATCAAAATCAAAAATAAATGAAGTAACAGAAATAAAAGATGATTTAGAATGGCAAGGGTTTAGTTACATAAATAATGATGTTAATAGTTATGCTAAGTGTGAAAATAATACTATATTAGAAGGACAAAATGTTAGTCCTGTAATTATTGGATTTGATGATATTAATATATCAGATTTAGATGAAGTTACTAAAATAGATATAAAAGTTAAAACTCATTCTAATACTAATATAGATAGTAAAACTTCTTTATCATTAAATGGTAATTCATATATACCAACTGAAAAGGCAACTGAAATCAAATATCCACAAAATGTAGATAGTATTAGAACTATTAGTGCTAATAAGAAATGGCAAAATATTGAAGGTAGTTTACAATCTAATCTTAATAATACATATTGTACAAGTCAGTTTGGAACAATTACAAGTGAATGGATTGAATATAATAACTTTAAATTTAATATAGATGGAACTCATGAAGAAACTATATTAAATATAGAAGGTGTTAATAAATCAAATAATCCTATTAGTTGTAGAGTTCAAATGATAAGTAAAGGTAGTTTATCAAAAATATATGTTATTAATAATATTAATCCTGGTAATTTTGAAAAACAATTAAGATTAACAGAAATATTTAGTAAAGAAGAAATAAATAATGATAGTTTTGGATTTAAATTACAATTTAGTAATATAAAAAGAGATTCTCAAATAGAATTATCTCAAATAAACTCAAAAATAACATATAATAAAAAAGTAAAAACAATACCTTTATTTGAAGAAGTAGCAGAAACAATAATACCTAAAACAAGTATGACAAAATGGACTTTATTATCATCAGATAATTTATGGAATTTAAAAAATCAAAAACCATATCATCTTAATGGATATGATATTAAGAATAAAATATTAGCATTTATAGATTTTGGCTCATTAGAACCAGGGGAATATGTAAGATTATATTCTGTTGAAATAATTATTTATTATAAAAATACTTATGGTGAGTTTATATCTGGAACTATACCAAATAAAGTAGCTACTGTGATATATGAGGGTGGAGATGTTGAAGAAATACCTATATATAAAGTATCAAATAACACTACTTATAATGTAGCACAAATAGCAGAAGAAACATCTGATATAGAAGATACAACACAATCAGTTACATTTAAAAATAAATTATTATCAGTATTCACAACAGATTCAACTAAAATATCTTTTATTGAATTTGATATTAGAAGGTCTGGTTTTGAATTACCTAATAATCTTGAATTTAAAGTTTATGAAAGTATTGAAGACCCTGTTGGTAGTGAAAATTATGTGAAGGGAAATTTAGTTTCACAAAAAACAATAAATAATTGGATTGTTAATGATGGTATTGGAAGCTTTGAGTTAGATATAGATGTTGACAATGATGAATCTTATTGGTTTGAAATTGATTTACCTTATAAACAAGCTAAAAATTATGTTGCTTCTTATCAAGATGGTAAGTTATATATAAGTTCATCTATTATTAATAGTAAGATTGATGAGTTTAAAGCTGTTAGTAATGAAATTTCACAATTAAAATATGATATTATTAAATCACATCAAGCACCATTAAATAACTTTACTATAAAAATTTATGATACAGAAAGTAATAGACCAGGAGAATTATTGTACGAGAAGAAAATAAATGAATGGGATAGTATAACATCAGAATTTGGTATTATAGATATTAATTTAGAAAATATTGTAATTGATGATAAATATTGGATTGAATTACTATTACCATTTAGTAAAAGAGATAAATATAAAATCAGTTGGATTAATAACGAATTGCATATGTCATTAGTAACTCAATATAATAATATGTTTGGTTATGGAATGGATATTAGTAGTGACCGTGTTGTTATAGAGCAGAATGAATATGATAGACCATTGGTTGAAATAACAAACCAAGGTGGTCAGGATTTAACTGTAAGAAAAGAGGGTATAGATTTTAAATATAGATTATATCAACAATTTGAAGCAACCAACACAAACATATCTGCTATTGAGTTCCAAACTGCTGGTAGAAGTGGTTTTCCTTCAAGATATATAACACTTGAAATATTAGAAGATACAGGAAGTAATAAACCAGGTAAATCTATTAAAAAACAATTTATAGAAGGATGGACTGGTATTACAACTATAAAATATAGTATAAGTGTTGATAATTTAGTAATAGGTGAAAGATATTGGATAAAATTATCAGTACCGAAATTAGATAATAAAAACTACTACACTATCAGATATAAAGAAGGAATTGTTTATCAGTATGGAAAATTATCAATACAAGAAGGTAATCAAATGATTGATATAAATAGTGGAGATGCTTCATTAGCATTTAAAATATACACTTCAAATCAACAAAAATCAGTAAACAAAGTACCAATTTATGATGAATTTAATAATGATATAATTATTAAAAATAGACTAAGAAGAAAAAATGGTGGAATTAATATAAAATCATATAATACTATGGTAAAATATGGAAAGGAGAGGTAGAAAAATGAAATCAATTAAGGAGAATATTAAGTTTAACCCTTTTAAAAATGTTAGAGGGTTTGTAGGAGAAATAGATGAGGAAACTGGAGAGGTTAAAAAAGTTCATTATCTTGATGATGATGGAAACCCTCAAACAATATCTGCGGAAAAGTTCAAAAAAGATTATTTAAAAGGAGGTACAATAAATGTCAGCAAAAAAAATAATAGTTGAACAAGGAAAAGATGAATTTTTAAGAATAGGGTTCGGACAAAGAGGTAATACTACTGATGATGTTGTTGGTAATGTTTTTAATATTATGGCTCTTGGAACTGGTGTTGGAGATTACAACCAAAGTTCTACAGAATTAATACAAGAAATAGACCTTGGTCAGTATAATTACAATAGAATTGAAGTAGAATACACTCCAGAACAAGGAGATAAAAAAGTAGAAATGGCTGCAACAGTCTTAACTTCAAATATAGACCCAGACCCAAGTCAAGAAATGGTAACAATAACAGAAATAGGACTTGTTAACTCTCTTGAAAAAGTAGATGAAGAAATATTCTTCTGTTTATGTCAAATGCCACCTATTCCAAAAAACAAAGATATAGCATTATTATATATGATAGTTGTGGAGTTAGAATAAGATGTCAGACTATATAGACCCAAATTTAGATGATGTAGAACCTGGTAAATTAGCTAAATCAGAATCAATAAGAGACATTGTTGATGAAATCCAAGAAGGACATGCAGCATCAAATATAGATGCTAATGGTAAAGCTGTTGTTTTAAGTGGAGCAGAACATGCTTTTAGATTAACAAAAAGCAGTACAAAATTCGACCAACACAATAGAAATGTTTGTGAACAAGAAGAATACAAATGGTATTCTCTTTATGCAAAATATCTAAGACAAACAATAAGTATAACCAAAACAGAGCTAAACAGTATTACAGTTAGATTAAGAAATCTAACACATATAACAACTGATATTTCATTCTCAATAGAAAGTGCTGAAAGTGGAGAGGTAATGGGGTCTAATATAGTCGAACTACCTGCACACACAGATTTATTAGAACATGAAGTATTATTTGATATAAAATACTTACCAATTGGAGATTATTATTTAATAATAAATCCTGTTAATATAAATACAGTAGATTTAACTATTAACGGCGATGAAGAAGAAGATATGATAGATTGGAATACAAACCCAATTGCTATAATGTATGATTACAGAGGTAATTATAATAAATCATTAAAAGAATCAGATGATGGAGAATTCTACGGACCAATGAGTGTAACAGGAGAAGGACAAAGAAAAGAATACTTCCCAGAAGCTGACTTATGGTTTGAAGAAAAATTCTCATCAGACAATGTTTACTTAGTCGAAGCTGCAAGAGCACAAATATTAGGACAAAGTGTATTAGCATTAGATACCCATGTTAATATCTTAGGACCATCAGAATATGGTAACAGAACCGATATAGTAGCTCTAAAATACGATGGACATTATGAAGTAATAGAAGGAGATGTATGGACAGGAGAAGAAGAATTTCCAGAAATAATGGAAGACGGATACCTACCAATAGCATATATAACAACATATCAAGATATAAATAAAATCCCACTTGTTTACCAAGATGATGAAAATATAGAAACAGTCAAAGTAACAAGACAAAGAGACAACAAAGAAGAAATCAGAAGACTCAAAAAGAAAACACAATTCATAATGGATAGAAATGCTCCAGGAAGAATAAAATACAACTACATTGGACAAGAAATAAAAGATAACACCGAAGGTGGAGGTAATGTTGTAATAACAACAAACAGTAAAGGAGACCTTGTTTATCAAATTAGAACTGAAAATAGAACAGTATCTAAACATTGGAGTTTCAAAAAATTCACAGGTGCAAGTCCAATAGCAGGAATGTATAATGAAAATAGTGGAATTGCTTCATGGTCAAATGTAGACCATTCAAATCATGAAGACGGAAGAGTACATTTAATTAAAGAATCAGATGAAAAAATATCTCGTTCAATAAGTTTAAAAGACTCAGAAAAATATCCACAATACAGAAATGGAAAAAATAAAACAAGAAGCTTTAAAATATATAAAAGCAGAGCATGGACATCAAACTATCCAGCTTTGATTTTTAATGTTAGTAGTAAAACTACTATTAAGAATTTAAAGTTGAATGTAAGGCATTTTAAAGGTATGAAGAACTTCAGAATAGATATATTTTTGAGACATTCACACGGTAAAAATGGTGCTTGGATTAAGAAAGGGGCTGGTGATAAAAAATTTAATCATGTTTATGCAAGTGGAAAGGTTGATTTAACCAAAGCTCCAGTAAATAAAAATGGAACACAAGTTTTAAAAACAGCACATAATTTTAAAGTCAATAAAACAATACCAGCTGGACAGTATGCTATATTTATATGGGGAGAACCAAAAGGTAATTCAGGTATAATATATACTAAAACATACGACGGACCAAAAAGAAAAAGTTTTATGATTAGATATTATGGACCTTATGAGCCAAATCACTTCTATAGAAAAAATTACATTAAAGAAATATTTGATGTTAATTTTAATGATGGAACAACAATTAAATACAAAAAAAGTGGAACAGTTATCTCATCAACAATACAAGCAAGTGCAAATTCTAAATTTACAAGTGCAACATTTGCTGGTAACATATCAGTACCAAGTGGATGTAGTTATAAAGTAGAAGGGTCTTTAGACAACGGACCTTGGAGAGAATTTGTAAGTAATAAATTAACATTTACAAGTGGTGGAACACAATTTAAATGGAGAATAACACTTAATGGTAATGGAACATCATCACCTACAATTAAATTTTTATCAAAGAATAATTATGCTTTAAAATTTAATTTAAATGAATTACTTACAATAGTAGAACCAGTTCCAATTGACCCAATTAAAGATTCTGAATATTGTTTAACAACAAAAGTATTTGACCCAGATACTATATTAAAAGCAGTTCTTGGAGACGAATGGTTAAAAGGTTCAGAAAAATTCAACATGTATGAATTTGCAAGAATATGGGCAGAAGAAAATGATGGAAAGTTAATTACAGATATAAATCTTGGTGATACTTATTACAATAGTGGTGGAGTTAATTATAGATATTGGTCTACAATTATAACAGACTTAGAATTAAAAGACTTCTCACAAGAATCAGTAGACTATTCTAACTATGAAGGAGATGTAGAATACGATGAAAACAATTATAGGTTCAAATTAGAAACCGATAAAATGTTTAATGATTCTGATGTATTATTAGACCCAGGAATAAGTGGTTGGACAGATATAAACTCAACACCAATACCTCAAAGTTCAGGAGTAGTATATGGATATAGTGAAGCTAATCCAATGTTTGGAGATAAAACACCAATAGTACAATTCCAAGGAGCATTTAATGATACAACTAAAATATTCTTTGGTAAAAAAACACCACAGGGATTAGACTTAACTAAATTCAGAACAATAGCATTAAATATTAAACCAAATGTTACAATACCAGCTAATATGTTAGAATTTGTTATAAGTTTAAATCCAGATGGAGTAATATCAAGTTCAGCTGACGGTATGAAAATAACAATAGCACAACAACTAAATGCTGGACAAAATAACATAGTAATATTGGATATACAAGATTCAGCATATGGTTTAGAAAATGTACAAAGTTTAGGATTTAAAATAAAAGACAGTTCTGGTTTTTCATTTATGACAAATAATGATTTTATGTTAAACTATTTATCAGGACAAATAACAAACTTTAGAACAATTGTACCAAAAACAGCAGCTTGGACATCAATGGCTACTGGTGGAAATGTAGGAAAATTATGTTTAGGAGTAGTTCCTACAACTCATGGTAATATAGCAAGATTCAGAATTGGAACATGTGTACCAGGAGATTTAACATCATCAACACCAAGTAATGTAGCACCAGGAATGGTAATAACAAGTGGAAAACTCGCAAGATTTGCAGTAACAACAAACCTAAGTAATATAAATATGGTTAAATTTAGATTTTCAATAAGTCAACCAGTAATAAAAGGTTATTATTACCTTGATTTATGTTCAGACTTAGATGGAAATAATGTAATTGAATCAGTACCAATACCAACATTATTAACAGCTGGAACAGATTTAACTACAAATGTATACAAAAAAATCGATAAAAACTTAGGAATAATAAGGTCAGTTATACTAAGAACAACAGGTGTTGCAGCAACTGATAATATGAGACCATTTAATTTGGAAATACATGAAATGGTAGCATATAATACAGATGTACTACCAGCATTCCATAAATGGATGAGGTTCAAAATGTATAGCGAAACAGGGAACAATACATTCCAAGCACCAATGATAAGAAAAATCGGAGCTATATTTACTTTATAGCTCTATTTATTTTTTTATTTTATAAAAGGAGATGATTATATATGCCAGAAACAGAAATACAGACTGTAAATCAAGTAAAAAATATAAGAGAAAGAGAAGCGATACAAGATACAATAAACATAAATGAATCAGTATTAAATGCAGTAAACATAGCAACAACAGAAATGCAAGCAGTAAACGAAAACTTAACAACACTATCATTAGAAATACCAGAACAAACAACAACAGATGTATCAAATATATCAGAAGAAAAATTAGATTTATTAATAGATATGATAACAGCACTAAATCAAAAAGTAGAAAATGTTGAACAAACAACAACACAATTGGAAGAAACAATAAACGAACTACCAATAATAGATATAAACCCAGAACAGGAGAATGAATAAAATGCCAGAAGAAGAAAATATTGAAGAAACAACAACAGAAGAAACAAACATTAAAGAAAAAGTATTAGAAGACATCAAAACATGGTGTACAAAAAATGGATATGAAGAATTTTTATACAAAAAATCAGAAATAAAATCCAACACCGAAGAAGGAAAATGGATTAAAAAAATACTACCAAAAAACTTCTTTGAAGTAAAAAGTGATGACCCAAATTATGTAGAAAATGCATTAGAAAACACATCACTAATAGAAGACAAAAGTAGTAAAGTAATCATGTTAAAACAAAAATAGGAGTTACAATCTCATGATAAGAACAATAGATGAAATATTAAATGAATATATGACATGGGCTATTAAAAGTGGATATGATGATTTATCATATACCCAAACTAAAATTGAGCTTATAGATAAAGAAAATACATGGATTAAAAAAACACTATCAGAAAAGTTCTTTGATGATGAGTATACAACAAAAACAGATACATATTTCTTTATTACAGAATTAGCCAATTTAGAATTAGAATTTGATAAAGAAAATAAAATGGTTATATTAAAATATAAAGAAAAAGAATTATCAAGCATTAGTGTTGACGAAAATTCTGAAATAGAAGAAGAAATAATTGAAGAACCAACTGAACCAGAATTACCAGAAGAGCCAGAAATTCCTGAAGAACCTGAGGAAGAACCTTAAAAGTAATTACCTCATTTAAAGCTGGTGGCAGGATTTGAACCTGCGTGATTCTGGTCTGCAACCAGATGAGTCGCCGAACTACCCTACACCAGCAAAATATTTATTTTTTTGCCTCACAAGTGTGACACAAATAATAACGACGAATTCTACCATTTACCTTATGAGAATGCTCATTATAAGTTCCCTCATAAATATCTAATTTTCTATTACATTTATTACAATATTTATTTCTTACTTTTGTAAATGTTTTTATCATAGCATCACCTCAAAAAATAGCTTACAGAAGAATCGAACTTCTGTCATCATAACGATTTCCCATTTAATCTACATTCAGACTACAATAGCTGAATACTTGGATTCGAACCAAGAGTTTTTATGAAGTTCCCCAGTTAAGCTTCAACCACAATTGTGGTCTTAAATCAAATCTTGTACAAGGATTTTGATTTAAATCGGCATGGTCGGATTTGAACCGACGACCCCTCGATATCTGTGAAGGATAGCCATATATGTTAACCTATACAGCGATTGCTACTCCTTCGCTACAGTCGAGTGCTACTACCAAACTGAGCTACACACCGAATCGTTGATGTGGGGAAATAATAAGGAATAAATTAGACGAAAGACCTTACGAAAAACCACACCAACAACTGAATAACATAGAAAGGTTACAATATAAGTGGGAGATTAAACAAAAACCACTCAAAAACTATTGTAACAATATACTATTGTATCTCATAGTATATAAATGTTTCCATAAAATTTCAAAAAATCATAACAAAAAAATACTTATTTTCAATATAAAACTTATTATCTCTTACTCTCTTCCTAATATAAATATATTCAGAAATACATAAATCATATTTTCTCATAAAATTAGCATGGCTCAAGCTATGCTGAAGATAAGGTTGCTCTGGGAAGTCAATCATATCCCATACTAAATTATCAACTTTTTCTTTATCTATTTCTCCATACTTAAAACCCTTGTTTTTAAGTTTCGTTATCAAATTTCTATATGTTTTCTTTTTATGTTTTCTTTTATTTTCATAATATTCTTTATGATATTTTCTCACACATGATTTACATGTATTACTATTTTTACTAAATTCTGTCTCTTCATATTCATTATTACACTTATTACATTTTTTCATAATTAACCACCTTTTATAGTGGAGTATTGTTCTCTACGGTATTTTTTGTAATATAAGTGTTGCATCTCCAAGATATGCAGAAATACCTCCTATACCATTCATTTCTATTTTTGTTGTTATTCCAGAAAATTTATCATATTTACCATCTATAATTAATAATATCTTATGTAAACTACCTCTATGATATAATGCTTCAAACCTTTCATTATTTCTTATTTTAATTCTTAAAATATACTCTATACTTTTTACTATTGGACTAAAAACTTCAGGATTATAATGAGATTGGTCTGAAAGTATTTTTTTCTTTTCTAATTCAAATTCTCCATTATAAAAATCATAAGTTTTATTAGAAGTTTCAATAAAACAAGCATTTATCATTATAAATCACCATATTGAATAATACAAGAATACTTTGAAGGAGCATAATAAAGATAATTATAATTATCTTTGACTACAAGTCCTTCAAATTTATCATACATTTTTAATTCAGGATAAACAACTAATATTTTTACTTTTTTATTACAAAAGCTATGATAACTAAGTGCTTGAGCATTTATTTCAAATTTTATTTGATTTTTTCTTTTGTAAATACTATAATCAGCTATTCTTATTGGTTTTTTATCAAACTGAACATAAAGTATTTTATCGTATTCTTTAAACATATTATCTTTATGATTTAGCCATTAGCCCACCTAATATAAGTTCAACTCCTATGAATAACATATAGAAATCAAAACTCCACCAAGTAGCTCCTAATACATTAGTTATAAAAAATGCTACTGGATATAGACTTGCAATAAATACAAATAAAACAACTAATATAATTCCAGTTACACTTATAGCATCAAATAAACCCATTATTCTTCACCTCCTTTCTTTTTTCTTAATGTATCTAAACATATAAATACAGCTTTATTACTACTTAATATCATTGAATCTTCTGTTTGACCAGCAGAACCAAAATAAATTCCTTCATCTATCTTAAAATTACTATACACAGTAGAATTAACTTTAACAGCTACTTCTTCATGTAATTCATATTCATTTAATATATTAATCAGTTCTTTCACTATCATTTTTATCCAATCCATAATGTTTTTTTAAATCATCAATACTTTTACAAGTTGACTTATAAAGCATAAAATCAACAATAACTTTATCTTTATTTTTTTCTGTCATTACCTTTTCTCCTTCGTAATTCATATAAATATATATGTTTACCAGGTGTATTTACATATTTAGCTTTACCATTATCTAAAGCATCTTTTAATTTTTGAGCATAAGGTTTTAATTTACCTTTATACTTTGTTCTAATTGCCTTATCATGATACAGGCGACCATTGTAATCTATTACTCTTCCTTTAGCTGTAAATCCAGCATGATAAAAATTACTTGCTTTATATATAATTCCTTCGTGATTATAATAAGGGTCAGCATATGAAACAACCATTTTAATATCAGTATTATCTCTTAACCAACGAAGAGTATTACCTATAAAAAAAGACTCGGTATTAGAAGGAGTATCATCAATACAACAAAGACGACGAAGTTCAATAACATCATCAACACTATCAGCATACTTCTTCCAAACACCAGCCATAGCTAACCTACCATATAACATAGCACCAATAATTTTATCATTGTAAGTAAGTTTAAAACAATAAGAAGTGTTTAATCCATTAATACTATGACTATAATGCCATTTCTCAATAAAATCTCTCACTTCTTTTCTTTCACACAATGACACTTTCATATCAGAAATTCTCATATTATCTTATAAAATATATGTTCGTTATACTATATAAACTTGTTCCTTACCAAACTCTTTACTAATCAAATACTCAACTTTATGAATTTCAGCAAACTTTTTAGCAACATCATACAAATATGGTTTATCATAGTTCACAATAATTTCATCAATATTTATATTTTCTGGAATAACAATTCTACCCTCATCATCATACACTAAAATATTGGTCATTTTTATAGGCATATTTGAAAGTTTTTCAATAATTGGTATGTCACTATACCAAGCACCATTAATACTTAATCTGATATGATTAAAAGGTAATTCTTGTAAAAAATTAATATTGTTTCTCAAACTTTTTATATTTATTTGAAGAGAAACATTTTTATTTTTTTCTTTTAAATAAGTGCATAATAATTTTGTAAGAGTCTTATTTTTATCATCTAATATATTGTTTCCACCTAATACAAAATTATCTATTATAGGAGATTTATCTATAATCTCCTTATATATTTCAAATGGAGGAGAATATTCTTTCCATGATTCTTTATTAAAACAATAACTACATCCTTCTGAACATCCAAATAATATCAAAAGAATACACAATCCATCTGGGTGATTATTCAAGCTTGTTTGATAAAACTTCATATTTTATTCTCCAACAATTTCATTAATATAATTGCACCTATAAAAGCAAAAGCCAATTCAGCTATCATGAGTAATAATACCTATTTTTCTTTTCTTCTTGTTTTCCTTTGTTCCATGATTTTGTATTGGTTACATATCCACATACACGGTCAAAACACTCACACTCACCATCACAGACACCACAAACTTCATGTGTACCTTGGAACAGACTATCGCATTCATTACAAATAGAATATGAAATTGAATAAGCCCAAAAGAAACTATCTGTATCATCACGAACTTTTTCTGTTAAACTTTTTAAAGCAGAAGGTGTTATATATGCCTCACCAATCAAAAAATTATTAATATTCCCTGCCATTGTAAATGTACTTAACCCAGTTTCATACTCTAACTGTTGCAATAAATCATTATTTTCAACATTAAAGTTTATACCATTTGTATAATATGGAGCATCATGTGTTCCATTAGCAAGACTACCTTTAAACCCATATTTATTAACTGCCTTCTTAGCCAAAGTATAAGAACAATTCTCCGAAGGAGGACTAAATAAACCCCACCTATATCCAGTTTTCTCCCTATAACTCATTATTATTTCATTAGCATATCTTAATATTTCATGTGCTTGACCAATAGATTTTTCCAATGACTTTCCAAACAAGGATATGCATGCTTCATTTAAACCTAAAAGACCTATTACAAGACTATTAGCATCGATATCATATAAACCATCTTGATTCAAGAAAGGCATTAAACCATCATCTAATGATTGTACTATTCTTTCTCTACGAATCATTGTATATTTAAAAGCAATATCCATTACCTTTTTTAATTTTGATAAAAATTGTTTTGGTGTTTTTGATTCTATTGCTATCATTGGTAGTGATATTGTTGAGTATACTGCATTACCTGAGTTCATGCAATCTTTTTGTGGATTTTGAGTAAAGTTGGCTGGTAGTGCTGTTCTGCAACCCATTTGTTGTACATTAACACCAGACGGATTCTTACTAAAATAAGGAGTACCAAATTTAGCAGTTAACTCAAATATTTCCATATAGTTGTCCAAATTAGCACCTGTGATATTAAAAACGAGATTAGGAAACCTAAAACTATTTCCTCGAGCATCACCTGAAATCATCTCCTCACAAATATATTTAATTATTTCATCAGACTCATCTTTGTATTCACCATATTCACTTTCTAAAAACTCAGGACAAGTTAAAACCAAATTCAAACTACTGAAAATTGGCTGATTACCAGCACGAAGCAACTGATTAAACCTAAAAATAAAATTCTGGATAGATTGTCTTTTTTCTCGTTCACCAGCATCTCTCCAAAACGGAGCTAAAAACCAATTAAAATAAGCAACACCAATTCCACCAGACTGCTCACCACTTATATTAATTAAAGATTCCATTAATTGATTTAAAGCACTACTTAAATGCTTAGGAGGTTTAGATATTGTATTTATTTTGGAATTACCATTTGTTATAAAACCTCTCTCAAATATAAACCTTGGGTCTAAATTGAAACAATTATGTGGTCGTGTATAAAACTGTCCTAAATCATTCAAATGAATATAACCTTCATTATAAAGGTTTACTATCTCTGGACATTCATCTTCCAATATTTTTAAAGATTTTTTCTTACCTACTGCCTCAAATAAATTCTGCTCTACTGTTCCTGCATTAAAACTCATATTCGCATTATTATTATTAAAATTATAACGAACATCATTAAAAAGCTTATCTGTTAATACTATATTCTTACTACTTTCTTTCATTTTATTTCCTTCTTTATTACTTATGTTAGTCACCTCTTTTTAAAACATTTTTGTTCCCAATATTTAGAAATTTTTATCCTACCATATGCAATTGCTTCAAATGGTTCTATAACTTTTCCTTTCAAATGCTTTATATCAGAATTTTTATAAAAATCATTATCCATATGTAAACACCTATGACAATTACCACAAATAGTTACACACTTATTTATTTCTTTTTTCAATGTTTCTAATGAGTTATTATTATTAACAATACGAGAAACACTATTATATTTAGAGTCAATATGATGAAAATCCATTATCAAAGCATTACAAACTCCACATACCGCACAACAACTTCTTTCTTTATACTCCATTACATATTTTCGCTTTTTTTCTCTATTTTTTTGTTGTCGTATTCTGTCCTTTCGCTTTCTTTCTTCTTTGTCCACTATTATTTCCCTTCTTTAAAGATTTACTATAGTCTCGATTCGATTTTTGGCGACACTTCTTTTCTCTATTGCAATTAAACATATCACATTTTGACAATGCAACTACTTTTTGTTGTCTTAAACAATAACATTTGTTTTTTTTAATTAAAGAAGCTGTTGTACTTTTCTGAGCCATACATATCACCTAATGAGCTTAGAGGGATTTGAACCCCCATCAAAGAGTTCGTAGCTCTCTATACTATCCTAATTATACTATAAGCCCTTAATTTTATTCTTTATCCTTGTTAACAAAGGATATTTATTCTCATGACCATCAATAGCAGATAAAGAAGAATCAATTAAATCATCAGCATCCTGTGTATTAGAATCATTAAACTCAATAATCATCTTATTCTCACCCTCAGCAAAACCAATAGTTCCATTATTACGAGCATAATCATCATCAAGCTGAACTAAAACCAATAACTGCTTAACCTTATCATCATTAAATGCATCACTTACCAAATCCATATATACTTTCTGTTCTTCACTCGGCACAAATACCTACTCCTTTAAAACTTTTTTTCTAATAATATTTGTTATAATACTATTAACATCAGACTTAACCTTAGAAATATTATCTTCTAAATCAGTCTCCTTAACTATTTCTTCAATATCATCTAACTCATTCCAAACTTTTTGAAGTTTATTACCAATAACACTATCTATATCCATAACTAAACACTCCACCTACTTAAATACTTTTTATCAATATCTTGAATCATATTTGATAAATGTACAAGCTCTTCATCAAGACTTTTTTCAGGCATATAAGAATCTGATATTTGTTCTTTAATTTTATCAAGAACTAATAATTTTCTTTTGTTTAAATCTTTTATTAAATCATCATAAAAACTAACTTTTTCCAATTCATCAACTGATTTTTTAATTAAATCTTTTCCTTCTTTTATTGCATCACAAACACTTTTATTATCTTGATTATCAATATCTAATGTTACTATTTGATGATTAGATTGCCATCCAAAACCATCATCAAAATTTTTACTTTTAATACTAATATTTATGTGCTGTCCTGCATTATATATTTCAAGAATATAAGCTTGACCATATTCTTTATTAAAACATTCATTAAGGTTTTCTACTATACTTTTTAAATCTTCTTCATTAAATATTTCATTTTTCATACAGTCACAACCCATGCTGTTTTACAATAAGGACATTCTATAAAATCATCGTCGTTGTATTCTTTCTCATCATCAAAAAATAAAGGCAATCCACAATCACAAAAAATTGGAGATGGCACAATATATCTATTCTGATTCTTGGTAATCGCCATCATATTTGCCTCCTCTCCATACTTCATAACTTAAAGCTTGACAGAATCTTTCTCCCTTACCTAAGAAAAAACTACCTTCGCCTTCATTTCTTATAAGAAAACTAAGAGTACCATTAAAACCAGGGTCACCAACAGCTGTGTCAAGAGTAACTCCACCCCTAAGCAAACTACTACGAGGATAATATAATTGTGCCACTCCCTCTGGTATTTTTATTTTCCTATCAACACTAATAATATAAGAAGCACCAGGAGCAAGATACCAACCATCAACTAAAACACCATTCTTAATTTGTTTCTTTCCAGTAGCAACAGACACCTGTTTTGGTAAAAACTTTTTATTATCATACATTCCAACATCACTTGAATTTCTAAGATGGAACAACTCACCACATCTTAAATCAATACCAGCTGGCTGAACATCATCTTTAAACTCTGGATACATTCTCACTAAATCTACTTCACCTAAAATCATACTAACTCCTCACAAATACTCTCTAAATTAATAAACATACCCTCGTCATCATAAAACACATAATGTACTGGGTATGGATATTTTGTGTTCATTTTTTTATTAAAATTTATAACATTTTCTCTAACATTCTTAAATGTCTTGGGCTTTATTTGAATTCCACAAATAACTTCATTATCTTTTAGAATTTCCAAATCAACCCTTAATTCCTCATCAATATAAGCATTAGAATCTCTTACACTAAAGTTTTGTTTTAAATTTTCTTCTATTAATTTTTTACACTCAGTTTCAGCAATACAACCTTTTAAACTTTGTGAAATAAAAAGATTATATTCCCACATAATACACTCATCAAGAGAATATTTATATTCTCCCCAATATATTTTTTGAGCATTATATAAATTTTTTCCAAAATCTAAAACACTACCCTTACTTTTAATACCACACTCACAATCATTAACATAATGTTCTTCTATCAACATTTCAAGTTCTGAAGCACTTTTGGGATTATGAGTTCTAATAAGCTTCATAACAGGAACAGAATTACCTGGTGCACTAACACCAGCTTGACCATTAAGTATATTTAACTCACCACCAGTATAAGCAGATTTCATATTAAACACCTTTATTTAATTCTTTCCATTGTATATAAAACTCTTTCAAAAATTTCTGAGCTAACTTTCTTTTAACACGATTATTTACATGCTTTTTAGTTATATTAGATGCCTTAACTCTTTCTTGCTCCCACAAAACATTATAAGCATCCATATAATCTTCATTATACTTAATTAATTGATTTATAATTTTACTCATTAAAATTTTAATTCTTTCATTATAAGAAACACTTTTTATCTTAGCTCTTTCATCACCAATAACAATACAATCAGAATAATCAACACCTTTTCTCATCTTATGTACCCTACCATGACACTCAACAACAGGTGTAACTCCACAGTATGCTTTAAATTGATTTAAATAACCAAACCTTTCAATATCCTCTACAAGTATAATTAAATTAGCACAATCAAAAGCAGACACACCACTAATATCCTTTAAATAATCCTGATATACAGGTATAAAATTAAGAATATCAATAATCTTTACTCGAAACTTAGAAAGTGGTTCTTCAAACGGTTCAATACCTTGTTCTTGAAGAAAATTAGCACCTTCTTCACTTATATTACCTTTTCTTCTTAGGTAATTTAATCTTGCTGTATTTGCATTTTTACCATTTAATAATGTTTGTCTTGCATCTACCAAAAGTTTTAAATGTTGAATTTTTAAATCCATCATTTCACTCCACCTCTATATCCATTACTCTATTATACAACTCCCTCATAAAAGGTTTAAGTGGAGCATTAAATGTACCAGCTCTTCTGCCTGTTCTAACCTCAGGAATATCATCTCTACGATTTCTTAAATCTTTTACGAATTTACTGATTGTTGGAGTAGTTGTTTTATAATGTGTTGATATTTCACCAAAACTCATATTACTCTTAATCATATCTATTATTTCATCTTCATCAATTTCAATTCTCTTTACCATTATCTATCACCTTATTTAATTAAACCACCGCAATATTTCTTCAGCATTATTTTTACTCACACCATTCACTTCTGATATCTTATCTGCCGAAGAATTAATTATATTTTTAATACTACCAAATTTTAACAAAAGTTTTTCACTTTTTTTCTTACCAATACCAGGAACTGCACCCAAAATATCTGTTTTAGGATTACCAGTATTCTTTATATTTTTTGGTTTTTCTAATGGTTCAGTTTCTCTATCAATCATCTTAGCTATACTATCAATAGCTTTTAAGAAATCCAACTTACTTTCCACCATATAAACAGGAGTTTTATACCTTATACCTAATGAAATCATATTGGATATCCATTGTTTTTTACTAAACTTCACATATTGTCTGTTATTTTGTATTGATTTATAGTCTCCTATTATTATAACAAAACGATGGTCAAAAGCTTCCACCATCTTTAAAACTTGACTTTGAACTCTTCTTTTAATACAAGAACTAATCCAATCAAGGTCTTCTTTTCTTTCAACAACAAATACAGTTCCATCATTAAGAATAACAACAAAATCACCAATAGGAAGACTTTCAATAAAAACTTTATCTTCACCAAAATGACTAATAATTTGTTGTTTGAAATTTTGTTGAGCTATACCATTAGAAACTTCACGATAATCAACCAAAACCTTTTTAATATTACTCATACACCTCATCCTTATTAAATGTATAAATCAACACCATTACACTCTTCTGTGCAAATAAAACCTTCATTTCTTAAGCTATTACATTCAGGAAACAAGATATCTTCTCTATCAAATAAATATTGAACCTGATTTTCTTCATGCAAACAATGAAAAGACTTCTCTTCTGACAGATTTTCCTCTATAAAATTCTCTACTTCATCAACAGTATATCCCATATCCCTTGCATACACTATAATCATAAATCTTTCTCTGTAGTTGATATCTGCCTTATTCAATAAAATTGATAAACACGGAGGTAATGGTATTTGAGTATTACTCAAACTGTGATTTATATTTTGTTGTTTATTATATATATAGTTGTGTGCTTTTTGAACAACAACATCTGACAAATCAACAGCATAACCATAATTAATATTATCAGAACCACTAAAACTTTTTTTCTCAGCAACATCTTTTATTTTATCATAAGAACAATTCATTAAAGCATCATATGTTAATGGAATACAATAAAGATTTGTCCTTTTGTTTATTGTATTTATAATACGACTCATTCTTCTTAAATCACCAACAACCTGACGGTCACAAGTTGCATCAGTAGTATTCATTAAATCATTAACATATTGTTTAATTTTAGAATTAATATTATGTTCATAATTATGTGGTAATGTTCTTATATATAAATGAAAACCCCTACCTGAAAATCTAACATAAAAACTTACACCTTTTTCTTTAAGATATTTAGCTACTTTTTTACAATTTTCAAAAGGTTTTTCTTCATCTATGATTTCACCTTCATCATTTTTTTCTGGGTCAAAATCAATAAAAATTTTATCAATAATAATATTTTCTTTAACAACTTCATCATTAAAATCATAAACAGATAAATACATTTCCTTCCTACTACCATTAAGTTTAATAATACTTTTAAGTTCAGAACTATTTTTATTAAAATTCATTCTAAATCTTTTAGGAAATACCATTAACTCAACTTTCTTCATCATCATCACCTATAAACTCTACATTTTCTAAATTTTCAAAACTAACATTTCTTAACATTTCAGCAATATTATCCGACATCATATCTCTAAGTTCTCTTTGTAGCTCCTCAAAAGTATAAGTTAAATTAGAAATTGTAGGATTAACAACTTTTTCCTTAGCTTCAATAGAAATACGAAATATAGCTTCACATCTATCTATTAAAACCTTACGACTAAAATAACAATCTGTATCAACATAAACATCAAAACCCTCACCATCTTCCCTTTCCATATATGGATATTCTGAACAAAGAAAAGAATAATTTGAAGTACCATGCTCAATACATTTGTTATTCTCATCAAGATTAAAACACCTTTGTTTACGACAACACTTACCACACATTTTACAATGATTTATTGTTTCATTATTTTTATCTCTATGAAACATAGCTCGGTTCATTACAACTTCTTTTATTAAATAATTTTTTAAATCATTATCTAACTTGGTATAGTATTTAAAATGATTTTCTAACAAATCAATCATTTTTTCATAATCCCATTCATAAGTTATTAAACTCATTCAAACACACCATACTCTTGATATCCCTCTTCTCTACATTCAGTTTGATAATCACAATAATCACAAAGCCAATTCGTTTTGAATCTAAAATCTTCTTCTTCTATCTTCCTCTCAACTTCTTTCAAATAAAGAACAGCAGACTGCACATCCTCATAACTTATCCAAGCCCCTTTATCTGGCTCTTCAATAAAATTAGCTAACTTTAAATGTCCAGTTTTAGAAAAGAAAATACCAACCATCTCAACAGGTAAATTTAATTCTTTTTGAGCAAGAAGAGCATAATAAATCAGCTCAAGACGAAACTCTGTAATTGCCTTTGCTTTACCAGTTTTATAATCAATAACAGTAAGCTTACCATCCTTTTCAAGAACCAAATCTAAATAACCATGTAAATTTAATTCACTTGATTCAAAATGAGGTTCACAACCTAAAATATTATATCCATCATCTATAATATCATTAAGAAAAACTAAAAAATTTCTCAAATGACTTATATACTTATTATCAATATCATACTCTTTAATAATATTAAGTTGACCAGCACTACCTATACTACTAAACCATTCTAAATCAACATCTTTAAGAAACTCTTCAAATATATTATGTATCTCTGTACCAATAGTTAATGGAGACTCATCATCTGGTTCAGCTCTTGGTAATTCGTCTACATAAATATAACGAAATTTCCGAGGACATTGCTGAAAAGTATTAATTTTAGACTTACTTAATCTCATTTAAACACACCTCTAATAAAAGTTTCATTTTCTTATCACTAATAGATTTTTCGATTTCCATCATTTTTCTTATTCGCTCTTCATGCCTTTTAGTTACAATTCTTTGAACTTTATTAACATCATGAACATTATAAGCAGCCATAAATATCACTAAAAGGTTTATTACGAACTCTATATTTAATAATATCACCAGCTATCATATTTGGATATGGTTGTCCAAAGTTAGATAAACAACTCATAATTTCAACATCTTTACCATGATATCCATCTATTCTAACACAGTTAGTTCCTTTTTTACTCTTAAAGTATCTAAGTTTTTTAATTACACTATATTCTAACCCATCATTACGGTCATTTAAAGCTTCTAACTTATGTTCATATTCATTTTTAATATATCTTAGTTGTCGTTTGTATTTAATGTTTTCCTTATTTTCTAAATCAATGATAAAACTAAGTGATAAATTATTATTGTATTGGCTACATTTTATTAGAACAGGTTTTCCAATTTCGTTTAATTCTGCAAAATATCTTTCTTTAACTATATCGTCTACAAAAAGACCAGCAGTAGTTGTTCCATCACTTATTTCAAGTATGTTAAATGTTTCTTTAACTGTAAAATCATTAACAAGTCCTTGTATATATAATTCTTCAATATCTTCATCTGGAATATTATTAAGTGGAAACACTTCTATACCTGTAATTTCATCTTTATAGTAATCTATAAGGTTTTGTGAAGGACTTAATTTAAGCTTCTTATATTCACGAAGTAACATTTCCTGAATACTCCATTCATGATACTCCTCATCACTAACACGATGATATAAATCATCTCTTCTGTCACCAAACTTATCAAAAGCACCAGCTTCAATCAAAGCTTTAACAACTTTACTATTAACTTGTCTTGGAGTTCTCCTACTCATAAAGTCATTAAAAGAATTATAAGGTTGCTTAGATATAATAGATTGAATAGCTTTAACACCAATACCTTTAACAGAAGAAAAACCTAAAACAATATTTCCTTCATCATCAAGATAAGTTTTCTCTTTACTTTTATTTATATGTGGATTAAGAACATTAATATTCCTTTCTTTAATCTCGTTAAAAACACTAACTCTCTTTACATCATTAGAATGATTAGCCAAAGAAATCAAAAACTCTTTTGGATAATAAGTTTTCAACCAACCACATTGATAAGCCAACATAGCATAAAACAAACTATGAGAAAGAACAAATAAATAGTCTCCACAACCATTAATCATATCCCATAATCTATTAACAAGTTCATCTTCATATCTACCCATAGCACCATCTTTAAATTTTCCTTCAAACTCCACTAACATTTCAGGTTTCTTTTTAGCAATAGCTTTTCTAAGAAAATCAGCTTGAACATCATCAAAACCACCAAACACCTTAGAAATACCCATAACCTGTTCTTGATAAGTAATAATACCATTAGTAGAAGATAATACAGGTTCTAAATCAGGATGCTCATAAGAAACTAAATCAGGATTATCTTTAAATTCAATATATTTATCCTTTTCACCAGCTTGAGAAGGACCAGGACGAATAATAGCAATACTTGCTACTAAATCTTCAAAATCAACAACATTAGTTTCTTTCAAATACTTCATACCAGAGTTATTTTGAAGTTGAAATATACCTAATGGATATTTTGATATAGTTTCAAAAACTTTTGGGTCTTCATAATTATCAGGTATTTGTTCATTAATCATATCTAATGTGTCAGAAATAACATCTGTAACCTCTATTCCAAGTAAATCATTTTTAATAAATCCTTTTCCTTCTAATGATTTATCTAATGAAGTACAATAATAATCACCTGTTTTAACAGTACCCATATAATTCCATATAGGTTGTGGAAATATGGCTAATCCTCCTGCATGACGACCCCATGCACGAACTAATCCATTTATCTTAGGTAAAAACATTTCTACATCAGGATATTTTTCTAAAAAACTCTTAACAATATCCATTTTTAATACATCTTCCAATGAATCATCTTTGTTAATTTGTTTTGTTAAATTATTTACTTCTGCAAAATCAATTCCTAATGCTCTTGATATATCTTTAAATGCTACTTTTGGACTGACTCTATTAAAATTAACTATTTCATAAACACGGTCATGACCAAAATCATTTTTAACCATTTCAAGAACTTCTCTTCTTTTTGATGTAGGTATATCACTATCTACATCTGGAAGATTTCCTGTTTCTACTCTTGCTTTGTTTAAAAAACGAGAGAATGATAAGTTATATTTAATTGGGTCTACATGAGTAATGTTAAGTAAGTGAAGCAGTAAGCTTCCTCCACTACTACCTCTGCCATTAGATACAAAAATTCCTTTATCTTTTATTTTATTAATTATAAAGCTTGTGTTAAGAAAAAAATCTTCTAAATCATTATCTATTATAAGATTATATTCTTCTTCAAATCTTTTTTTGTAAACTTTGTCAGATAAATCAATATTTTTTTTATTTGCTCCAATATTACAAAGTTTTTTTAGAAATTTTTTGTTATCCATTAAAAATCACTTAATTTTTTTTGTTTTTTTTCTTTTTCTTTAAAGAAATCAAATTTTAAAATCTCATTATGTTTATTAAATTCTGGTATGTATTTATCATATTTAATTAATTCAGCATTACACATATCAGATATTTTTTTTGTATTTTTAATAGCAGTTTTAACTTTGTTTATATCAAAGTTTGTTTCTTCTGCTAATTCTAAAATTCCATCATCATTAAATATAGCATTACTTTTCAATGTTGGAGATTTTTCGTGAACATTTTCAAAACTATTTTTCCAACTTATAGCTTTCCAAATATCACGAACAGACCCATCTTCTTTATTCAATATATGAATATCAGAAGATACTGTAAGAGGAAGGTTTAATTCTTTGCTTATATTTAAAATACCATTATTAACTTTATGTTGGTCTTCATATTGTGGATGCATTTGTAATTCTAAATAATAATCATCAAAAACATTCTTAAACATTTCTGCAATTGATAATGCATTTTGATAATCGTTTTCAATTAATGCTTGTCCAACAGAACCTAATGAACAAGCAGATGTTACAACAACATTTTTTGGTGTATTTTTAAATAATTCTTCATAAGAAACAATAGGTTTGTAATATTTATTTTCATTAGCAGCAACCATTAGTTGTTGAATTTCTTTAACACCTTCATTATTTTTAGCTAACATTACTAAGTGATGTCTGTTTTGACTTTTTTCACCATAAGTAAAATTACAATACCATTCACACCCAAATATGGGTTTTATATTTTGTTTTAAACATTCCTCTTCAAATTCAAAATAAGCAGATACATTAGCATGGTCAGTTATAGCAACGGCATTCTGACCTAAGCTTTTAATTTTCTCTACCAAATCTGATATTTTGACAACACTATCTTGAAGACTATATTCAGAATGAGTGTGGAGGTTTATAAACTTCCCCACATAATCACCTCACTCCATACAATTACAAGTATGATTCTGGTTCAAAAGATATTCACTTGTTTTCTGACCTAACCATTGAGTATATAAAACATAAGCACCATTTAAAATACTTGGTTTACCGTGACAATGAATATCATTTTCAGCTGCAAACTTATATAAATTAAATTTAATAATATTATTATCGACATCTTCTGATATTTCATTAAAGCCATCAACAAAACTACTAATTTCTTCTTCAAAATCCTGATATGAAACTATCATTGTTATTTTAAACTTTTCCATATCCTCCTCAGCATTTATTTCATCTGGAACGAAAAAATAATTTAATCTTAAAACATCCATTAAAAATCTTTCAAATAATTGATTTTCTTCTTGAATATTACAATCTTCTTTACTAATCATACTTTTTCACCTATAAAAAATTAAAAAAATTAAACAAAAAGCAATATATATATTTGTTTTTTATAATATATAAAGGTACTTCAAAAATTACAAATCACCAGCAAAATCTTGAAGTTCTTTTTTAGTAAAACCAGTATGAATACTGGCTTCATATATTACTATACCAACTGGAATATCATAAATACTACATTCCAATTCAATACCATAATTACCTTGCTTTTCGTAATCAGCATTTCCTTTATTTACTCTTGTTATATGAAGAGTGTCTTCGTGTATATCATAAACTATTTTATAAGACACTATCCTTCATCCCCAGAATTTTGTTGGGGTTTTGATTTTTTTGTTCTCTTTGTTTTTTTAACTACATCTTTCTGAACTTCTTCAATTAAATCAAATGCTTTATTAGGGTTATAATCAAGAACATCTTCTGAATTATTTCCAACAGCAAAGGTAACTTTCTTTTCTACATTTAAAACATTACCTCTATCTTTTAATATTTGAGCATTAAAATTAACAAGATTAGGATTGCTTCTATCAGGTGTTTGAGTATATACAAGAATACTATCTACATCACCATGAAGATTAGCTTTAACAGATGCTAACTTACCAGTATCTTCGTCTTGTAAGAAATCATCATGACCTACAAAGTAAACAGGAAGTTTAGCTCTTACAAACATTGTAACAGCATCGTTAAATAATCTTTGACGAATTTTATATATCCTTTGGTCAAAACCTTCTGATGGGTCAGTTAAATTTTTATCTTCTCGCATTTTAAGTTCTGCAAACAATAGTAAACGACTTAATCCATCAAAAATAACAGCTTTAATCTTCTGACCTTCTTCAAGCATCATTTCAATAGCACCAGCAGCACCTTTAACATTTTCAATAACATTTTCATAATCAATAACATTATGTTTGGTTTTAGCTTCTGCTTTTGTAACATAAGGGTCGTAATAAATGATATTGTTGTTTTCGTATTTATCTCTATGGAATAATTTAATTAATTTAAAACTACTTCCATCAACATCTAACACAAATATCTTTTCATCATCACCTATATCATCTAATAAATGTGATAAAACACTACCAGACTTCATTGTTCCTGGCTTACCTAATACCAATACATTATCATAATTTTGTTCATCTAATGGTTTATTAGGTGCTTCAAACTGAATTTTTAAAGTTTCAGCTAATGATTTTTTTGGTTGTCGAGTTTTTTCTTGACTCATTTTAAATTTCTCACCGACCATCTTTTTCTGCCTCCATTGGTGCTAATAATCTACAATTTTCATTAAGACAATTAGTTAACTCTTGCATAGCAATTCCCCTAAGAATATTATCTTTGATGAAAGGAATACTTTCTCTTAAATCATTAATTCTTTGAGTATTAATATTTAGTAATTTATTATAACTTGCTTCAAAAGTCTTATAATTATCTGTATTTTGCATATTCATTTTCATTTACCTCAAAAAAAATAATAATAGTTGAATAAATATTTATTCAACATCACCAATATTTTCTGGAAGAATACCATAAATGTTTCCTGAAATTTCACCATTTCTTTTAACATAAGGTTTCATAATTAATAAAACATCTTCACCATCAATATCACCTAATCCAGTTAAGATAGTTTTATCTACCCAAAATGTAAGAATTTCATCATCTTCTGCTGCATCTACTGCCATAATTTCATGACGAACAACTTCACTATCTTCATAGATTAATCCAGAGTTAACAACTGTTCCTTCTGTAATGAGCCAGTCATTATTGTCCATTTGGTCAGCTTTCCTACTAATTGAACCAAACTCACTAACTTTATCTTCAAACTCAGTTAATAAGTAATTTGCAAATGCTTGTACATCACCTAATGGTTCTAATACTCCATCAAATGAGTCTAAATACATTTTTTTAGTTCCATAAACAGAATCTTGTCTACCTGGTCTTGTAATTAATGACACTTTTGTAAACAAAGGTATTTCTTCATCAATTTGTGATTTAGTTATATATATTTCATATATACCACTATTTTCACCATCACCTGTTTCAAAATATCCAATTATTGAAGCAAGTCTTGTATCTTGTGGTACAACTCCTTCGTTATATTGGTCTCCTTTGTATAATGGTTTACCAGCTGTGTTAATATATCCATTATCTATTGCAGCTTCTCTACCATGTTCTCTTACATAAGTTTCAGCATTATCTCTATGTTGTTTTCCAAAGTCCTTTGTACGAGTTTTTGCAAATACAATTCCGTTAAGAGTTGTTAAATTACGAACAGCTCTTCTTCTTAAAGAAGCAAAAAGTCTTCTTAAAGATTTAACTTCAATTTCCTCTTCTGGAACTCCTTTTTCTCTAAATTCATCAGCGAACTGATTTATTTTTTCCTCTACACTATCTTCGCTTAAACCAGCATTGGTAGCTACTTCATAGACACTTTCTTTTAACTCTTCTACATCTACATCTTTCTTAATAAAACTCATTTATATACCTCTATAAAGTTTTTTTATATAAAATTATACTTATGATTTATTCTATACATATCTACACATAAGTATAATTTTATTATGTTTCTCATAGTATATAAGCTTTACTATTAATATTGTAAAAAAAATAATTAATATATTTCATCTTTTATTAAATCAAAAATTATTTGTGGAGTTAATGGGTCTATGTATGAACCAATATATGTTTTATTTTTATTATAATTTATTACCAAATACCATTGTCTTTTTTTATTTCTTTTAAAGAAATAAGACTTATAAAAACCTAAAAAGTTTTTTTTAATTTTATATAATTTTTTTGTATGACCTTTTCCTATATTTGTTTTATGATTTTGACTAAATTTTACATTTTTTTTAGCTTTTGATAAATTTTTTTTATGTTCATTGCTAAATTTTATTCCTTTTCTTAATTTTGATAATTTTTCTTTTGTTTCTTTTGAGTGTGGTGAACTATTCCCACCTAACTTTATATTATATCCAAGTTTATGATTTGTGCTGTTGTACATTTTTATTATTAGTGCTTCTGCAAAGTTTAGTTCCCATTCTGTTTTTGCTTTATATAGTATTATATCTTCAGTTTGATAATTATATTTTCTTAATGCACGATAAATAAGTTCATTTGAATTGGTTCTTTTAGCAACCCACTTAGCTTGTGACCACCTATATTGTGGTTTTTGTATTGTTTGTCCTATATAAACTTTATTATTAGGAAACTTCCTACAATAAATAACACCATAACCCATACTATATAATATATATATTAAAATATATAAACTTACCTCATCAAAAAGTTTGTAAATTTTCAGATTCTTTTAAATAGTATTAAAAACAAATATAATAATAATAGGTGATAGTTTTGATAATAGAACATAAAACATATAATGATTTATCAGAAGAAGAAAAAAACATATTTACAAATATCTATCCACACAAAACAACAAAAGAGTTGATGAATTTGACCCAATTAGATGAAAACGAACTTAATACATTAAAAAAAGTAGTAGAACAAGAAAAAGGAATAACATTAACAAAAAATAAAAACTTTGTATTACCATCAGAAAATCCATTAGTACCAACAACAGGAATAACAAGCTTATCAGTAATGCTAAATAGTATGCCTGAAAACCAAAGACAAGAAGCATTTGAATTAGCAAGAAACCTACCAAATGCACTAACATTAGTAAACGAACTCATTCCAGTACAAATAAAAAGAGTTGAAATGGGAATAACAGCAGAAGTATTAGCAGGAAGAGGAAACAACATGCACACAGAAAATGCTGTAAACAACTACTTACAAATGATAAAAATAAAAGAAGAAATAGAAAACGGAAGCAACATCAATGTAGAACACAGCTTCGCAAGTGTAATAGAAAAAGCAGTAGAAAGAGAAAAAGCAAAAGAAATAGAAACAGAAATAGTTACGGATAAACAAAATCCTGTCTCAAATCAACCAACCAATCATTCATAGCTTCATAATCCCCATTACTAATCATATCAAAATCATTCTTATTATTATGAAAAGAACCCTCAACATCAACCATAAGCTTATTAATATCATTATTCATAGTAATACTATAATCATTATCTAACTCTTTATCCTCAAGATGATAATCCATAATATTATTAATCAAAAACTTATCATCAACAACAAAACTATGAGTATCAGTATTAAACAAATTATCACAATAAGACAAAATCTGTAAAACATTAATATAAGAATAAGATGAGAAAACTGGATATCTTGTGAAGTTTTTGACCATATTTTTAGTATTCTTTAAAAGTTTTTCATATGGATATGGGTAAACTACTTCTAATAAAGTTTGAATAGCTTCAAAATAATCTGTTTTAAATTCTTTGGGTGCAAAAAAAGTTTCAAATGCATAATAATTACCTTGTAAATATTCTTTAAAAAGAGTTTTCATTTCCATAACTTCTAATTTTATACTATTATCAATACCAGACTCAATAATAGATTCAGGTTGACCTAAAAAACCAAGAAGTACATCTTCATGTTCTAAAAAAGCCCCTCTAATACTTATAGGACTTTTATCATTTTGAATACTTCTTAAATCATCACCAGAACCATACAAACATAATGGTGAATATTCTTTTTGTTTTAATTTTTCAAGAGTTATATTAATAAGATACTCATTTACTCTCATTCTCATCAACTACTTGTAAAATCTTAATCTTATCACCTAACAAATCAGCTAAAGATTGAGAACCAATATCAGACAACATACTATTAAGTATACCACCAAGAACAAGAACAGAAGTTATATAATCTTCACCTTTATATAATACAAGAACATCTTCAACTGTCTTATCATATAAATCATCAATATCTTTTCTTAAATTCTTAGCTACATCTTTCATTTCATCATTTTGGTTTGCACACATAATCGCTCATCTCCAAAGTTGTAATATCTATATTATCATCAACACTACCCAAATGCATAGCTGCTGATTCAATAGCTTTTTTCAATCTTTTTTCTGGATTCATTCTTGATGATGTAGTTGATAAACTTCCTAAAGCAAAATGACTACCTGAACCACAAGAATCAAACTTCCTTTCTGTTGTAAAAGTAAAACCCAAATTGTGGTCAATATCATAAACAATATTATTATAAAATAAATAAAAACTACTACCAGTATTTGTTTCTTCCTTATCTATTTGAATAAGACCTGTTTCTTTTAATGATTTTTTTAATTCTGGTAGAAAAGCACCACTTAAATATACTGGAAAATCTTCATCTTTTCCAATTTTAGGAGCTACAAAACCAAATTTAATATAATTAGCTACATTAATATATCCAGTAAAAGCAATAACAACACAAATGGTATCTTCTTTATCCGAATCATCACCATAATCAACCATTATAGGTTTTGAAAAAAATTTTTGTTGTTCTTTATAATGTTTCCTATCACCTTGACTTGAACATCTATCAGATGCAAGTACAATTTTATCTCCATCTCGCACATAAGCTATACAAGTTATAATATCACCTTTTATAATCTTTAATTTCTTGTTTATAAGTTAATTCATTTGATAAAAGAAGTATATATAATTCTTCAAGTTGGTTTTCCCTATATTCTTTATGAAAAACAACTTTATTATCACTTCTTTTTATAAGATAAATTTTATTAGATTTTTTTTTAATAGTATAGTTTACTCTTGAATCTTTTTTATAAAGTATTTGTGATTCTTTTTTTAAATCTTGATAAGATAAGCTACACATTTCTTTCATTTCAATTCACTCATATATTATAATGTAGAGAAAGATATCACCTCAAAATTAATACCCCATTATTAAAGTGACCATGAATTACTCTTTATTGTGGAGAACAATGCTCCTACGAGGTGATATTATGAACTCATGGTCGATAGGTCATCAATTCCCATCTTCTCTACCATATAATCTTCTATAAATTCTTGATTTTTTATTTCATTTTTTACAATTTTATTTTCTAAGTTAAGAAAATATAAATCATCAGACATTTTATCTAAAACACCAACATCTGTAAAAAGATAAACTAAACCTTCTGGTTCTTCAAAACCCATGAAAACATATTTTTTTAAATATTTTTTGGTGTATTCCATATAAGGATTAAACAATAATATTGTTACTATATGTGAAAAAGTTGCCGCATTTAGTGTATCTATTTTTTTTCTTCTTAAAAAACCTAAAACCATAATAAAAACCTTTTTAAATACTCCTGGGAGGACTTGAACCCACCAACTCCTGCTCCAAAGGCAGGAATCTTTCCGTTAGACTACAGGAGTAAACTTTTTATATATATGTAATCTAACAAAAACATATATATATTATATATTTTATCATATATAAACTTAACTCATACATTAGAAAATTTACTATTCAAATAATTACAAATCAATTCAGAAAAATCAATTGCTTTATAAATATCTTCACTCTGAAGAGTATCTATAATAGTAAAAGTAGCAACATTTTTATGATTACCTCTTCTATCTTTAATAACAAATTTATTATTAACTTTCTTAATATAATATCTACTTGTATCAACCATTTAAACAACTCCTAAATGGGCATGGCAGGATTCGAACCTGCGATTTCTTGATTATGAGTCAAGCACCTTAACCAGACTTGGTCACATGCCCTTAATTAAATATATCTAAATTTTTATTGTTCATCTATAGTCTCTTCTCTTTCTAAACTAATACGATGAATCCAATCAAAAAACTCAATCTGATACTCATTCAACTTACCAACATTAGCACACCTAATCTCATAAATCGGCGAACTACTCCTACCAATAACATTATCATATCCATACACTCATAACAGCTCCTATTAAAACTATAATTAAAATAATAAACACTATCAATACATCTATCTCATCATTCACTTTGTATCAACTCTGCTTTCTTCCACTCTCTTTTCCAATTACTGTCTGTTTGGTTGTGGTTTTCTCTAACAAATTTAAACACATTCTTATCGAAATCTTCTTTCGGAAAAGCATCAGTCGTTCTAACAACAACACCTTCTTTCTTTCCACCATAAACAGAATCCTCACTCATTAACTTACCAATAGTACCTTTTAACTGTTGTTCAGTCCAACAAACACCTTCAAATAACTTAGGAACAGTAGGAAAACCATATATATCTGCCTGTTCTTCAACAAAAAACCACTTTGTAAACCAACCATCATCAGTAGTAATATTAATCAAATGGATATAATCATTTAGTTGTGGATATTCAATTGAATGAACAGCATTAAGATTCTCAAAAAAGAAACCATTACCAGCACCTAATAACTTTCTTACACCTAAATTAATTTGTAATACATTTATTCTTTTATCCCAATAAAAATTATGATTCCATTCACCAAGCTTACTTTTATCTGAACGACCATGAATAATATCATCACCAAGAAAAACATTACTTCCATCAAGCTTTTCAGTAATAACAATCTCTTTACCAATAATATTACTAATATCATCAGCAACACGGTCATCTTTATTAACACATTGACTAAAAGGTAAATGTAAAGTTTTTGGATATTTCATAATTTATCACCTGTAAAAAATTGGAGCAGAGGGAATCGAACCCACGACCGCCAGTATATCAGACTGGTACTCTACCAAAACTGAGCTATGCTCCACAAACGGAAGTGGAAGGATTCGAACCCTCGACCTTGAGGTTAACAGCCCCACGCTACTACCTACTGAGCTACACTCCCAATAAAAGAGTAATATCGGAAATCGAATCCGAGCTATCAGGACCACAACCTGGAGTGCTACCACTACACCATACTACTCATCTGAACAAATCTTTTTCAGCATCTCTATTAGCTTCCTTAGAAAAATGATTAATATACTCACTAACATACTCTTGTAAAGCAGGTTGAACAACCTTTTCCATATACTTTAACAAATAATTAGCTGATAACTCATTACTTTTATAAATCGAATAAGGTCTTGTAACCTCATTGTCTTCTGCATTATCCATTAATTCTCCATTACCTAATAACCTACTTTCATGTTCTCTATATGCTATTATCTTATTATGTTTGTTAAGAATATTAGTTATTTTATTAAAATCTTCACCAATTTCCTCTACGCTATATTCTTCTGACATAAATTATCACCTCTATAATGAATTGGGGATGAGAGAATCGAACTCCCTAAGTGCTACCACAGAAGGTTCTAAACCTCCCCTCTTCTCCAATCGAGCAATCCCCAAAAAAATAAAAAAATATTAATGGTCTTCAAGAGCCATAATAATATCTTCTTTTCTAACAGTCCTGCGACCAGCATGTCCAGCATAAGTCTGACCCCATGCTAAAAGCTTCAAAACATATTTAGTCGCTTCTTCCTGTACTAAATCAATAGCTTTAGGTGATACTCTGTTGATTCCACCTTCTTTACCTATTTTTTTAACTATACTTTTACTTACATTATATCTCATAAATTCACCTCTATATTTTATATGAATTGGAGGAATGGGATTCGAACCCACGAAGCTCCTACGAACACAGGGTCTTAAGCCCTGCCCTTTTAACCACTCAGGCATCCTCCATTAATGAAAAAACGACGGTGAGAGGATTTGAACCTCTGTGTACTACTAATACCATCGGTTATCTTGTTATGATATGAATGAGCATATCATTAATTCAAGACCGAACCAATAAACCAAACTCTGGCACACCGCCAAACGACCCATAGGGGAATTGAACCCCTTTCATTTGACTGACAACCAAATATGATAACCACTACACCAATGGGTCAAAACGACAAGAGCAGGATTCGAACCTGCGGTTACCTCTCGATAACATAGGCATAGCAAACCTACGGAATAAACCACTCTCCCATCTTGCCAACTAATTCTCTTCTAATAATCTTTTATTATAAAAATCTTTTCTTCTACTTGTAATCGTGGACTTACAACAACCAAGCTCTTCAGCACTTTCTTTAATAGAAAAACCTTGTCTTTCCAACTCCATCACTTTCTCACAAGTAACATCATCTCTATAACAACTATTTTTTTTCTTAACATCACTCAAAAATATCACCTACCATAATGAAAGCTACAGGAGGGATTTGAACCCCCAACCGTGGCTTTACAAGAGCCCTGTTCTGCCGTTAGAACTACCGTAGCATTTGATTTTAGGATTATTGATTGGTATGGAAACCCAAGGATAATCAATCCCATAAACCACTTATTTACCCAAATAATTATCTGTATGGTAAAAATACTGAGGAATGGATTTGAACCATTGCTCTGTGGGTATCTCAATGAGATATGTAGTAACTAAAAACTTATCAATAAATTATTATTTTACTTTATTTATAAAATATTTTGTCAAACATTAACTCAAACTTTTTTATATCTCATTTATGAGCCCACCGAAATAGACCAGACTATTCTACCCCAGTATGTTATTATATTATATCTTCATTATATATAAATGTTTGCATTGATTTTCAAAAAAAAATAAAAAAGAAGATTATTTAAATCTTCTTAATGGAATTATTAACAATAATAATATAAAAATACTAATTGGTAATCCAGTTTGTTTCATATTTGCTTTAACGATATTAATTTTATTGTTTTTTGAATTTTTAACTGGTGGTTTTAATCCCTCTGTTAATGTAACTTTATTAGAACTTTTCATAGGTTTTTTATAATTTAAAACTTGACCTTTATTAGTCTCATTATCTTCATTAGTTTCATTTATTGTTTTAACTTGTACTTTTTTTAATATGTAAATTATCTTTTCCTCTGAATATATAGGAATCTGCTCATAATAAAACTCTTCATCATGTTCAATAATTACAGTTCTTTGAGCTAAGTTTAAAAAATATCCTTGTATATAAAATCGTCCAGGATTAGAGCCAGTAGGAGCAACATTAGCTCCAGTCATATCAAAAGTGACAGTTAATATACCATCTTCTGTAAGACTAATAAGTATATCATTAACCAATTTTACATTATAAAGTGTTTGTACATGAGTTTTTAAGTTAAAGACTGATATATTATTCATTGGTATATATTTTACATTACCATTTTCATCTAAATAATATTGGAAATAAAACCTATCTGCAATTCTACCATAAAATCCTCCACCTTGAAAACTTCCACTAAAATAAATATCTATATATCCCATTCCATATTTTCCATATGTAGCTGAACTAAATACATTATATGTGTAAGTTGTATTTTTTCCATTTGGTGGTAAAAAATTACCCCAAGGTTGAGTACCTGTTCCACTTTGTACTAAATAATCTTCAACTTTACTTTCGTTATAAGCTGGTTTAGTAACTATCTTAGAACCATCCTCATATCCAATAATTTCTGACGGTTCTTTTATTATACTCTCAACATAATAATCATCCCCATCTATATTTATAACATCACTAACATTATGTGTTTCGTTTAGTGTAACATTAGTTCCGTTTTCCAAAACACCAATATTATCTGTTGCTACAACAGTAGATATTGAAAATAATAATAAAATTGTTATTGTTATTAATAATATATAATTTTTCATGGTTTACCTCCTATTAATTAATTATTAAAAATCTCTCATATAGCAAAAAAAATTAAATGCTACATATAATATTATGTCATTCATAGTATTTAAATGTTTCATAAAATTACAAAAAATAAAAAATGCTCCGCACGGGGTTTGAACCCGTCGCCACGGTTCGAAAGACCATGATGTTTCCAAATACACCAACGGAGCTATTTAATGGGCAATGCCTGAGTCGCACAGACAGCCAGGGGTTTTTCCCAAGCAGATATATACCCCACTTGTCTGGAATCCCTAATGTTTCTATTACACCAATTGCCCTACAAAGTATCTTTCATACAAATTGTCCTATTACTACTCTCACCATTAACAACAACACACTTTTCCGAACGGATATTGTGCCAAGGTACTGGTTTTACACCAGTATATTCTTTATTACAAATAGAATATTCATTCTCTTCAATTTCTTCTGTTGGCTCAATAAAAGAAGGTTGATTATAATCTTCATCAACTCCACTTATAGTATTTAATCCAACTAATATAAAACTAATAATTATTAGAAAAATTATTAAAATTTTCCATTTAATCATCATAATATTCCCAACCTTGCTTTTCATAATACATTCTTTTCAAAGCATTGTAAGAGTTTTTAGCTTCAACAAATTGTTTATCAGCATAAAGATAATCTATCCACTCACCTAAATCTTCACCATGATTACATCTAACTGCATAATTCATATTAAGATTATCAGCATAATTTTTTATAAAGATAGCAATTTTTTGTGCTTCTATACAATCATCATGAAATTGTTTTTTCTTTTTAAATATATCATCAAATTTTTTCATTTCTTCTTTAGTAAATGGAAATTCTGTCATTATTATCACCTATTTAAATGAGGAATGAAGGTACTGCCCCTTCTTCACAATGTTCCAAACATCATATCATACTTTTAGACCAATTCCTCTCAAAATATTTCTTTTAATACTAACTTATATATTACCTCACATGTTACAAAATCACTATAATACCCAATATGAGTAGTATATTTATTATACCTTATTCTGCACATCCACGGTTTGTTTTCAGCTATAATACCATTACTTAAAGTAGCACCAGTCGAACCAAACAAACCTTTATTTTCAACTCTTGAATTTTTAGAAATTAATTTTTTAGTTTTCTCGGTATGTAATCTTCCAACCTGATGTAGTTGTTTGTGCCTATAATCAGATAAACATACTAAATTAGTTATATCGTTATTAGTTTTACAACCATCAATATGATGAATAATATAACCAATTGGAATTTCACAACCCCAATAATCTTCCCAAACCAAACGAGATAATTTTTTATTATGAAAACCTTCTTTTCTTGATGTTATTACATAATATCCATCATCATTTATTTTTGCATTTCCATATTTAGTTTTTATCATAATAATCAACATTATTTTTTGTTGTGGGAAAAGAATAGATGAAAACCCACAAACAAAAACCTCTGAAAAATTTGACCGTAAGAAATTAAACGAAACAACGGTCAATTGGCATTGCAGGATTTGAACCTGCGACTTCCTCGGTGTAAACGAGGTATTCTACCAAGCTGAATTAAATGCCATAATATAAATGCGAAGTAGGGGAATTGCACCCCTATCGTCTCCTGTCTCCGAGTAATAACTCATGGAAGGGAGTTATGCTGCTATTACACCAACCTCGCAATACAAGGGGCTTATGCCCCTTTATACCAATCAATCAAATAATAAATCTTCTTCATCTAAATCAATATCAACAATATCTTCATCACCACAACAATTAAACTCACACTTACCAAAACGGATATCAAGTAAACCTTGATAATCATGCTCGCACCAACAATATTCATCCTCAGCACCAATTGCTTTAGCAAATTCTAATGCTCGTTCTTCAGAAATCTTATTAGATTCTTCCCAAAGTTTTTCTCTTTCTTCATCTGATATATCTTCTGATAATTTATATAAAATTTCTGTTATTTCTGGGAATTCTATTTGTATTTCATAGTCTTCACCATTAATAATAGTAGCACTAAATACATTATATCCATCAACTGGAAGTTTTATTTTCTTTAATTGTTTTAATAAGTTTATTTTAATCACCTACTTTTTTTATTAAGCTCCCCTACTCGGATTTGAACCAAGGTAAAGAGATTAGAAGTCTCCTGTGATATCCAGACTACACTATAGGGGAATATGAACAGGTCGTAAGGGATTTGAACCCCTGACACATGGATTAAAAGTCCAATGCTCTGTCCAGACTGAGCTAACGACCTAATAAAATGGAATCGATGGGATTCGAACCCATAGCCCTTTGCTTGCAAAGCAAATGCTCTTCCGTTAGAGCTACGACCCCTTATAGGATAAGAGAGATTCGAACTCCCACACTATGCTCTTCAGGCATATGTCCTCCCCTTAGACCATTATCCTTTTTTATATATATTTTTATTAACTTTAAGTTTCTTCTTTTTCTTAATCTTTAATTCCCAATTATAGCATTCTGTATGAATCATATTACAAGTGTCATAATGCTTACAATCAAAACATTTCTTGGCTATATTCTGCCTAATCCATTTTCTAATTCTATAAAGTATCATAATTTTTCGAAAAAAAATGCCCCAGCTTCACACGAGTCTAAAAAAGCTGAGGCAGGTTAACAAATGATAAATTTAAAAAAACTATGCAGTTTCCTCTGGATTAGCTTCATCCTCACTAATCTCTACTGTTCCTGTCTCGTCCACATTAGGGCTCATATTCCAAATTTCTTCTGGAATAGTATCAGGTAATCTATCTTCATTCCCTCTTACATAATTAAACACAGCTAATTTTTCAGCAGCAGGTATTCTTACTTCACCCAATCCTTGCACACCACCAGCAGTTACAATAATCCCTACAATATTAATAATTATAGCATATGTACTACCTGGTTCTATGTAATTAAGTGCAAAATTTAACAATTGAGGTAATGATACAATCAAAATACCTATAAGTGTTACAACCAATGAACCTATTCTATCTTTCATCTTAAAAGATTTCGCTTCATATTCTCCTACTTTAACCATTATTTTTTATCTCCATATATTATAAAACTTCTCACGACAAGTCTATATAATATATATTAACCTCATACTATATAAAGGTTTCGACAAAATTTCAAAGAATTGAACTTAAATACTGATAAACTTTATTTGAATATTGAATATGCTCTGGATGTATTTCTGCAAATTTCCTCATTAATTCTTCAATTGTCATCTCCTGGTTATTTGATATTAAAGTATTTACAATCGCTAATATATTTGGTTTTAATGTATTTTTTGTGCAATATTCTTTAACTATTTCTATTATTCTTTCTTGAGTTTCTGGCATATCTACTTTTTCATCTAATATATCTTCTTTTAAATCAGCATTTATCCATTGTATCATTTTGTCTCTTGAATATAAATAGTTATTTCCTATATTTTCAGTAAAAGTTCTTAATGATTTTCTTATCATTATTTTTGGAATACCATGTGGAAAACTATGTAGTTCTTCAATTGCACTTGGTTTATTTTTAATTTGAATTGTTAAATTCTTATCTTCTTTAGAAAACCCTGTCCATACACATCCTTCACCAATATATCCATTATCTTTTGTTAGTGAATTTTTATTAATTTCATCATAAATATATTTAATACTGTTATATATTTCTTTTGGATTGTTTACTTTATTGGATAGTAAAAAATCATTAAGATTATCATCTATATAACTAATATACCTATCTATGAAATCCATTGTTGGTTCGAGATGGTAAATTAATTTTTCTTTATCAATATATTCTAATTCAAAAGATTTGTTTGGTCTTTTAAATTTTTCATATTTTTCTATGTCATTTAATATTTTATTGTTATATGTATGACCGTTATTATCATACCCAAATAAAAATCTAATATCTAAATCTGTAACATCAGAGTAATTAATTTCATGTGGGTTGTTAGAGCCAAATAATTCAAAAAATATACTACCTCCATATTTTTGCACGAAGTTATGATATTTGTTTGTGTTTATTGTTGATAGCATGTCTAAGAATTGGTCGTCGATTACTGGTGATTCTCTATTTTTCTCGGTAAGAATTCTTCTATTTCTTGGAAAGGTTTCTAAAACAATAGTTTTATCAGAATCCATTAATGCAGTAAAACCAATGTTTGTACCATCTTCTTTTTCTCTAAAATCAATTTCACCCCTATAAAAAGGAGAAGATTCACCAAAAGAATGAAGTTTTGGAAAACCTCTAAGAATTTGCTCATTAAACTCTCCGTTAACAAGTTTAGTATATATAGAACCCTTAAACTCATTAAAAGTATAAGCTATATATCCATCAACTTCATTTCCTTCTGGTGTTTTAAATTTTATCTCTTTTAATTCTTTTGGTTTACATTTAAAAATTTTTGAGATTGACATTTTGTTGTTTCTTATATTCATTACTCACACCAGATATAAGTTTTGCATTATCAAGTTCTTGAATAGTTTCCAAATATTTTTTATTATATTCTTCTTCCTCTTCAATAAGCTTTCTCATTCTTTTATCTTCTTCATTTAACATTCGAGTTATTTCAGCATCATTCATTTTTATCACCTGTAAAATGCTCATTATATAATACTCTTTTATATTCTTGACAATAATCTATTGCCTTCTCTATATCTTTCATTTGGTCTATTGGGTCTTCATGTTTATCTTCTGCTCTTAAAATATATTTAATAACATTGAATTTAATTGCACCTTTATATTCTGCATTTGGTAATAAACCTCTTTCCATAAACCCAAATAAATCGAATCCAGCTTCTTCACTATAATAATAGTTTTCATCTTTATTCTCTCTATCCATAAATAATCACCTAATTAGTTTGAGTTTCAAGTAATCTTTCTTCAACATCTTTAACAGCTTCTTTAAACTCATCAACTCTATGACCATCTTCATCAAGACCATCAAAAGAAGTTAAATTATGAACAAGAATACCTCTTAACTGTTTTTCAATATCTTGGTCACGAGATTTAGCAGGTCTACCATAAGCAAACCTACAATCTTTATACATTAAAGGGTCAACTTCCATTAACCTAAACATACCTCTTCTTAAAATATCTGAATTAGTAACAAAAAACATCAACCTATCAATATTAACTTCATACATAGCAGGTTTAAGTTTAATAACCATAGACATAGAATTATCAGTTTTAGTTGAAATAATCTTAGCATAAATATTTAACTCAACAGTATTTGCTTCTTTAATTAAAGTATAAATTTTATTATAAATATAATTTCTATACTCTTTAACTTTATTATCTTTTATACCCCAATACTCACCAATATTAATAAAGATATTATAAAAACCTGTTTTTTTATTTTTCTTTAATCTATTATAAGCTTTAGGGATATTTTTTAATACTCTTGGAATTACTGGCTGTCCATTAACATGTTTTTCAATATTAAATTTATGCATATAAGTATCAGTATGAAAAATGTTTTTATCTTTTTCTGCACCTCTCATACCACCTTTTAATGCTGTTATAAATTTTTTCCATGTCTTAATTGAATGGAATCCATTATCTCTTTTTTCTCTTATAGATATACATTCATTTTTATTTAAAAAAGGATGATAGTCTTCCATTTTAACCATATATTGAGTAAAATCTTCCATAGAACCAAAGAAATAATAAACATCACCATCTTTTTCAACTCTTTTCATATTATCACTCGAATTTTATCCATTTTAAATCTTTTTCTTTAACTTTTTGTTCTAACTTTTTAATATTAACAGATGAAATACTTTTTCTTTTTTTATTTTCATCATAATACTGATAAACATATATAAAACCTTGTTTATATCTTATAGCTTTTACTTTATAAACTCTAAAATAACCAGTTTTATTTTGTTTTTTACTTTGTTTTTGTTTGCTTTTTTCTGTTCTTTTAACATTAATTTGATGATACCTCGAGTGCATACTTCTTTTTACACATTGTAGGTTGTTTATGTTCCAATTTAGTGGATTGTGGTCTATATGGTGTATTACATATCCCTTTGGCACTTTTATTCCATAATGGTCTTCCCAATTAAGAATATGAAGTTTTTTATTGCAATTTCCTTCTTTCGAAGAAACTATTCGATAATATCCTCTATCATTAATACCAGCATTACCAAACTTAGTTTTAATAACCATAAAGTATCACAATTACATTTCAGATAGTTCTTTAATGCCTTTTCTTACATCTTTAACTAAATCATTATCACTTTCAGCACCAAAAGAAACAAAATCACCAACATCAGCATGTGGAAGAAGAATATCAGTAATTAAATCATTCATTGGAATATTAGTTTCTTTCATCTCATCAAAGTACATAGCTGCTCTTGTTGTAAAATCAACTTCTATATTTATAGTATTATCAGCATATTCTCTTAATCCATTGAATAAAATTGCTGTATCTTTACTTACAAGATGTCTTTCCATTTGTGCATCGTAATCCATTTTAACTGTAATAAACCTATTTAATGTAGCAAAATCAAGTCTACCTCTTGCTGTATATGTAGAATTTGCTCCACCAATAGTGTTTCCAGCTGCAATTACACGGAAATCAGCATGTGCTTCAAAAATACCATGTGGAAACTCTAATATACCATTAGATAAAGCCATATTAACTTTAACAACAGCTTCTGGAACGGAAGCATCCATTTCATCAAATAAGAATAATCCACCTTCTGTAAATGCTTTGAAGAATCCTGTTGGTTGATACTCACCTTCTGCATTCTTCCATCCAAGTAATTGATATTCATCTGTAATTTGAGAAGTAGGATAGAACTCTAAACCCATAACACCAGCAATATCTTTTGCTAAATGTGTTTTACCAACACCAGACTTAGAAACAAGAAATACAGGTTTTCTATTTTGAACATAAGTCAAAATCTTATCAAACTTTTCGTGAGTAATAATTTCTTCTGGGATAGGAAGTTCTTCATCATTAACAATAATAGTTCTTACTGTTCTTTCAGTTTCAAGAACTCTTTCTGTAATTAGCTTATCAATATCCTCTACAGTTGTTTTTACAGTATTTCTTAAAGATGCTTTGGCTTCTTTGGCTGCTTCTTTAACAAAATCTTCCTTAGACCTATTTAATTCATCACGAACAGCTTGTAATTCTTCTTCGCTTAGTCCTTGTAAAGCTACGGCGGATAATGCTTTTTTACATCCATTACAAATATCTTCTGGATTTTCTGCTTCACAAGTTTGTGGTGTCTGAGGAGCATCTCTTTCACCATGATTATCATCAATAGCAGGAGCATTATCCTCACCTGCTTCGTTTTGTCTAAACCCACTTGGAGTGATACCGTGACTTTCTAAAATCTTTTCTAAATCTTCAATTTGTTCATCGAATGCCATAATTTACACCTTTATTGTATTAAAATATTCATTTGCTTCATTAATTGCATCATTAAATGCTCTTTCACTTATATTAATATTTCTTGTATTTTTTAAATTTTGTATATTTATATCTTTTATATCTTTCATTATAATACTTATATTCATATTATTATTTTCTGCAAGACCGTGCTTAATATTATATAAAGCACTACCAAACTCATTAGAAGCCACAATATCATCAGTAGACATTGCTATCCAATCATTTCTAAATTCTAATATTTTTTTATGTAATTTTGTTTTTTCTATATCTAAAAATATATCTTTTTCATTTTGAGGAACAACCATTTTTAATCCTCCACTTCTATAATATTATCTTCTAAAAACATAATATTAATTTTTAATTCATCAATATCTTGATACTTCATGTATGTTTCTTCACCATCTAATAAACAAGTCATACCATTATTACTGCTACTTATAAGCATACCCCTTTTAATATAATAGTACATATCCTCATAAAGTATATAGATATAAGATTCAAAGTTGTTTATCCATGAATCTTTTACAACATTAACTAATCTATCATATTCTATAAATAAATCTGATTCATATGATAGTAGTATTTTCTCTACATGGTGATATTTTAACCTCACTTTTGGAAACTCATTTATTACCAAAAAATCATCGGTAAAGAACAATTTACTGGGGTCTTTTAAGAAAACTTGGTCGTCACCAGTATCAAATACTAATTGAGAACCTTCTTCTCTTTTCATAAATGCTCTTGCCATCATTATGTCATCTTTTCTCATAAGTAACAATCCAAATTTTGTAGTAATTGTTTTGATGTTCTAAGAATATCATCTTTACAAATATTAATTGTTTGTTCAATATTATCTATATCTTGAGCAACAAAAAATATATAAAATTTTGAATGATGATTTTCAATTCCCATCATTTTTTCAACAACATAAGTAGTAAATTCAGCTTCAAGTTCACAACGAGGAACATACTCCCCAATATCGTGCTTAAAAAGATAGTGACACAATTCATGTATTAATGAATGAAGCTTGTCTATTTCTCTTGCATTTTGATTTATGTAAACTTTTCTTCCTGGTGGGAAATAAGCACCACCAACATTTTCTGGACATCTATTAGTCATTTCAACTGGATATTTGACTAAGCAATTGAATACACCATCAAATGTTATATTTTCAGGAACATTTATATCTACATTACTTTCTTTTTTTATTTTTTTCATTGTTAATCTCATCATGTCTTCAAAAGAAAAATTGTCTACTCCACCATTCTTTTTTTCTATAACAACTTTTGAAAAGTCGTCAAATATTTTTTCAACAGATTTTGCTTTGTCTTGTTGGTTGAAATCAACTATGTAATCTGAAAATCTATTTTTCAATTTTTTGACCTCCAGTTATCTATTATTTTTTATCATATATAAATCTTTTGTTTTTTGTGTCTTTTTCTGATGAAAATTTAAATCTCTATTCGGAAAGGTTTCTTGCTTCACATAATAAACAATAAAAAACTTTATGAATTAAAGATTTATCACTATTATTATTTCCTGCTGTGATAGTTAATTCAGCACCTTCAAATTCAGCTTCATTAATACCACCAAAATTTTTAATAATTAACTTAGGCATCTATTAACTCTCCTCTTTCTAAATCCATAATTCTAACTGGTTTTAATTTCTCACTTAAAGCAAAACGACCACCTTTAAACATAACATCAGCAACAACAACTTTTTCATTTTGTGTTAATATTTCAGTATAAATAAATTCATACCTTTTATTTTCAAACTCAATTTCAGCTCTAAAACCTCCTTTACCATCTCTACAAGAATAACAATGAACAAGAAATCTGTAATTACCTTCTGGCATTCTTGTAGTTTTAGGATATACAATGTTTTCTACTGCATATTTGTTATAATCAGATGGTGTAATAATATCAACATCTAAACTACCACCAGTAGAACTTCTCATATTACTATAATATATAGTGTTTCCATTTGGTTCTTGACAATGTGCATCCAAATCATTATTATCAAGTAACATACATTCATTCCATGCTATACTAAATCTTAAAGCAATATTTTGTGTTTTGCCTCTTAATTCTTTAACACGGTCAGTTATTTGGTCTTCATATTCTCTTGGCATAATTTAACACCTTTTTTTATCTATTTATTTTTAGTTCTTCAAAAATTTATTGAATCACCAATAATCTATATATTTCTAATCATATTTAAGTGTTTCGATATTTCTGTTGGTTTTCTTTTTATGATGATATTCTATATTAACATTTATAGTTTTATCAACATCATCTAAATATCCATTATCTTCACTTAATAACTCCCAATCTATACACTTAATAACATAAATCCAATAAGAACCATTTTCTTCATCTAAAACACCATCTACAATTTGATAAGGATTTATATGTTCGTCAACAAGTTGAACGGTTGCTTTTCCCATATGTTTTTGAAGAACCTTAATCATATCAAAATTCTTTTTATATTTAACCCTTATAGCATTATCTTCACCATTATACCTTATTCTTTGAACAACAGTTGCAGTATTATTCCAATATTCTTTACAAATAGCATTAGCTATTTCAGTTCTCATATTTATTTTTGGATACATTGTTTTACATGCTTTATAATCCTCATTTATCATCTAAATCACTCCATTCACCATATTTTTTAATTCCAGCTAAAAACATTAAACCCCTATTTATACTATCAATATCGACTTCTCTAAAAACATTATCTTCTCTATTTGCTCCTTCAATAAATTCACCTATTTGTCTAAGATAATCTATTGGTATTGTGATTTTACCATCTTTTCTTTCAATTTCATTATGTTTAAAAGTCATTCTACTCATTTTATACACCTGATACAATTTTTATTAATATTAATAATGCAAATCCTCCAAGACTAATCCCAAACATAAGAAAAACTATAATAAAATCTTCAAAGCCAAACTTTTCTTCCAATTTATTCACCTTCTTTAAGTTTTCTTAAAAACTCATCCATTTCATCAGAACAATTAGGATTTAAAGCTTTCATAATATCAGTAAACAATCTCATTTGACTCATTCCACTTCCATCCATATTATTACCACTATAATCACTTTCTTGGTTTGGATATGGTAATCTTGCCATTGTTTCTTCAAATTCTTGTGGTGTGAATTTTTGATGAGCAAATTCAGAACCATTTACAGCTACGGTTTGATGACCTCCAATATAAACAACATTACCAATTGGTTCATCATCTGTAATTAACTCAATATATGTTTTTTCATTTATTAATTGGTTCAGTTCTTCATCTGTAAACATAGGATTTAAAACACTTTTATCAACTTCAATACCATTAATTTTAATCATTTTTTCACCTTTGCTATTTTTTTTAGTTTATTTGTTTTAAATTTTTTATGTGTTTGTCTATTTTTTAATGTTTTTTTTATTTTTTTCTTTTTCTTTTTATAAATATTTTCAGGTTTAGTCGTATGTATTATTCTGTGACACGACTCGCACAGGGTCATAGAATTTGAAGGGTTATATTGTAACCACCTATGACTTCTTTTTGGTTTTATATGGTGATTTGTTAGTTTTTTAGTAGAACCACACATCTCACAATTATCTTTTCTTTTACTAACAAAATTACCTCTTATCAACCCACCACAATAATCATCACCACACGACATTAAATAATCACCAATAAACTTTATTTTATCAATTGGAACACCATTCATCCCTAATTCTAAAATAATATCATCACTAATCTTTTTAACCATTTCATTTTGTTTTGAACGATAATCAGAGTTTAAACTTTTCCATATTATTTTCTTACTCTTATCACTATATCTCAAATTAAAGACCTCCATTCCTAAAAGTATTAATCACCATAGGTTTTTCATTAGGTATAACACCAAAAGAAATAAAACCATCATCACTTGATAACATAACAACTTTTAATAATACTCCTAATTCAGTAATTGATAATTTCTTATAATATCGCCAATCAAAATAAATCATAGGTTCTTCCCATACAATTATAAAATCATCAACAAAATCAGGTTCTTTTTCACCAATATACTCCATAATAGTGCTATACAAATCCTTATATTCTTTTGTAAATAATTCCACTTTATGTTCTTTCATAATATGCCTCCTTTAAATCTTGTTCACCAATATAAAACTGCCCCTTACCTTGTAAGTCAACCAAAATTCTTTGATTTGGTTTTATACCAAACCTAATTATCTCATAATTATCTTTTTCATTATAATTAATATATCTTTTCACAAAAATACTAAAAGATGAATTATCATTTTGCTTAGCAATCTCATTAAAATAATACTGTTCACCTTCAACCATCATACCGACATCATCATACAAATAATGTGTAACTTTTGGATATCTTGATATATCTCGATAATCTATTCTATCAATAATTTGTCTTACTAATAATAATATAGTAGCATATAATACTGGATTTTTTCTTGTAATAAAAGTCATAAAGAAACCTCCTCTAAAAATAAATCATTATATCTTGGCAAATCTATTAAAAATCTACTACTTTGACCTCCAAAACCAGTATCGCACTCTATTTTATCATCAAATACAAAAAAACGAATACCATTACCAATCATCTGATGATTATCATCTTTCTCTTTTACAAAAATAATCCAATAATCTTCAACTCTTGAAATCTCATAAAAAAAGAAAACACAATCATCAACCATAAAACCAATCTTATCATATAAAGCATGACCACTATCAGAAAACTCATTCATATCATACTTATCAATAACAGCCACACTCATTTGAAGTATATGGATATATTGTTTTAGTGAATAAGCCATTTGTTTATCTTTCATTTGGTAAAATTGACAACCAAGATATGATTCAGGAATATTACTAAAGTATCCTATTTTGTCGCATGAGTAATTTGATGGATTATTAAGTGTAATCCTATCATATTGTTTAAAATGCTTACAATCAATACACATTGTCTAACCACTTTTGTTTTAAATCGAAAGTATTTGGTGCTGACTCTGTATTAACTCTTATAGTTAATTTATCATCACCACTTACATAAAATCTAATAATACTACAATTATTATCATTTTCAGCAACATGAATCACATAATCAGTAATACTATTAATAGTTTTAGTAAGAATATTTTTCATTATAAATATATTATCATCAACATTTATTGTTCTTTCATATTCAAAAGCTTTTGATTCACTACTTTCAGCTAATTCTAAATTTTCACTATTAATTAAACTAATAAATGGTGGATAATTATTTATAATATTTAAACATTGTTTAAGTATTTTGACATATATTTTAATTGGATATTTCATTTCATAATTTCTTAATTTAAAAGCTTCACAATTAGAATAACCTTTATGGTAGTTATTTGTATTAAAATAAAGAACACCAAATACATCACAATGAGTAACTATGCTACCATCACGATGTAAAGAACCTTCTGAATAATGAATACAATCTTCACACATATTAATCAGCTTTAAAATTATAAATTGGTTTTACAATATCAATTATCTCAACACTATCTCCTATATTATCTAAAATATCATCAATTGGTTTATAACTATCAGGAGCTTCATCTAATGTTTTATTATTTAATGAAGTAGTATAAATACCTTTCATTTGTTCCTTAACAGTATCTAACTGGATTTTTTGTTTTGCTTGTTTTCTTGATAATATCCTTCCTGCACCGTGAGGAGCAGAACAATTCCAATCAATACTACCTTTACCTCTTCCAATAATACTTCCATCTCTCATATTAATAGGAATAATCAAAGTTTCATCTTTATGAGCTGAAATTGCCCCTTTACGAAGAATCATTTCATCAATACTAATATAATTGTGAACAGATTCAATTCTGCTCATAGCATTAATAACAGTATCAAGAACATCATAAAACTTTTCTTCTTTATTAATATAATTATAAACAATATCAGCAAGAATTACATTACGATTCATACTTGCATATTTTTGCATAATGTCAACATCATGTAAATAATCTTCCATAAGTTGATTATCTAAGTATGATAAATCTTTTGATGGTCTATAAAAACTTTCTTTATAAATATTTATACTTTCACCAATCATTGTATTATCATCTGCCTCTTCAATTATTAAATTTACACCTTCTTTATATTTACTATCATATAGTTCTTTACAGTATTTTTCTGCACATTTTTGATAATGTGTAGCAACTTGTAATCCTATTCCTCGAGAACCTGAGTGAACAGCTAATATTAAATTCCCATCCAAATTAGATTTATTTAATTCAATAAAATGATTACCTCCACCAAGAGAGCCAACAGCTTTATATCCTTTAATAATATTTACTTTTGGGTCATATTCACATCTTAATTTATCTAAATGTATATCATATTTTTCAAGCAATTTTTGCCTTGAACCTCTTCCAACATTAAAACCACTTGGAATATGTTCTCTAATAACTTCATCAAGCATTTCAGGAACAATATCAACATTATCAAACTTTATAGCAGTAACTCCACAACCAATATCAACACCCAACAAATTTGGTGTTATTTTATCATTTATTGTCATTGTAGTGCCAATAACACAACCAGCACCAGCATGACAGTCAGGAGCTATCCTTATTTTGCTATCTACATATTGTTTTTGATTACATAGTGATTTAATTTGCTGTTTTGTAGTTTCATCTATGTTATCTGTAAAAACCTTTGCACTATTATACTTTCCTTCAATTATCATCTAAAAACCATCCTTAAAAACATTACCCAAATAACACCAACCATCATTCCTATACTAAAACTTCCCCAATCAAACATCATCATCACTCCAATCAAACAATTTAACAACAAATTCCTTTTTATTAACAATAATATCTAATGTTACAATAGTATATCCAATAACTGGTTCTAAAATAACTTCTTTAACTACTAAGCTTTTATGGATATCGTCTATGTCTCTTTTTATTATTTTTGAAAAGTCCAAAAACTCAATAGAAAGAGGATTATTTTTTTTATCAACATCTATAACACAAAATGTTTGTCTTGTTCCTATATCCTCTGAAACTTCGTATTCACCGTCTTTATCAAAAAATATAAATATGGCATCGCATGTTTCGTCATATGAGTGTTCACAATTTTTAAATTTATATTTCTTCATCATATATCACCTTAAATTATTAATACTTAAATCACTATCTAACAAACTTTTAATCATTTTTACATGATTAAAACTATATGTGAGCTGATTACCAATCATATCTTCATCAACACCTATTTTAAACTCAATATATTCAAAATTAATAGAAGGAAATTCATCTTCAAGTCTGTTTATTATTTCTTCTTCCATTTTTGATATTTCTAATGTGTTAATATGTCTTCCTGAAAGTCTATCCATTGCTCTTCTTATTTCATATTTAGTTGCTTTCAAGAAATCAAGAAACATTTCCAGACAAAAAGGATTAAAAAAATAATTAATAACATCCTCAATATCACTAACAGTATCAATACTGGATATTAATTGTCCTTCTAAATCTAATCTGGTGCTTAACTTCATAAAACTCACACAAATATTATATTATAATTCATCATATATAAATCTTTCTAAAAAATTACCAAAAACCAAGACGAATATGAGAATATGGATATGATGGATTACTTATTTCTCTTGCACCTAATCTTGTTTTAAGGTCAGTTGCTTCTTCTCTTGTAATATAATGAGACCTCTCATCAGGTTCATCAGTAATATGCATTCCCATTAATTTTATATTTATTTTAGTTTTTTTAACCTCAGTTTTAATTTCTCTAAAACGAAGTTGTTCTTTATAATTCTCTATTAAATACTCTTTTGCTATCTTTAATGTTTTATTTAAAAGTCTTAAACTTTTTTTATATTCATTAAAAACTAAATATTCTTTTGTCATTAAATCACGAAAACGAGGGTCAATTCTATCATTTATCATTTTTTCACCACAACATGCATATGTTCAAAATAAGGAATAGCAACTCTATCAATACCATCTTGGGCTAATGCTCTCATACAATAATGATATTGTTTTTCTAATTTATTTAATAAATTAGTTGTGAATTGAACTAATAATTCAGGTTTAAGATAAAGTATTTTTGTATTATGACCATCATTTATATAAGACAAAATTATATCATCATCATTTTTTGAACTTATAACATTATAAATAGTGCTTTTATATTCTTTTTCATATTCATCTATCTTTTCTTCATATAAATCATGTAATTCATCAAATTCTAAATTTTCTTTTGCTATTTTTTTAACATCTTCTTTATTCATTCTTCCACCACTTTTAATTCATTAAAAGGTGCAACTCTTTTATAACGATTCATAACAACCTCAAAATACCAACCAAAACTTTTTCTTGTTCTAAGAGGAATAGGAGTAATTTTAGCACCTAAAATATTTGATATTTTTTGTAAATGTTTGGCACTAAGATTAGTTTTTCTTTTAATCTCAAAACCACCACCATTTACATTAAAGTTTTTATAACCCAATTCTTTCAAAATATCCCTAATTTTATCTTGTGTAGAATTGTCTAACTTCTTCATTACAGGAACACGAGGTTCTATTAACTCAACTACTCTTTCTGATTTAGTCCAAAATGGCAAAGAACCCCATCTTAAAACAACAGTATTATCATTATAACCAATACATTTTAAACTATAAGCACGATTATAACCCTCATCAGTACCAACAATAACTTTATTAAACACTACTGGTGGTATTAATTCATATTTATCAAAAAGTTTACCTCTATTCCAAGTTAAATTTTCTCTACTTTCACCTTTCTTTAAACAATACTTTTCTTCAAAATCAATTTCATCTAATTCAAAAACTTCATTTGTTTCTTTATCTCTAACTTTATAAATTAAATCCTCAATTTTCATCTTTCTCTACCTCATTGTCTATCACTAAAACCTAATCTTTCAAAAAAATCTATATTAGAACTTTGTGTTGTATTGAAAACTACTATTGTTTCTTTACTTAATGGTTTAAATAATATAATAAAATCTGTATTTACAAAAGAAACTCCAATTATCATTCCAGTTGAAATAACAACAGAATCAACAAAAAATTCTTTATCATTTATATTTAATCTTATTTGTGTACCATTAAATACTGTTGAATAACATAACCCATCATCTTGGACTTCAAAATTATTATGGTGTTCTTTTATAAAATTAGCAAGTTCATCAAAACCATTAATCAATTCTGATTTTTTATATCCATACTTAAATTCATCTGCCATCATTTTTTAACCTCTCAAATTCATGATAATGAGTAAAACCCAAATTTAATATATTATCTTTTACAGGATTATTATCAGTATTATGAAAAAATACAAATGTAAACTTATGATATAAATCCCATATAATACCTAAATCAACATATCTTGCTTGAATACCTATTCTATGTCTATTAAATATTAATACATGAGCTAATTGTATTTCTGGCATTCCTCGTATTTTTAAATCTACTGTTGGAGTATAATCTAAAAGTTCAATATCATCTTCATTATATGTATGAAAACTTTCATGATTTTCTTTAATATAATCATAAATATTGCGAAAATCAAGGTTCATTCCTTCTTTTAAATACATATTTTCAACACTCATACAAACTACCTATTTATCATATATACTATATAAATGTTTTGGTTTTTACCATAACATATCATTTGATAAAGTTCCTCTATGCATTCTTCCAGTTTCGTCCATACTTTCATATGTAATCCCTGTGTTCTTTATTTTATATGATACAGCACCAAATAAACCACTTTCTATTGTACCACCTTGTACTGTATAATAAACATTTATAACAAAAAAACCTGAACTTTTTGATAATGTTACTTCTATAACATTTGGTATTATTGGTGAAACATAAGGATATTTGTCAATAAAATCAGCTTTTTTAAAAGAAAGATATGAGATGTTCTTTTTTGTTGGTTCTGTTTTAACAATGTTATAACAGTCAAAAAATAAATCAGAAATTTTTCTATCTATATCCACAAAATACACCTCATATTCTTTCATAATTCAGACCTTTGAAAGTTTCCTTCTTTTTCAGTACCATTTGGAAGTTCTATTATATAAGTTACCCAATCAAAATTAGCATTACAAAGATATTTAATACTTATATTTCTTATATTATCTTTTCCTTTACCTATAAATTCAACAAGCATTTGAGAACCTTTTATTTTATATAACCTTACAACATCTAAATATGGATATGCTGATGGATTATAATATGATAAAAAATCTACTCCATCAAATCTATGTCGTGTAGGTTCTGTTCCTCTTGTAATAGTTGCAATACAAGCTTTAAAAAACTCCATAACATCTTCTTTCGGATATTCACTCATTTAAATCACTTTTTGAAAAATTTCCTAAAATTTTTTCATTACTAAATCTTGGGTCAAAATATTGATAATAAATTTCTCCATAACCAAAATCTTTATTAGCAATTAAATAATAATATTCTGAATTAATATCCCAAATATCTATTGAAATTCCTGATTTTTTTATATTTAACTTTGCACCTAAAAAATTTGTTCTTGAATTTTCAAAAAAATAAGCATTAGTTATATTATCAGGAAAATAATAAATATTATATTTTGAATGGTGTATGAAACACTCACAATTCATTATTGATAAAAAAACTTTAAAAACAAACATAGCTCTATTGTGAAGTATTTCCATTCTTCTTACTTTTTGGGCATATCTTAATTCTTCTCCTGTTAAATAACCATCACCCAACAAGAACACCTTCTTCTAAAACCGTACTCATTCCTTCATAAACTTTATAAAAAATTCTAAAGTTTGTAATAATAAATACATATTTTTGATTATTGTTTCTTATATAGGTTTTAATTTTAAAATTTTTATTAGGAATTGGAACAGCAGAATTTGATGTTGATGTAAAATTTTGTGATGAAAAAGTTATTTTTTTATATACTTTCCAAAATCCAAAATTAGTAAAAGGTTTTTCTATTGATATATAATTATCAGAAGTATTATATTGGTCTAAATTTTCTTTTTTTAAAGCTATAATTGATTCAGTAAGAACAAAAATCAATCCTTCACTACTTCTTTTAGTCATCAAAAATCACCTATCAAAATTACCTTTATTTATAACTTTAAATCTACCACCATCAGCTTCAAATTCAGTATACTTAATATAAAGTGGAAAAATATCAAATTTAATTCTATAAGAACCAAATATATTTAATCTAATAGTCATTAAACTCTTTTTTTTAGATTCTTTGTCACATGAAAGTGATATCATACTACAATGATACCAAAAATTATCTTCATAATTAGAATCAAGAATTAATTTAAGAGATTCTTTGGTCTTAACAAGATATTCTCGTTGATAAATAAGTTCTCTTACTGCTATATCAAAATATTGTGGTATTGTATAAGCCAACATACAAATCAATAACTATAAATATAATCACACCAAGTACATTGCATTATAGCTTCACTAAAACCTGGTGTACTTGTCATAACCATTTCCTCATCACAACAAGGGCAAAAAGTCTTATCTAAACTTTCTTCATAAATTGGTTCAAAATTACAAGTTTCTGGTGTTTGTATTTCAAGTTCACAAGAAATCCATTTTACTCCATCAGAACAAATTTTATAAAAACCATTCATAAAAAAACACCACTTTAATCAAAAATAAAAAGTTTTAAAGAATTTGGTGTTTTAATATCAAAACTTTCATAGTTACCATCAACATCCGTATAAAAAAATCTATAATATGTGGGTTTTTTATCAGAATATCCATATTCATCTATGAATCCACAATCATTTGTTATAACAACTTTTCCATTTACCCTAAGCTTTATATAATCATCACTTTTATATGTAGTGAAATCATGATTACAAAATTTTAATCTATCACCAATTTTTTGAATAAAATATTTTTTTAATGGTTCATAATAATCTTCATATAAAATTTCTTTTTTTTCATATTCTTGTTTTTTTCTTTCTTTTAGAATTTTTGCTTTTTCTATTTTTTTTAATTCTTCTTCATTAAAAGTATTACTTACAAACTCTCCTGGCATATCTTCATCAACATCAGGTTCTCTAAATTTTATTTTTTCCTCTACATTTTTTCTTTTAAAAAAATCAACAAAACTCATGCTCTGCCTCCCATATCTTGAAAGACCTTATCCTGACATCTCTGACAAAGACCACTAATCCTAAACTCTGTTTTAGACAAATCATCTCTTAAATCAATTACAGGATTAAACTCAACCCTACAAGACGGACAAACAAAAATTCTATCTTCTAAATCATATCTTGGCATATTTATCACCACCAAACTTCAGTCATCTTTTTAACAACCATATCAGAAATGGATATTTTGTTCTCATAATAGCATGAAAAACAATATCCATTAAAATAATTATCTGATATAGTTTTTTTGCAATTTTTGCATTTCAATTAAAAACCCCATAAATAATATAATCCCCAAGTTCCCAACCCTCACTTTAACATATAATTATGATACTGGTAGTAAATTGTAAACACATAAATTGTATTATGGCTCATCAACCGAACCAACGAATAGTGACCAACTGAATTGTAGAGGTCCTTTTTCACGGTTGTTTGTATCCCATTAACTATATAATCAAAGCTACCGACATATTATTTAAACAAGTTCAGTTTGCCAATTTGACAACTGAATTTGACTATTGATTTCCCTGTACTCTTTTGAGATTAAGGAAATCTTTTTTTGGATGTCACCAATATCCACACATGGCTCTATTGGGTCATCTCTATAAGAACTACCCATACTCTCATGCATAAGATTGTCTAACATATTTTTCTTATTCATAAGACTATTTTTGTATGCGATAGCATCAGCAACAATCATACCACTTTCTAATGTAGTATTAAGATTATTATGATTAATTTTGATGATTAATTTACGAAGTTTTTCTTCAACTTCTGACCATTCGTCAACAAGTTTAAGAACATCTTCATTAGGAGTTCCACCTTTTTCAACCTTAGCATTTCTTCTTATTCTTCTTTCAAGGTTGTTTTTTACAGTTTTATACTCTTTTCTGAGTATTAAAGCATCTGCAATTTTCATAATTTTATTACCTCCATTTAAATTTATCACAAACATACATTTCAGAATAAGTATCGAAATCTTTATCCCAATCTATCCATTCTTCATATATGTCGCTTTCTTTTTTTCTTAGTGCTTCTGCACCGTCTGGGTCTTTTAAACAAATAGCAAAACCACCATCGTAATCTGAAACACAATATTTACATGTTCCACAACATTTGGCTTTTCTATAATTAACATTTTCTTTATGATTCATGTTTTTTTGACCCTCACAATAACTATTAGTTTTCTTAGTATATAAATGTTTTGGTTTTTTTAGAATAATTTAATACCTAAACCAATAACACCAAGAATAATTAAAACAAAACCAACAAACATCATAAAATTCATAATTAACACCACTTTCTATATTTTTCATAATTAGAATCGCTAAACACTTCCATAATATCTTTATCTTTGTTTTCTTCTAATCTTTGAAGTAATTCTCTTTTAGAATCACTTATAAATATACTTCCATAACTTTCAAGTTTATCTCCAAATATTGTATGACTTCTTTTATCTAAATGTATTACAAATGGTCTTTGATTTTTCATATATTCTTTAATATCTGCTATAAATTCAGCAGTATCTTTTACATAAAATAAAGAATATTCATTTTTACCAGAACTTCCAACTCCTCCTGATGAACATTCTATCTTAAAACAATATTTATCTTTTTCTTCGTTATACTTTGGTTGTGAAATATATAAGATACTTGATACTCCAAATAATAAACTCCACAAACTTTTATGTCTTTTTCCTATGGTTTCAATCTTCATTTTTATTTCTCCTTCTTATTCCTAAATAATCATTAAAAGCATCTAATAATTCTTGTGGTTGTTCTGTTGGTTTAACCCACCATTTTTCTTTTACTATTTGACCAATACGAATCATATCAGAACGACTGCCTAAACTAAAAACTCCCTCCATACGAAGTGGTTGACCTTCCAAATCTTCAAAATACTCAACATCTAACTTATCAAGTAAATCAGGCAACTCCCATATATTAATAAATTCTCTACCAACTAAACCGTCTTGATTCCAAATTAATTCACAACCTAAGCTTTGTTTTAAACTATTGTAAGTAAGACCAACTCTTGCAGTTTCAACTAAAACATTCTTTATCTCTACATTATCTGGTACAACCCTTCTTTCTTTAACCATCTATATCCCTCCAATAATCACTTTGTTTAAATTTACCATCTAAACTATCTATTAACATTTTTTGACTTAAATCAGCTTTTTCTTTTGCCATTTTAAATTCTTTTTCTTTTTTTATATTTTCTTCATTAAACCTAATTTCTTGTTCAATACCAGAAACTATTCCAAACCATTGAATCTCATCAATTTCTAATCCATAATCACCAGGATTTTCTTCTAACAACTTTCTGGTATTATCAAGAATTTCTTTTGCTTTAACAAGTTTTTTATGAAGTTCTACTCTTTTATTAGTATAGTCGTCCATATTCATAATCTATCCCTCATCTAATGATTGTGCTAATCCTAATAAACATCCTCCAATAAAACTACCAATACTTAAATAAGTTAATATTGTGTTTCCACTTAAAACTCCAACAATAACTCCAACAAACTCTAAGAAAATTAAAGTTCTTCTATAAAAAGTATTTTGTCTCATATTTACACCGTTTCTTTCATTTCAGCTACCCTTTTTTTACTTGATGATAAGTTACATTCTTCTAATGTATGGTCTTCATCATTAAAATGGAAAATAACTATTGCTTTGGCTTCGTTATTTTGTTCAATATTTTGTTCGTTTGGAGCTAAACTAAAAGCAGAACTCAACATAGCAATAACAAAAACCAACACTAACACAAAAATAATAACATCAACTCTAAACTTCATACTTATACACCTATTGTATTTTCAAATCTCTATTTTCTAATTCTAATTCATCTATAATATACTGTTTAATACCTTTTAAAGCTTTTGTAGAAATCTCTATTTTACCATTTAAAACTTTAATCAAATATTCATCTAATGTTCCATTACTTACAAGGTTTATAATTAACACACTACTATGTTCAGAACCTAAACGATGAATACGACCAGCCCTTTGATGTAACTTAGAAGGATTCCACGGTAAATCAAAGTTAATCAAAACATCAGCAACTTGCAATTTATCCAAACCAAACTCACCAACTTCAGACAAAAACAAAACACCATAATCCTCATTAACAAACTTATCACGAATTTCGTCCAACTTATTACTATTCTTACCACTTAAATAAAGTGCATGGATATTGTTGTCATCTGCTATTTTTTCAAATCGTGGCATATTAGAAGTATATTGAGTAAAAACAACTATTTTTCTACCTTCAAGATTATTTACAAGTATATCTTCAAGTAATTCTTCTTTTGAACTTTTTTCAAGGTCTTCCATATATATTGCAGGATTACTTGAATGCACTTTTAACATTGCTAACTTACCAATAGCTTCTTTATCAGATTCTTTAATTTTATCTGCACAGTTTAATTCTTTTCTTGATAGATTTGTATACATTTCCATTACTCTTTTTTCTGGTAATTGGTCTGGTACATCTTGTTCGGTTTTTCTAAATACTAATTCTTTATTTTTTTCATAAAGAGATTCTAATGGAAGTTGTTTTCCTGTTATATCTTCTTCTGTGTATTCTTGATAAAATTGTCCAAGACTTCCATAAAAAGCTGGAACTGTATTATCAGCTATATTAAACAATTCTGATAATCTATTTTCTATTGGTGTTCCAGTAAGTGCTATACGATATTTGCTGATTATATTATGAAGTGCTTGGGCTCTTCTTGTTTTCCAATTTTTTATACGACTTGCTTCATCAATTATAAGCATATCTACTTGGATATTAATATTATAGTCTTCTCTCCATAGTATATCAAAACTTGTTATTACTAATGGCTCTGTTTGTAATAAATACTTTCTATCAGACTTTTTAGTTTTGCTACTAACTATTACAGCTTTTGTACCAAAACTTTCTTCAATTACATCAGCCCATTGTTGTAATAATCCAGCAGGAGCAACAACCATAAGGTTTTTTGCATCAGATTCAAAAAAACACATCAAACTGGTGAATGTTTTGCCAAGACCCATGCTCATAGCATTTATACCAGACCAATTATGTTCTCTGAAAAATTCAACACATTCTTCTTGATATGGATATAATTGGATATTTGGTTGTAGTTGAATTGTTTTTTCTCTACTACATTCACCAAATTCTTTTACTTTAAAACCATTTTCTTCAAGTATTTCTTTTATTCTAAATAATCCACTTGGATTTGCTATATATTTTAATCTTTGATAAGATTTATTATTTATAAATGGAAGATTTTCAGTATCTAATTTAAATGTTTCTTCTTCCTCATTATCTATTAGTGATAATTCTAATCCTTTATTTTCTGTTTTACTTTCTATTATATCATATTCATGTACTTGAAAAGCATTTTGCAATACTTGTAAACCTTCTTTATTTACAGTCCATGCTTTTTTATCAGGATTCCATTCTCTGTATGGAAGTGCTTTAATATTATCCTTAAACTGTTCGTCATAAGGAAAACTTAAATCAAATCTACCATCACTTAATTCTCTACATTTAATCTTCATTAGAATGCCTCTTTTTCATTTTCTTCTTTTAATAATTGACCATTAGCTAATATATATGTTGAAAATGGGTTTGGTTTTCCTACATACATTATTATATCACCATATTTACAACTTTCTGCAAATTCACTTTCATCTAAAATTTTAATATTATCTAAAAAACCTTCAATTTCTTTTATTTTATCAAAATTATTATCAATCCATCTTATTACAGCAAACAACTCTTCGGCACAAAAATCATATTTTGATGTAAGAAATGTTTTTAATAATTCATTATTTTTGTCTTTATATAAAATACTATTTCTGTTTATTATTCTTCTATACATTTCAGATTGTATAAAATTAAACTTATCACGACTACTATACCATTTTTTATATTTATAGTATTTTTGTATTAGCATTTGGTTTGATACTAATGGATGTATTTTCATTTTCTATCCTCTTTTTGAACTCTTATACCATGTTTCTTTAAAACTTCTTCACAATCCTTTAATTTATTTAATTCTTTACATTTGTTTATAAAACATTCAAACTCGTCATGAATTTCATCAAAACTCAAATTCGGACATACAAACTGCACATCATTTATTAATTCTTTTATATGTTGTGGAATACCTTTTTTCATTTAAAACCTCCCAATATGTAATATTATAATTTACTCCCTTATAAATCTTTCGATTTTTCAGCATAAAACTCTTCAATACGATTAACCAACAACATATCATCAACAAAAACATTCCTCAAACAACTCAAATCAACAGAACACAAACCCATACCATCACAAAAAAAATGAGCCAATGGATATGTTGGTGAATTGTTAATCCAAATCTTATTACAATGAATAATAGTCATATCAAAATCCTCTCTGTACCAACGAGGTATAATTTTTATATCACATTTTTTAGTATTTTTCCAAACAAAATTATTTATATCCATTTTTTCTTGTTTTATAAATCCTTTTTCTTCTATTTTTTTTATAAAACCTTCTATTCCATCCATCCATATTCTTTCTGGCATAATTAATCACCTAAATTGTATTTTTTCACCATAATATTGAGCATTAAAACCTAATTCTTTTTTTCCTTCTCCTTTAAAATATTCTTGAAGTTCGGCTCTATGGTTTTCTCCAAATTCTGTATAAATATTAATATTAACATGAGTAGATTTAACACTAACATTATATCCAGTTATGCAAGGGAATTTTTCTACTAAGTAATCACCAATTAAACTAAATTTATTTTCTACAATTTTTTCTATTTTTTTATAATCAGTAAATACATTAGTAGCAGTATCATATAACTGTTTATATTCTTCATTCATTGTTCGTATCCTCTCTATAAAAGTCGTTTTTAATTAATTCTTCAACAATCTTTTTATCTTCATCAGTCAAATCAACAAACTCTTTAAAAAAATCAATAAGTTTTTCTCTTGGTATTTCTTTTTCAAAATCATTTTCAAAATATAAAAACTCATTATAAGCTCCTATGATAGTTTCCATAATTTCTATTTTTATATATTTAAAAACATCTTTAATCATCCATTCTCGTTCTTCAGCGTCACAACCATCAAATAAATGGTTAACATATTCATTCTGTAAATTTGGCATAAAATCTAATCCTCCTCATGTAATAAATACCTTATAAATTCAGTTTCATTTGGTAAATATCCTTGTTTATAAAAAAAGTATAACAATCGTGATAACAATAAAGCAGTATCTCTATCTATATGCATAGCTGTAAAGTCAGATTTAACTTCACCATTATCATCTAACTTATCAACACCTACCCATATAGCTTCTTGTTCAGCAGATGAACTACTATACACATCAATACTTCTTTCTTGTGTATCATCAAACCTCCATCTTCTATTTTTATGAACTAATCTTCTAATCATCTAAACTCATGCCTCCCCCTACTTAAATACTCACCCAAACTACTAATTGCAGAAGGAATAGAAGCAATTGTATTTGTATGTCTACCTTTCAAATCAACCATACTTCTAAAATGTTGTTCCATTCTTATAGAAACTTCTGTATTTGTTCTAATATTTGTAGCAATATCACCTAAAATACCACACATATTATCAAATGGAACTGTTTTTTCACTTAAAAGATTATTATCTTCAACCAGTTGTATATTTTTATTAACCATGTCTTCCAAATCTTGTTTCAAAATGGATATTTGGTTTTCACAATCGTCTATTATATCCCAAAATTTTATATAGTCTTCTGTCATCCATTCTTGGTTTACATCAACATAATGTAGTGGTTGTGATGTTTGTCCTTTATCCATTAAAAATTTAGTGCCATCATCGGCAGTAACAAGGTTATAGTTTATGCTTTTATAATCATTCATACTTACCATAATAATCACGGAGTATAACTATAAGTGCTGTGATATTCAGCTTGTTTTTCTAATTCTTCAACTCGTTCATAATTTCTGTCAGTCAGACCTTTTTCTTTAAGTTCAATTACTTTAAGTTTATTTGCTATACATAATTGATTAGCTATAAGTAATAAATTATGTTCACTTTCACCTTCCATATTATCTCCTCTTTAAAAAACCTTTATCATTAATTATACTATTTTCTTCTATTATTGAAAATAAAATAGCACAACAATAATTATAATCTCTTCCAATATTCTCTTCTATTGAATTTACTGCTTTTTTAAAACCACATGGTAACATTTCTAATACTTCATCTTCACATATACTAACATTTGTCATAAATATTGCCTGATAATCTTCTTCATACATATTTATTCCTCATCTTCATCATTTGGTATTATAGTAAAATGAATTTGTGTTTGGTCTATCATAACAGATTTTCTATTTTTATCACCACGAAAAGCAACTACTTTTGGTGCTTCATTATTAATAATTTCACCTAATTTAGTTAAACTCGTACTCGGACGAGTAGTTTTAGAATTAAACCAACTAACAAAAGCAGAAGTAATATAAAACTTACCATTATGCCCTCTAAGACCTGGAATAAAACCTTCTTCAAGGAGAAGAGCATTAGGTTTATTATGTCTTGCTAATTCAGAATTAATTATAGAGTACATTTCTTCTTCAATATCTTCATCCTCATATTCACTTGCCTCTAATGTATCATCAGACCAATATATATTTGATAATGTATATTCTTCTAAATTATTTTCTTTAAGAACCCTATCAACACAATCTAAAAAACTATCTTTTGAATTATTTAATTCTTTAATAATACATATATGTAAATAAAAAAACAGTTCTTCAAGGTGATTAATATAATTACCAACTTTAAGTCTTCTAAATTTTTCTTTATCTTCTTCAGAAGCTATATCTTCTTGTAAAAAATCAATCCCAACCATTCTTCTTCTCATACCACTATCACTAATATCAGGATTAAAATTCATAGTAAAAGAAGCTGTTCTTTGACCATAATAAGATTTAACTTCAAGTGTTGGTCTACCTCTTGCTCCTACTTCTTTTGTTGAAGAAGCATTTGCTTTAAGTAATTCTACATATTTATTTTTATTTCCTTCAAATAAACTATGACCTTCTTCAATTAAAAGTGGTTTTTTTGATTCTGACAAAGCTACTAATGATGAAAACTCTGTTTTTACTGACTGAGAGCTTTTAGGTTCTACATCATAAATATCACCAATTAGTTTTAACATTGCAGTTTTTCCAACTTTTGGACGACCAGTTAAAAACAAATAAGGAATCATATCATCATCAGCACGAAAATTATCGTTTTTAACACTAAAAAAGAAAGGACTAACAATACCCCATTTAATAATGGTACGAAATTTTTTTTTATTTTTAATGTTTGATATTTGTTCATGATGTTTTAATTGTTTTTTTCCTCTTTCTATTTTATCTTCTGCAAATTCAGGGTCTATTATTTCGTTTTCATCTTCACCTATGTATTTATATATTTGGTTTTCTGATGTTATTCCGACTGGTGTAAAAGTTTTTAAACTACCATCAACTTCTAAAAGACTTAAATACTCTAACCACTTACTTCTTCCTCCAACTCTTCTTCCTATTCTTTTTACATACTCAGATAGTTGAGAAAAGTCTTCAAAATCTATTTTTAAATCTTCTGTTGATTTGGGGTCGTAGTAGTGGAATCTTATATATTGTTGTTTGGTTTCATTGTTTTTATAATGGTTTATTGATTTTGGAACTATTGTTAATACTTTTTCTTCTTCTACAAATAATATTTCTAATACATCTGGGGTTTCTTCACTTTTTTTTTCTATTTTTTTATATAAACTTATTCCATTATTATCTATACTTATATCATAGTATCTATTACCATTTTTTTTATGGTTTGGACTTAGATTTTGTCTAAAATTTGATATTCTACCAACTCCTTTTTATTTAACAACTAACTTAACTTAGTGTTATTTTTATATTATCTTTTATCATATAAATAGTTTATTATAGTAATAAAAAAAGTCTTATTATTATTAATGAGTAAGAAAAATGGATATTTTGTGTGCAGGTATTGTATGTTTTTTTGTTTTTTTAACTATTTTTACACTTTTTTAACTCAATATAACTTTTTTAAGGTTAGAAATTAAAGACTTCTCTGTTCTTTATATATAAATTTGAGTATCATTTCTTTCTTTAAAAATTTATAACTTTTATAACCACTAAACATAACACATCATCTGTAAATTATATTTTATGTCTATTCGCCTCATCACGAAGAAAAGCCCCGTGAGGAATATGTGTTATATTATATAGTTATAAAAGTTATAATAATAATAATAAGTATAAGTACCAGAAATAAAAAAACAAATCACGGAAAATGCTCCAAATTATAACTTTAAAAAAGTTATATTGAGTTAAAAAAGTTTTTCATAATAAAAATTTCTCCTCTATTTCTCTTTATTCTTAATATTTATAGTTTATTTTGATTTTTAGGTCCACATAATTTTATTAAAAACAAATAAAAAATCCACACACTCAACAATATATCCATTAATGCTCCAACATCACTTTATTAGGGTGAACAAAATGGATATTTTGTTTGTCCAACTCAATCTTAATTATTTTTCTCTGGTCTTCAGTTTGAGCTACATTAATGAAAAATTTAATCTCTAATTTAATAAAATCTTTCCTAATTCTATAAACAATACTACAAATTTCTCCATTTTCACAAGGTATAGTTATATTTTCTTCTGTATTAAATTTAAGCTCTCTACTACCTCTTGGTTGTTTCTCAGGATTCCAAAAATAATCTTCACTACTATGTTCTTGAATTATTTCCAATACTGGATATATGTATGACTCGTATAACTCTTGTTTGCCTATTGCTTCTCTTGTCATCCACAAAGCTTCGCTTTCAGTAGCTACATTATTATCTAAATAATTTTTAATTGTTTTTTCCATAATATCTTTCATTACATCTGTTGTTTGAATATCTGTTTTAATTTCCATATCTCCAAATATTCCCATAAAATCTGTAAAACTTTTTATTTTATCTTTTTCTTCTTTGTTCATGTTACCACCTTAAATTTACCATTATCACCTATTCTAAATTCTGTTTTATAATTTTTATCATTATGTTTATGATGAACAACTGTTATAAATATCCATTTTTTAGTAAATTTATATTGAATATTCATAATATGCAATATTTGACCATAATATGCACTTAATGGACTTTTTCTTTTCTTTTCAAATTCTGGTAGTTCTACATATCTATCAGAATATTTGTTATTAATTGGAGCATTTGATTTTTTTGTTTTGTAGAATAATATCATCCATATTATTGGTTCTACATATTTTTTATAAATATATCTTTTATCATCATGATTTGTGATATTTTTAATTGTCATATTTTATCTCACATATTTCTTCTAATTCATTTTGAGTATTATATATATAAATAATAGTGTTATTTTTTGAAGTATAATATTTAATATATTTTACTTGATATTGCATATAATCTCCATCACTATCTTTTTTAGTTCTTAATGGAAGTTTACTATAATAAACATCACCACACATACTATGTGTTTCGTCTGATAATATTTCATTTATATCATTTACTTCTGGAAAATAAAGAAATAAATCTGTTTTTGATATTGTTTGGATTTCACATTTCTGAATATTAATATCCATTATGTTTAGTATGGTGCATTTAGTTGAATTTTTATGTTTTAATTTTAATGTATTTTTTGTTTGATGAATAATATCATAATAATCTGTATTAATAAAATTTCTATTATTTATTTGTATGACTTCTCCGTCGTCTTTTTGAACCCACTCTATCAAATCACTCATTTCTTTTTTTGTTATTTGTTTCATATTTTTTCACCTTTCAAAAATATCATATATTGAAATAATGAATTGTCTAAAATTTATATATTAAATATGCCTAAATTTAGGAGTTTATTTTTTTTACATCTATTTATATTACTGTATGAAAAAACATTTAATTTTGGTGCTAATTTTTATATATTTTTATTTCCATATTTCATATTCTTTAAAATTAGTATTTTGAATAAAAAATCTTTCATATTCTTTCTGATTTTCTTGTAGCCAAAAATGTATATTTCTTGCTTTAATCTTACCAATTCCTTTAACTTTAAGAAAATCTTCTTCTTTTAACAAAAACAAATCATCTACAACCTTAATATCATTTATGGATATGATGTCTTCTTTTTGTTGTTCTGTTATTTTCATTTTATATATTTTTATATTTCCATTATTAGATTCAACTATAATGTTTTTTTCTTCATGACCTTGTTCAAAGTTTAAAATACTTAGTATTATTTCTTTTTGTGTTGTCATAATTTTTTTCTCCATTGGACTTTGAATTTTTTAATTATTTCATTTTTTGTTTTTTTCTTGTATATTGGTTTTGTTATATTAACTGTTCCATTTTCTATGAATATTTCCATAACTTTACCAGTTCTTGTATATTTTTCATCTTCAAATCTATAACTACCATGTATATTTATATACCAGTCATTTAAAAATTCATCATAGTTATCATTCATTATATTTCTAAGGTTATGAAGTTTTTGATAAATATCTGCATATAAAGGATTTTCATCATCATGTTTAAGATAAACATTCTCAACCATATCACTTACTATACAATCAAATTTTTCTTCTGTATCAATACTAATATTTTTATCTTTAAAATCTATATAAACACTTTCAATATCCTCTTCTGGTTTATAATTGTTTTGTAGTATTTCAATTAGTTCTTTTACATTAAGTTTTTCACTCATTTAATCACCTTTTTGAAGAATTATATTAAATTGATTAATAAAATAGTTATGTGAATCATCAAATGTTTTTTCATTCAAATAATCAATAATATCATATTTTGTTTTTATATTTTCTATTTCATTAAAATTCCATTCTTCCCATTTATTTTCTCCTTCATCATAAACTCTTACATAACTAATATTATGTTCTTTATTTATTATATTATAATCATCTGTATAATATAACAAATGTTGTATCCAATTACTTATTGAAACAGTATCACGACTATTTTGCATTATCCTAAATTGAATAATATTATCATATATTTCTTCTGTTTTAACTTTATATCTATCACCATAAATATCAGATATTAAATCTTCATAATCATTAATAGCTTCTGTTAGGTTTTTAATCTCTTTTTTCATTTTAATATTATCTTCATACAAATCTAATTTATTTAAATCTTTTATAAGGTTTTCTTTATATTCTTTAAATTCTTTTTCTATTTCTTCATAATTAGTTCTTTTATCAGCAATTATAACTGCTCTTCTAATGTTATGCCTCATTTTAATCACCTTTTTTAATATTCAGGAGCAAATATACAAGCTATCATTATTAATAATACTATAATAATTAAAAGCATTAAATATAAAAAATTCATTCTATTGACTCCACCATAGCTAAATAATCAAATGTATCTATTCTACTTCCTTCAATATTTGAATCAGATACAGTTATAAATATTCCTTGATTTTCTTCCATATATACCAATGATTTACATTTTTTTAATTTTTTACATCCATAATCATTAATATATTTAATAGTTATTTCTTCTTTACAATCAAAATGTTTTACTCCTTTTTTTTCTTTTAATCCACACATATTTTTTTCTTTTATAATATTGTTTTCTATTGCTTGATTAATTATATTTTTACTATTTTCAATCCATTCTGTATAATTTTCTGCTACACTCATAATAACACCCATAATTCATTTTCAATATTTTTAGTAATATTTTCAAATTTAGAAATTTCTCTTTGAACTTTAAGATATTTATATACTTTATACTCTTTAAAAGCATTTGATAACTCTTCTTCTGTTTTGTAATATGGTTTTCCTTTATCATTTATAAACTTCTTTATTTTATAATTACATTTACATATTTTATTTTCAAATGGTTTTTTACAGTTTGAACAAAACTTATTATATTTCTCAATAATATAATCAGGTGTTCCGAATGTCATTTTTTGTTTTGTTATTTCATACTTACTTTCTTTATATTTAATTTCAATAATTTCTGTTTTATTTTCTTTTAAATTTTCTAACTGTCTATCAATATTAATATTCACACTTATCACCTCTAATCTAATATCATTAATGCAATTACTCCAAGTATAACAATAAGAATTATTGGTACTACAAATAATAATGTACTAAGCCAAATACATAATCCAATCATAACAAAGAATAAAATAGTATTTACTACTAAAAATACTTCTAATGAATCACCTAAACCACATATAATACTAAAAACTACTAAACCAACACAAAATAATATTAAACCTAAACCTATCATAATATCATACCTCATACCTTTTACATAAATCTTTTATTTCTTTTTTCATTTCCTTTTCAAGAAACTTACTTACTTCTTCTGGTGTTTTTTCTTTTCCTTGTTTACTTATTTTAAAATTTACTTCTTCATATCCTTTTAAGCTATCTAATATACCACCCCAAATTATTTCTAAAAATTCTCCATGTATTGTATCACTCCATTCAAATGTTTTTTTATTTGGTTCAGGGTCATGCTCACCTTGTATCTCTATTTCAAATGTTATTTTTGGTTTTCCAATTAAACAACTTGTCTTTAACTTATCATCTTTATAATACATATTATCACTCAAAATTCATTATTTAATTTTCCACATATAGCAACTAATTCTATAAGACTTGAACATTCTATATAATTTTGTGAATTATCTTTATATTCAATAATAACTTGAAGAGTATTTGGATTTTGATAAATGTCTTCAATATTATCAGTATCTATTTTTTTATTGCTTATTTTATCAGAACATATATTACTTAAATCTTCTAACCAACTCATATTATCACTTCTTGACCTTTTACCATATCAAAACTATATCCCATTTCTCTAAGGAAATACTTAATAGCACCAGTATAACCATAATAATCTCTAATTTCATTTACACCGTCATCATTATACTGTGATTTTTCCATAGCTTTATTTATTAATGTTGTTGTAGCATTACTTAAATAATATTCATTTTCACAATCAGTATCATTATCTTTTAATACAAACAATTGTTTATTATTTTTCCAATGATGTTTGAATACTTTATTTTCTTTACACCAATCCATAGCTCCTTCTTCTAAGGTTTCTCTTTCCCTATAACTCGCACTATCACCTCTATAATTCCAAATATAATCAACTAATTTTTCAGCTCTATGTTGGCTTTTTGTTACCAATTCAATATATCCCCTTGACCATACTTCATAAAACATATTTATTCACCTCTTAAAATATCATTAAATGTTTTTTCAATTATTTTAGTGCTATTTATATCTTGGTCATAATCTTCTAAAACCATACATACATCATCATAACACCAGTCTTCATCTTCTAATACTTTTTTTAACTTTTTTTCCATTTCAGGTATCTCACTTTCTTCTATTAATAAGCTTGTATTCCAATTATTATTATTTAATCCTTCTTCTACATCTTCTACTCTATATCTTATTAAAACCATACTTACACCTCTACAATTTTTTCAGCTATTTTTTCCCATGTTGCTATATTTCCAGTATAAACTCTTTTCCACCTTTGAACTCTATCACCAGCCACATAATCATCAACCAAATACTGAATTAACTTATTTTCAATATCCTCAATATCTTCATGTTCACTTAAACAATTATATCCATAATTAGATACAAATTCTTTACAATCATTTTTAAATTTATTTAAATTTTCTATTTCAAAGAATGCTATATGACTTTCTGTTATTTCATTTTTTAATTGTATAATCATTTTATAACCTTCTATAATTCCAATTATCATAATTTGTTATACTTGTTTTTGTTGGTACATTTTTACATATATTTTTTGTTAAATTTAATTTTTCTTTGGTTATTGTTGTATTGGTTGGTGTTTTTCCTTTATTTAATGTAAAGTTATGATTTTTACTTATACTTGTTTTTGTTGGTACATTTTTACATATATTTTTTGTTAAATTCATATTATTTTACTCCTTTTTATCTTTTACTTAATGATAATAATTCAACTTCAAATCCTCTATCTAATAATCTTTTTCTAAGCTCACCAGTTTTAACTCTGTCTAACATTCTTGGTTCTATGTTACATATTTCACATAGTTGGTTTGCACTCCATATTCCACTTAAATCCTCTACTTCTTTTATATACATTGCTATATGTTTTATTCTTACTATTGGTTTTTCTTGTTTGATAGGGTAATCCCACCGTAAGTCTTGAAATCTTTGAATTTCACCCTGTCTATAAATTAATTTTGATATAATTACACCACCATTCAGTATAGTGTATAATATGTCATTTTCTGTTGTTTTAGGTATTTCTGTTGTATATTGGTTTGTGTGAATATATAGGTTATTCATTACATCATTTTCTTTGTCTTCATCATTTAAAAATTTCATTATTGATATTATTAATAAATTTTTTCTTTGTAGTGGTGTTCCTATGATATATCTATCATCAAACATTAATTTATCAAAGAATTGTTTAATTTTTTCAACACTCATACGATTATGAAAACTTATTATTAATTTAGGTAAACCATTATTTCCATTTTCATCTATTAACTCTATTGTGTGTGTTATTTTTTCCATTATTATCCTCCAAATATAATTCTTGATAATGTCATTGTACAAAATATAATCATAAAGATTATAAACATAGTAAATATAAATATAAACCAACCTTCTACTCTTGGATAGTATTTTTTCCTTTTTGTATTTAGGTTTATTTCATTATCTATATTTTGTACACTTTTATTATTCACTTTTTCAATAAATAGGTCATCATAATTGATTTTATTCACCACCATTATTTATATGCTCTAATCTTTTAAAGTCTTCATATAATAATGTAAATAATCCTTCTACACCAGTTATATGATTTTCATCATCTCTTACATATTTTACACTATCAGTATAATATTCTTGTTTTCCATATAAATAATTTTCAATTACATGAACTATAAGATTATTAAAATTCTTATCAGATAATCCTAAGAATGTTGTATTTGGTTTTTCCTCATCAAATTCATTGTCATGAACTCTTATTTTATAATAAGATTTTTTACTATCTATATTACTTTGAATTAATACAGGTTCAAATACAGTATAAATTTTATTCATTTTTTCACCTTTATAACTTTATATTCAGCTCCACAGTTTTTACATATATATATTATACCATAATCTTTTGTTATTTTTTTTACATTAAACATACAGTCTTCAAATTTTTCTTTTGTTTCCTTATTATCATCATAACTTGTATTACAACTCTCACAATATCCATGTAAATACATTTATTCACCTTCTACATAATGGTATCTTGATAAAAATGGATATTTATTAAAATTATCACCACTTAATTGATTATCCTCTTCAATTCTTTTTAGAATATTTTCTTCAATTTCTTTAACACTTAAATATTTAACATCATAATAATCTCTATATTCTTCAACTGTTTCCAAATATCCTTGTAATGCCTCATTCCATACTTCTTCATTTAAACATTTCATATTATCAATAGCTTGTTTTTCATCAAAATAAACATATCTTACAAAGAAACTATTATCTAAATCACTATCAATATGACAGATAGCATACATATATAAATTTTCTGTTGGTATATCTACTTCAATATTTGTAGGTTCAATATAATATTTTCCACCACATTTATTTCTTAAATGCTCTAATCTGTTATCTTGTTTTTCATAATCTAAATAATACTCACTATCCATAAAGTCATCAGTTTCATGTTTATTCTCTACAAATTGTCCACATACTAACATTTAAATCACCACATCTACATTTAAAAATTCAATCTCATATCCTAATTGATACATTTCTTCTTCTAAACACTCTTCAAAATTTTCTGTTACTTCTATTTCCATTTCTCTCTCTAATGCTAATTCAATACAATTTCTAATATCATTTTCATAATCTTTCCATACTTTATTAGTTATAAACACACAATTTTTATTTAATACTTTTACTAAGCACACACTATAATTATCATTCTCATTAATTTCTTTAATATCCATATAAATACACCTTTATTTTAATAAAACTTCTAATTTATCATTAATTATTTGAAAATCAGTTACTATTTCTTTAATGTCTTCAAATCTACCATAATCACTACTATAATCACATCTATATACATTACTTATTAATCTTTTTTGAATGTTTAAAGTTTCTATATCAGGAACTATTTGTATTCCTTTATACATATGCTTATTTCCACTTTTAACAATTATTGGTATAAGATACATACCTTTTTCAGTAATTTTAGCTTTATTATAATATGTTTCTAAACTTGTATGGCAATGTCTACTCATATTTATTCACTCCTTTGGTTTATAAGGTCTTCAACTATTTTTATACTATTTTTTAAGTGTGTATAATCAATTCCATGATAATATACATCACTCATTTTATAATCTAAATAAATACTTTTTCCAAATGCTTTATAGTCTTCTAAATATGTTAATTGAACTTGTTTATATTGATGAATATTATCAGCTATTTCAATTAATTTATTAGATTTGTTTATTGCTATTTCAATTGCTCCTATATCATGCCATACACCACCTACTTTAATACTATATTCAGGGTTATGACCTTCTGACACTATTGCTATTACTTTCATATTTTCCTCTGTTTCAATACTAAAACTAACATCACCATTATCTAATACTATCTCACTTACATCGTATAATACAACATCATTTATACTTATTTCAGTTTCACCAAATGTATATACATCGTATTTTTCTTTTTCTGTGCCACTTACTTCATCAGCACCTATTTGTCTTAATAATTTGTATTCATTTTCATACATTGTTTACACTTCCATATTTATTGTTTGTTTTTATTTTATATAAATCTATTTATTACTTTTTTAATAATTATTAATATCATCTTGTAAACTAAGAAACTCTTCTAATTTTTCAGTAGTTTTAATTTTTCTTACATTTCCAGTATTAACATTAAACACATTGTAATATAAAAACTTTTCATCATATCCAGTATCTGTTATCCATTTTCCATTTTCTTTATACATTTTTAATTCAGTTTCAAATACTCCATTTACTATATATTTTTGTTTTCCATTATACATATTAAACACCTCTTATAAACTTAAATTACAACAATCAGTAGGGTTATGATTTACATTTTCATGGAAAATAGTCATAATGCTCTTTAACACTATCACATACAGATATTTCTTTGAACTTCAACATATCCAATACTTTTAATTTATTTTCTAATGTTATATGTCTATAATTATTGGCTTTTATTGTATATTTATTTGTATCAATAAATTCTTTTAATCCATTTTCCATTTTAGGTTGGTATCTTAAAAACTCAATTAAACATTTATCAACATCAGTTTTATTTATAGTATTAAAATCAAATCCATTAACAATTATAGGACTTAATCTAAGACTTACATCTAATCCATTTTGATATAATGTTTCAATTGTGTTTATTCTACTTTGGAACTTTGGAGCTTTTTCAAATTTACTTAATACATAATCACTTGTATGACTTAAACTAACTTGTATATGACTGTATTTACTTAATTCTTCAACATATTCAGGTCTTCCTATTATATCACTTTTAGTTACTATAATGTGGTGTATTTTCTGTTCATTTAAAGCTTTAATTGTTTCTAAGCTTACTCTGTGTTTTAATTCCTTTGGTTGAAAACAATCAGTCATACCACCCATTCTTACAACAGATAAAGGTTTTAATGTTTTTATTTTTCTTTTAATTCTATCAATATTAGCTATGGCAGGGTTATTGCTATCCCACATTTTAAAACTATCATCTTTTCTATTTCTAAACTCTAATTGGCTTTTAGCATAGCAATACTCACAGTTATAGGCACATCCTCTACCATAAGTATCTAATCTATCATTATAATAGCATTTGGTGGCTTTTGTGGTGGTTACAGTATTATAAAAGCTTTTTAATTCATTTTTATTTTTAATCATATTTAAACTCCAATTTATTCTTTTTTTAACTATTCTAACATTTATTATTTCACTTTTTGTGCTAAGCTTTATTTGGTCTTTTTTAGTGTTTTGTGGTGTTGTGGTTTATTCTTTTTGTTGTAGTGCTGTTATGTATGCTTTTTTTAGTTGTTTGTTTATGTATGGTATTACTTTTAGTATGTGTTTACATTGTGTATGTCTGTATGTATGGTCTGGACAGTTACATTTAAATCCTTCATTTGTGTTGTATGTTACTTCATAGTTTTTTATTTCTACAATTATTTCTATGTTTTTTATTTCATTGTCAGGTATGTTTACACTTTTTATTGCTCTTTCTTTGTTGTTTATTGTTATGGTTTCCATTTTTATTCACCTTTTTAGTATTTTGTATATTTTTTTTATGTCTTTTCTGTTTTGTTTTATTTGTTTGTTTAAGTCTTCTTCTGTGTATTCTAAGCTTGTTTCTATTTGTGTGGATATTTCACCTTCTGTTACTAATCCAATTATTAATCTGTTGAATATTCTTTCATTTTCATTCATTTTATCACCATTTTTATTATATGTTTCTTTTAGTATTTAAATCTATTTATTACTCATTGTTGTTTTAGTATTAACTATTTTGAATAGCTTGAAAAACAAAACACTTATACTTAAAACTAACATTCCATTATCTTTATTTGGTATTTCATCTCTATAAAACTTAATTTTCATATCCTCCATATGTAAACTAATACCACTAATATTATTTAAATTTACTGCTCCATTTTCCATAACAATAACTACATCTTTGTGAGTATAAAAATCATAATCAATTATATCCTCACCATTATTATTAAAATCAGCTGTTCCTTCAATTTCTTCTCTTATATCTTCTATACTTAATATTCCATATTGGTTCATAATTAATCACTCCTATTTTATAAATATACTTAAACTTATTTGTTCAACATTTTCAACATCTATCATATACATTAAACTTTTAAAATGACTTTTGTCTATTTTACTTATAAATGTATTTTTATATTTTTTATTATCAGTTATAATCATATCAAAATCTGTATTTTTTTGTTTGTATTTTCTTTCTACTTGCTCAATGTATTCGTCTATATTAAAACTATCTCTATTCATACAAATATTAAACTCAACATCTTCAATAAAATTATCTGTATCTCTCTCTAACAATTCACAAAAATATTTCATTTATACATCAACTCCTATCTCTTTTAAATATTCAGGTTGTAACTCAAATACTCTGTCTGTTATTGTGTCGTACCATATTTCAGCATTGTTTGGAAATTCTTCTTTTACTTTGTTGGCTATTTCTTGTATTTCTTCTTGTGTTTTATTTGTGTATCCTTGTGCTAATATTATTGGTGTTTCACAGTTTGTATCTATTAATATTATTTTTTCCATACTTAATCACTTCTTACTATTTCTTTATAAAAATGTGGATATATTGTTTTTAAATCTTGATACATTTCTTCTTGATTTTCAGTTTTTAATAATATCTTTTCTTTTCCATTTTCTTCCCATACAAATTCATATCTTATTGTATTTATGTCATCGGTTGGCTCGTAGTGTTCTTCGTAGTGATATCCTTCTTCTTCTTTTACTTCTTTTATTTCATCGGCTCTTTGTATTATTTCATATAGTTTATACATATTTATCAACTCCTACTCATATATATTTTTGTTTTAGTATATAAATGTATTTATTACTTTATTCTTGATAAGTATTACACCAATTATCAAACACATTAATCTTATCCAAATTTTCAAAATTACTACCACCTTCACCATATCTATCTCTTAAATATCTTATTTCAGCTTGACCAAAATTTTCATACAAACCATTCTTTTTAGCTTTTTCAATTAAATGTTTTTTAATTTCTTTTATATCTCTATCAATCATACTATCACTTATTACTCAACTTTACCCTCTTATTATACAAATCTATTGCGTGTTTATACTCCTCATAAGTTATATTTCCATCTTTATACTGTCTTCTAACATCATCTAAACTATAACTTTTACTTATTTCAGGTACTTTGGTATCATTTACATTTTTCATAAGATTACTCATTTGTTCATTATTTAATGTTGGCTTATTTTGATTATGAATACCAATACTAACAACACTAATAAACAAAATAACTACAACAAACACAATCAAACCTATAACAATTCTACTATTTTTCATATTCAATCACCTCAAACTTAGCACCACACACAACACACTCAAACACATCTCTATCAGTAAGCATTTCATTAGAAACAAACTTAAAATCTGTATCACTCATACACTTATAACAAACTCCACTCATTTTATTCATAAAATCACACCAGCATATTCTTTTAATAATTCTTTTTTAGTCATATCAGCATTAAAACCATTTTGTTTTAAAAATTCCCTAATATGTCTAATTGTAGTATTACTATATAAATGCTTAGGTAACTCTCTCACACTTACATATCGTTCTTTTGTATTAAAAATAGCTACTTCTGTACCGTAACTTTCTAATGCCTCTACATTCATATCATCATACTTTACAATATAAGCTTTATTATAAAAACTTTTTCTACTATCATACATTGAATTTAATTCTACTTTAATCATAATTTTCACACTCCATATCTTAAAATATTTCTATAATGGTCTATTCTTTTATTTTCTTGTTCTACTTTAATTTCTAATTCTATTATCTCATTGTTTATACAAAATTCTTCATAATCTAACTCTTCTTTTAACAATGGCTTAAATTCTTCTCTCTCGTTTTTATCCTCATCTAACAATTTAATATCTTTAATCACTTCTTTTTTAATAACTTCTAATCTTTTTAACTTTCTTAAAGCATTTCCAAATCTTTCAACAGCTATCCAATATCTTACACAATTTAATTTAAGAGTATATTCATCTAATAAAACATTTTCATATTTCCAACTGTAATCTTTTACATTTGTAGATTGTACTTCAAAATTTCTTGCTACATCAACCACCACACTATTAAAAATTTCATCTTCAACACATAGATTATTTTTTATATAATCTTTTAAATTTACTAATATCAGTTTTTTATCAATACCTTTATGTTCTTCAAACTTTTTATATGGATATTTTTGTGTCATATTTTTTACTCCTACTCATATATAAGATTGTTCTACTATTTATACTTTGTTATTACAAAAAAATGAAAGAGTATTACAACTTTCTCATAATTTTACTACAAATTCTATACATATTTTTATACGGCTTATTATTCCAAACATAATACTTTCTTGTACCGTGTTCAACATTAAACATTAAAACATCATCATCTTTAATCTCACTTACTAATTTTTCAGGATAACCTCTTTCAGCTGTTGATAACTCAATATCTCTTACATCTTTTCTATTAAATTCTTTTCTTAACCTTTCTTTTATATCTGTTTTAAATTCTTTTAATGTGTTGTAATGAATTTCCCACACATCGCCAACAATCCACTTTTTAAGTTCTTCGTTATATACATTTTCTACAAAGTTTACATCTATACTCATATTTAATCACTCCAAAACAAACTTTTCATACTATCTTTAAAACATTCGTCTGCTCCCCAACATTCTGGTCGCATACAATCATCACCGAAACAATGTTCGTGCTTTTTATCATCACTCATATACTTCAACTCCTACAATATCAGCTATTTCTTTAATCTCATAATAACTTAATTCAAAACTATCAGTATCTTGAATATCATTACTTTTAACTTGTTCTTTATTTTCAAACAAGTCAACCATACTATAACCTTTTTCTTTTAACTGCCAATCATCAATTCTAATTATACATTCTTTATTAAATTCTAAAAACTCTTTACAATCAGCTTTTTGTATATTTTCATTTGTATTATACATTTCTATACCACATTCATTAACACCTTTTATAAATAAATTAATATCTTTTTTAACATCAAAACCTTTCATAAAATTAGTATCTTCAAAATTTAAAGTAATGTTTTCACAAGCTGTTCCAATACTTCTTTTAACAACACTATCAATACTATTTACATTATCTAATTTTTCAATAACTTCTTTTAAGCTATCATATATTTCATCTGTTATGTCATTCATATTTTGTATATTTTCTAAATCTTTAATTATTTCAGTTATCATATTTTTAACTCCTATTCATATATAAGTTTGTTCTATTATTTAAATGTATTTATTACAAAAAAGAATATAAGTAATAAAGGAATTTAATCCTCCTCATACTCATAATCTTTTGGTGGAATATATCCATTCATATCCAAAATTTTATTATTCAACTCCTTATCATCTTTAAACAAATATGGCTTTTTATACCTATCCTCATCAATCTCAGGACAATAAATAGTTCTTTTAGATGCGTGATTATGACAATCTTCACACATCATACATTCACTACAACCATTAAACTCAAATAACTCTTCTGTCATTCTAATCATTTTAAAATCTTCATACTTATACATTTTTTAACAACTCCTATAATATAAACCGTCATTATCAATAAAACCACTACTGGATATATTATTTCTTTTAAGTAACCATTTAAGATTTTTTAAACAATAATCACTTTTAAGTATTTTGTAATTGTTGTTATGTGGTCTTTTCATATCATTATTAATTAAATATCTTGTATTGTACTGGTCTTGTTTAATAATTATTTCTAATTTATAGCTATTAAAAAAATATGGACTTTCAACAATATTTAATTTTATAAAATATGTTGGCTGACTTTCTTTTAATTTTGTTTTGTTTTCTGTTTTTAATATTTCTACTAAACTCATATTATCACCTTTAAAATATTAATGAAGAGTATTTAAAACTCTTCATAGCTTGTATTTAATCCGTTTTCATATTCATAGCTATTTCTTAACATAGCTAAATCGTTTTCATACTCCATAGCTAATTCGCCGTCATTATCGGCTTTTGCTTGTTTTATTAATCTTTTTAATCTGTCTGCTTGGTCTTTGTAACTCATATTATTCAACTCCTTTATAATTCTGCTAATTTAACTAATACATTTTCTTTTTGCCATTCTTTTAGCTGTTCTTCATTTATAAAGAAAGCTTGTGTCTCAATTTCTGGTTCATCTTTTTTATATCCTTCCACATTGAATAACATTTTATCTACGCTCCATACATATTTATTAAATGTTCGTTATACATATTTTCCAAATCTTCATCGGTTATGACTGGTTCAGTTTCTTCTAAGAATTTATTGTATTCTTTTACATATTGCTTGTATTCCTCATCGGTCATATATTGAGGATACCAATTTTCAATTGTATTTTGTTCTTCTGCCTCTTCCATATTTTCTGGTACTTCATTTTCTATGTATTCTTTTAAATTCATATTTTATCTCCTATTCATATATCAGTTTGTTCTACTATATAAACTAATTTATTACAAAAAGAATTATAAGTAATAATCTTTTCTGTAAGTAAAACCATAACAACTATCTTTAACTTTTGCTTTTTTAAACTGATTATTCTTTTTAATTTTACTTGTAATAATCTTTTGATTTTTAACTTTTTTAGTAATCATAATTTTCCCACACTAAATCTGTATGTATGTGGTCGATAAGAATCTCTTCATCGATATGTTCATTACCACATATAAGCTCATTACCCTCATAATTAATATAACAATCATTCTTTAAAAATTGTAATACTGCTTTTTTAATCTCAACTGCTTTAAACTCTACAATTTTTTCACTTCTTGTAACTATCTTTATTGTTGTTTTAAAAAGTTCTTTTTGCTGTTCAGATTTTAACTCTTCAAATCTTTTAAAATATCTACTTTCTTTTAACATTTTATAACCTCTTATTTAATATTCTACCTTTTTCAATATTTTCACAATTTTTATTTAAATTACTTAATTCTTTTTTCCAATTTCCTTTATCCTCAAAAGAAAATTTTAATGGTGTTATTTCACTTAACACCACTTCAATTAATCCTTTAATCATAAAATCCCTTCTTCTCTTAAACACTCATTAAAAACTTTTCTTAACCTCATATCATACAAACTTAACAACATATCTTTAATTTGTTCTTCTTCGCTTGTAAGCTTTCTTTCAACAGGTAATCTATGTTTCCAACCACTTTCAAAATCTTTATGATTATATTTATACTCTACTAAATGAATACCTTGATATAATACTTCACCTTTATGTTTGTAAGTAATTGTTAAACTACCTTCAACTTTTAATGGTCTTTTCCATATCTCAACACCATTTAAAGTAATAATTCTTTCATCTTCACCGTTTTCAGCTGTACTTGTTTTATGTAAGTTTTTCCATATAGTCATATTTTCCAACTCCTTTAATTGAAGAAAGCTTTAAAGCTCTCTTCTAATTTTATTAATCTCTTTAACTAATTCTCTTTTCTCTTTAAGCTCCTCTTCAATACTTTTAATATTTTCAAGAATAGCTTTTCTTTCAGCTCTAAGCTCTTCAATATGTCTTTTACCATATCTAATTCTTTGTGTAGCACTTGTTTTATAACCTCCAAGAGCTTGACTTTTAGAAACTGGATATATTTCTCCTCCAATTTCTTTACCATTTTCAATTTCTTCAATTGCCATTTCTCTTAATTCCATTTTTCTTTCATTATTCATATTAACACTCCTTATTTAATTTAATATACCTTTAAATACATATTTAGCTATTTTATCAGCTGTTTTTAATACTCTTTGTCCTGACTTTTCTAATTCTTTTGCTCCACCTTTCCAACTGTTAATATAAACTGCTGACTTTTTATTTTCAATTCCTATTAATTCACAAAGTAAATAACTGACTGCCTCAGCTTCAAGCTCTTTTGTCCTTCTATCTAATTCTTTTCCTTCCTTAGTATAATGACTTTCTAAATGAGCTAATTCGTGAAACATATTAGCTATTTTTCCTTCATTTGTATGGTCAATATTAACTGTAATACTTTCACCATCAGTATGACCACCATAAGAAAGACTTTCAAGCTTAACTTCACATTTACAATTAGCTTTTAAATCCTCAAATTTAAATTCAGTTTCACTTATAAGTTTGTTTGTTTCACTTACATATTTACAAGCTTTTCCATTGGTCTGACTGATATCAAAGACTGGAACAGTTTTAAAGAAACTAATTACTTTTTCTTCTTCTCCGTTTTTATCTTTAATCTTTGTAAATATTGGTGCTAATATATGTAATGCTTTTTCACCTTTATTTACATATCTTTCCTCATCTTTCCACCTTTTATAACTTCCAAGAGCAGAAACCATTCTACCTTTGTTGGCTATCAATTGAAAGTTAGCTGTAAATAAATTTTGAGCTGAATAACTATATAGCTGATTGCTCCAACTTTCAGCAAGTTTTTTAAGTTTGTCTGTATCTGTTATAAGTTCATTTGATAGCTTTTTTAAGCTATCTTTTAAGCTTTTAACTTGTTCTTTTTTATCTTTTTTCCATTTTTCTTTGTCATATGCCATTTAAATCACCTTTTAATCATAATAAACGGTTACTCCATTTTTAAACCGTTTATAATTCTTATTATTTTTATTTCTTTTTTCATAGCTCCTATTGCTTCTATAAACGGTATTAGATATTTTAACACCGTTTATATACCTTGCCATATTCAAAGCTCCTTTAATAGTTATATCCTGGTATATCCTGGATATTATGTTCAAGCTCTATAATTTCTTCAAAACATAAACCATTAGTTTTTAGCTCATTTTTTTCCTTTATATTACATTTAACTAATTTATTTTGCCTTGAAACTTCTAAGCTCATATTTAAGCTCCATATTTCAGATTTTAAACCGTTAAGCTTTTCATTAAGCTTATACAATTTATTTTTAAGTAACCTTTGAGCTTTTCTAAGCTCTGTTACTTCTTTTTTATTTTCTTTAAATTCAAAAGTTTTAAAGAAAGCTTTATTACTTTCTATAATGTTTTCTAATATTTCTTTTTTCTCTTTAAGAGCTTTAAGCTCTTCTTTTTTTATTCTTAAATCTTTTAATATTGATTTCATTCTTTCAACTCCATTTAAATAGCTGTTACTCTTAATTCTAAAAATTCTTCATTAACTTCTTTTATAACTTGATTAGAACCTCTTAAAATAATTGTTCTTATCATCTGTTCTTTATCATTAAATATAGGATTATATCCTTTCATATATTGATAATTCTTACTATTTACTTTATTATATTCATTCCTTTTTATATACATTATTACACCTTTAAAACCTATTTAAACATATATTTATATCTTGTTCAAAGCTTTCAAGATTTTTAAAGCTTTCAATTTCATTTAAAAGTTTAATTTCACTTTGATTTAATTTAATTTCAACTAATTCTTTATTATTTCTTTTAAATACTGTATAATTTCTATTTAACACTTAAAACAACTCCTTTAATATATTAAAGCTTTGTAATCATACTCATTATAAGTAAAGCTTACTTTTAAATCATAAGCTATAACCTCTAATAAATCTTTAAACCTCTTTTCTGATTTATTTATTAAAGTAACTATTGTTACTTTGTTTACTTGTTCAACTTCTATTTGACTTGTAAAGCAACTTTTAATTGCTTTTTCTATGTTTAATTCTTTATTATACATTATTTCACCTTTTTAAATAGCTTTTAAAAGCTATTTAATCTTTAAATTTTTATAAAAGTTACTATATTTCACTTTTATATTTAAGCTTAAAAAGTTACTAATCTATTAAAAGATATTTCACTTTTTAAGTATCTTAAAAATAAATAAAATAGATTTAAAGAAGTATTAAAAGCTTTTCAAACCTTTAAATATATGTATATTCTTTAAATCTTTGATACTGTTATCGCTATAATCTATATTGTATTAAAAATAGTTTAAATTCTATAAAATAATGTAATCTTTGTTATTATTAGTTATGTATTGCTATTAAAGTATTTAATTTATTCATAGTATTAAATTTAAACTTGTAATCTTTGTATATTGATTATCCTTATAATTAAAAAGATTAAAATAATTAAACAATCTTAATTAATTAAATTTAAAAGTTATTAAAGTGTTATAAAAAGTTTATTAGAGTATATTTTAAAGTTTAATAACTATAAAAATAAATTAAATCTATCAAGATTAATTAAAACTATATAAAAATAAGTATTTAATAATAAATAGCTTATAATTAATCTTTGTATTAATTATTAGTTATAAATAATATGAATTTAAAAGCTTAAAGCTTTAAAGATATAATAATATGATTAATTATTATAAACTTTGTTGTTTTTTAATATGTTTATTAATATTCTTTGAGTGTATCATATTATAAAAATTAACAAGCTTTGTATCTTGTAAACAAGATATATTATCAAAGCTTGTATTTATACACTCTTTATAAGTTTTAAAACTATAAAACAAGCTATGATTTAAAGCTTTTCTTTGATAAATAGTTTTATTACTTTTAGAATTTTTAATACTAATACTATTAGAATAAATATTTAAAGATTTATTATATTCTATTCTTTTAAATCTTTTAGTATATTTATTTAATAATGAATAAATTAAATTTTTAATCTTATTACTTGATAAATCAAGCTTTTTATTACTTAAAGAATAAAAAGAATTACTTTTAGTATCAAAGAATACATATAATCCTTTTTTAATTCTATAAGCTTTATTTAAAGCTTTATATTCATTTAAAAAGCTATAAGCTTTTAAATTTAATGATTTATCATATATATTAAGTTTATTTAAATAAATCAAAGATTTATTATTATACTTAATATTAGTATTACTTAAAACTTGATTAGTAATACTTGATTTATTCATTAAATTTAAATTTTTAAAGTTATTCATAGTTATAATTTATTTTAAGTTTATATAAAGTTTACTATAAAAATATGTACTATAAAGTACATAAATGTACTATATGTTATAAATATGTTACATATAATTTTTAATAAAATATTAAGATTATTTTAAATATTTTTATAGATTATTTAATAAAAATTTAATGATATTTTAAAGATTATTTTATTTTTAATATATTAATATAATAATAAATTTTTAATGATATTTTTAAAATAAGGATAAGATATATAATACATCTTAAAAAAAAGATGGTTGTGTTTATAAATTTTCGATTTTTTAAAATTTTGGAAACATTTCCTAAATGGAAACCTTTCTTATATTATATCAAAAAAAAATATATAAAATCAATCCAAAGAAGTTTTCCACTCTAAACTAACACTAAAATTATCAGGATTAGTAGGAAAAACATGAGGAATACTAATACTCTGAGACGAAACAATATCATCACCAACATTCCAATTCCCCTTAATTTTATCATGAAGACTCTTAACAGAATATTTATCCTTTCTTCTAAAGCCATTTCTCAACAAAAAAACAACAATATCATAATCCTTCATAACACTATCAACAAAATCAATACCAAAACAACTGGATATTGTGTTCAAAAAAACAGTTTTATCACACACAAATTTATCATCCTTCATTTGTAACTCATTAATATTAAAATTAAATTTAACAACAAAAGCATCTAAACCATAATTATCTTTTTCAAACTTATTAGGTTCAAAAAAATAATCAAAAGATTTATCAGGATAATAATTAAAAAAAATAGGTTTAAAATTAGAAATAAACCTATAAAGCCGTTGAGTTTCAGATAACAAAGGACAAATAACAGTAGAAGGCATATTAAAACTAATAACACCACTATTTTTTAAATTAATATTATGTGTATGAGGTGGAGAAATAACCCTGTGACTTCTCGGAATTTCATTAGTAGTAGTTGTAGTTATCCATTCAGTATCACTTAATTTTTTCCACATATGAATCTTCCTCAAATCATCTTCACTAACATCATCATAACTAAAACGAATAGACCCAACAGGATATATAGAATCATTCATAAAAACTACCATTATTTATAGCACTTCTATAACCACCAGATTTAACAACACCATAAATATTAAGAAAACCAATAGCCAAATCAATAAGTGCAATAGTAACAAGAATCCCACTATCCATATTAAAAATAATTAATGCACCAACAAGAGGAAATATTAACATTAAATCTAAATAATTTGGAAAATCAATTTTCCATCTTTTTCTACCTAATGCTTGTCTAAAACTAAAATTAATATTACGACCTAAAATCTGGAAAATAATACATAAAATTATACAAATAATTCCAAAAACACCTATGATAATTTTAATAAGACTTTCATAACTAAAAGCAGCACCTAAGAAAAAAACACCGAGACTAAAATATCCAATTGAGGTAAATATATACATTAAATAATTGTATAATAAACCTTTTTTAATATCTTTTTCCTTCATATTAACTAACCTCATAATCTACCAACTTGTATTAGTAGTCATTTTGTTAATATTGCTTTCTGGTGTGCTTTTTGACTTTATTGCCTGTTCGATTTGTTTGTTTTTTTGTATTTTTTCCTTATTTTCTTCATTCATTTCAGCAATCATACCGTCTACATCATTATCTTGTATACTTGTATGATAATTTAACAACTTAATAATATCTTTTTCTTCAAGAGTATTATTCCTAAATTTTGTACGACATTTAACAACATCAACAATAAACCTATTTTCACGATTAGCCATTATTTCCACTCCCCATTATTAAATTCTATATCTACAAAAGAATTAATAAAACCCAATGCCTCATAAATATCAGCTTTACTAACATATAACTCGCCATTTGGATTAAATTGATTATCAATTTCCTGAACAACAATATCCATTAAATCTTCTATATTTAAAGGAATAAACTCATCATTTTCTTCCTTAAAAGCTATAATACTATTGTTTTCTGTTCGACTGCCTTTTCGTATGGATATGTTTAGTCCGTTTTGTAAGAAAGTTGCTAATTTCCTCCTCCAAAGACGAACTTTATCATTATCCATTTGTTCTAAGGCATTTTGACTGAAAATACTTATTCCAGCACTCATTTATATCATTCCAATACGATTTCTTGATTTGCTTGCATGTTTGCTATTTGAGCTTCTTGAGCTTTCTTCATTTCAACTTGTTCAGGTGATAGATATTGAGTTTCTTTTTTAACATTAAACTCTATTGTACCCATCTGTCCTTCAAAAGCTTCTACATGAGTGGCTGTAAATTCATTTTCTGGTCCGTCATGTTTTAAAATAACAACAAATCCACCTATTTCAGTATCATTTACATCTATTCCATATTCATCTTTGATTTTCATCATAATTTCACTTATATTCATATTACTCTTTTCTCCTTAAAATTTATCTAAATTAATTTGACGACTACTGTCAAATTGCAAAATACGACTCCATGTGTCGAAATCAGCTATATCCATAAAAAAATTTTCTTCTTTACCTCTGCGAATTTTTTCTCCATCTAAACTTATATCAATATATTTCCAGTCAATATCTTTTAAATCAATATCATAATCATATACAATTTGATTGTCAGATGTTTGTAAGAGTTTTTGACTATTTCCTCTTTCTCTGAAAATTTTAAAAGTTACCATTGATTTTGGAGACCATTCATACCAAGTACATTTATTAACAATACAAGGTTCAACAAGACTACGAATTAAAACACCATCTCTACCCCCTCTAAGAGTTTTAACAGCGTCAACAATATCCATTATGTTATAGCAGATTAAACTTTCGTATTGGCTACCGAACCTTCCAAAAAAATTATATCTGTTCATTAATGGATAGTCGTATGTCCAGAAAGTGTTTATTCGTAGTATGTCGATGATTTTTTCATATGCATCAGTAATACATAAACCATTGTCATTATTACCTGTTTCAAGTTCTTTAACTTGATATCTTTCACCAAGTCGTGGAATATGTTCTGGAATTTTTTGTACCAAAACAGGGAAAACAGGATTACTTATATATTTGTCCACTTCAGGTATATATACTTGTCGATTTGATGTTGGTGTTATTCTGTTGAGATTCCGTATTTCTTGTTCGCTTTTCTTAGGAACTTTCATAATTCCACGAACAATAACTTCTTTATCTCGCTGAAAAGCCCAAACATCCTTAACACTCTCAAGACTAAAACTACGAACACCAAGCATCCTAACACAATACTGCTTAAAATCTAAAAACAAAAAATCCTCACATTCAGTAAGCATTTTCAAATCTCTATTTCTCAACACAACATTATCAAAATTACCACTTTTTATAGCATTAAAAAGGTCTTTGGTTTTTGAGTTTCCTCCTTCACCAATGCTAACACCATCAAAACTTATATCATTATTTTTAAAATCAAAAGTAAGAATTAAATGACTATATAGGTCATTTGCTCCTAAACTTTGAAAAGTACCATTTCTAATATCTGTTCGTAAAGTGTCAAAGAATCCTTTTACAGAATTAACTCTATCTGCTTTGCTTGGTTGGTCAAAACCTTTTTTTTTAATATTTATTTCTGTATTTACCATCTTGTTCTTATCTCACAACTACCTGGGGTTTTAGTTCTCACTTCTTCTTTCTTAATGGTATTTTTACCAGTAGGACTTAATCTTCCAACATCTAACCATTCACTATCTTGATATTCGTTTTTATTTACTTTCGGAGTTATTTGATAACTGTCGCACTCAAAAACATCTACATTTCTTGCTGTTAATATACCAACAAAACCAGTAACTTCGTCTTTAACCTCAATACCTAATTCTAATGGCTCATCAAATTCTTTTTTGTCAAGAACTTTTTTATAAACCTCATCAACATCTTCACTAAGTATTTCTACTTTTGCATCACATAACCATAAGTTTTCTTTTTCATTTTTATCATTAAAATGAACTATACCATATCGTGAACAGCCGTATAAATATTCTCCTCTACAACTAATTATACCTTCTTTTCCACTTTCAATATCTTTTGCTTTTTTACCTAAATTTTTTGTCATATTCATAATAAATCACCTCATAAAAAAAATAATATGGAAGTATTTAACTTCCATTTTCACTAATTTTATCTACAACTTTTTGACCTTCTTTTGAAAGTTCGTTAAACATATTTATTTGTTCTTGCATTTTTGGTAATGCTTCCACTTTATATTTACTTATATCATCAAGTGCCATCATTGCCTCCATAAAAGCATTTTTCAAAGTTTCTGGATTAACAGTAGCTTCGGTTGCTTGTCTGTGAATCTCACTACCTTGTTCTCTTAACATTTTAGAAGTTGAGTCGATGATGTCATTTGTTGTTGCATTTAAAGCATTAATTTTATCAATAACGATTTTTTGATTAAATAATGCACTTGCTACCATAATACCAACACGAAGAGCAGTTACAGTAACATTTCTTGCACGGTCAACACCACGAATTAACTCTTTATTATTCTTTTGAATAATATTTAAACTAACAATTCCTTGTTGATTTACCACAATCATTTGCTCAATATCCATTACTCTTTGTCTTAATGGAAATAAAACCTCTTCTTTAACAAAAGCTACCTGCTCATCAGTTATATTGTCATCTAATTCAGCATCATTAACTTGTCTTTGAATGTTGGCATCAGCTTTCATTCCAGCTTCAACATCATCTTTAAGTTTTTCTGTTATTTGAATTAGTTGTGTTTCTTCTGTTGCTAATGTAATGTTGTCGTTTTGTAATGACCTTTGACCTAAATCTAACGATTTAAGAATTGTAGCTATAACGACATCAGCTTTTTGATAGCGATTAAAATATTTACGAGCAGGATTAAAAAACCTACCTAAAAAACCAGTTTTCATAAAATCAATAGCACTTGGGTCTAAATCCTTTATCTGTAAATTAAGGTCAGCTAAACTATTACCAACACTCGCAGCATTCTCACCACCCTTCTCAAAATCAACAAACCTTGTACTTAACAAATTGTTTTTCTGTTGTGATTTATTTATAGCTGAAATTCCAAAATTATCAATCTCACCAACCACAATCTGCTTTTCTGCTGGATTTGTAAAATCCTTACTAAAAATATTCTCTGTAACTAACATATCCATTACCTCTTATTATTTATAACTTTCAACACTTTCAATTAAATCTTGCATTTCTTTAACAATCTCTTTAATTTTTTCATTATCAGTTTTATTTTTATCCATATTTATAACTAACTCAGACTCTAAGAAACCAAGCATATCAATACCTTTTCTTAATAAATTTATTTTATAATCAATTTCATCTTTATGTTTAATAGCATATCTTGGCTCTAAACCGAGATAGTCAGATAACATTTCATAATTTTCATTAAAAACCGTATTCCAATAATCAATAATATTACTAAACTTATTATTAGTAACACTTCCAGCTGGAAACTTCCTATCAACTAAATTTTTAACCTTATCTCTTTTATCAGTAAAAACCTTAATAAAATCACTAATATCATCATTAATATCAAGATTCCTATATAACTCTTTCATCTCAGTCTCATGCTCTTCAATCCTAACTTCTCTACGACTCAAAACAAAAAAACAAATCAAACTAATAATAAAAAAAACAACAGAACCTAACAAAATATCCATCCAACTCATCTTCTCACTCCTGATGTTTCTTCATTAAAATCAATCTTTACAATCTCATTACTGGTAGTATTAACATAAATATCAGACCACTTTTTAAGCAAAACCTGTTTTTTAACCTCATCACTAATTTTATACTCTTTACCATTACTACAAACAGCAGTATTACCGTTGACTTCAAGAATAATATCTCTTGTTTTTTGGATTTCTTTACTGTCTTCCAGCTTTTGTTGTTTCTTAGCTTCATGAGTAATACTATCAGCTACCAACATAATACCACTAAATAAAAAAACAATAATGGAAAGTATAATAATATATTTAAAAATACTACTATACCTTTTCATACAAAAAACCACCATTAATTATTCTTCTTAGAATCTGAAATCTTCTTATTATTAGTTATCTGAGTATTATAAGCATCACTATCAACACCATTACTCTGACCAACATAAACCATCTTACCATCAACAAGCTTATAATTACTTATATCAAAAATACCAGTATCTTTAAGATTCCAATCACCAAGGAAATCATTCCAACTAAAACCAACAGCATCAGTTTCATTAACAACCTCAACAATAGCTAAAATATTTGGATATCGACTGTTCTGACCATCTCTCCAACCAACATACTTAATCTTATAAGTACCACCAATCTTCATATTAATCAAAATATCTCTTGTCTCATACTTACCCATTAAATCATCTTCTGTATTCTCATACCCAACACCATTAGTATCATAAAACATTAACTGCTGAGCATTATCACACATAAGCTGACCAAAATCATTAGGATGAAACCCTGGAGCAGGACTAATTGATTTAACTGTAATAACTTCTTCTTTCACAGAACTTGTATATTTATCTTGTTCACTTACAAAACCATTTACCATTAGTGCAACACCACCAACAATAAGACCAATAACCAATAGGATACCTAAAAACCCTATAACATCTCCACTATCTGCCATATCATATCACCTATTTATTTTTTCATATATATTCTTTATACCTCTCGCATCAGAAAGAGCATTATGCTCTCTACTTTGCCATTCATTCATAATTCTATTATACTCTACATTAGAATTAACAAAACTAAGAACTTCATCATTTAAACTACGATTACTCAAACTAATACCAGCAGGTAAATTTCCCTCAAACAAATCTAACACCAATTTGTTATCATGGGGAATAAAACCGTCTGATATTAATTCAACTTCAGGAGCAAGTCTACCTAACCAACGACCAAACTCCAGCATAACACCTTGCTTGTTGTTCTTCATTTCAATTGAATATTCTTCTGTAACAAGACCTGGTGGCATTTGTTTCAAACATGTTTCAAATTCATTATATTTAAGATTACAAATAACATTATCATAAATCCACTTATCAATTTGAGATTTATCATAATCATAAAACTCGGCATAAAATTCATAATCATTTTCAGACACACAACCAATACTAACAAGAGTGGTAGGCATCTGCAAACCTGTAAATTCCGTATCAAAATACACTTTCAACATCTTCTAACCTCTTTACACAATTTTCTAAATACATTATATCCATAAATACTTCTTCATTTATATCTAAATAATATCCATTTCCTGAGTTGAATGTTAGCATTTTGTGTTTAATTTTGTAATTTTTTGGATGATTGTGTCCAACAGCCATTGTTTTAAGACTGTTTTCTTCTAAAAAACTACTAATATCCACCTCATTAACTTCATCCATATAATTCCAAGTTAAACTCAAAAAACCCAATTCTTGAGCAATTCTTGGTGGTCCAGCATGAGATAAAAAACAACCATTACAAGTAACATGATACAAAGGAAACTCCTGCATCAAACTAACATACTCATCATAAAAAGGTTGTAAAACACCACTATTACGACCACGAATATTTTGCTTAAAATGATTAACTAACAAACTATTATTTTCAAACATATATCCTCCAACCCAATTAGATGCCTCATGATTACCACATAAAACCTTAAAACCTTTTGATTTTTTTTCTGATTTTATGTCATCAAGTATTTCTGTACTTTGGTCTGGATAATCTCCATTACAATCAATCACATCACCTAAAAATATTATTTCATCTTCCCATAATTCTTTATACTTCATATAAAGAGGGTAGTTTCCATGAATATCACTTACAACAATAATATATATCACCTAATTTCAAAAAAATCCACATTATTTAAATTATACTCTTTCCCATTAATAAAAGTCAAATCAGCATCAGTAATACGGTCAATAGTCAAACCCTTTTCATGATAAACATCACTATCAATATAAACAGTCATACCTGGAGGAACACGATAACTAATACTACATGTCTCAGCATCCTCAAACTCAACAATACACTTTTCCTGAATAATATCCAAAGCCCTACTCATAATAAACATCCCTTATATCAAACATATCACACTTATCGACATTACAAATACTATCAACATACAACTTCTTCTTCAAAACACCATTCTCATCCTCAACATCAATCCTCGAATCACCAAGTTTTAAATCTGGATATTGCTGTTTAATTTTTTCTAAAATTCTAATTAAATCATCAATACTTTTACAAGTTGACTTTGATTCAAGCACTTGTTTAACAAAAACAGGTTTCATTGGCTCTTTCTCTATATAATCATACCCACCAAAAATATCTAATTTTTCACCAGTTTGAAGATTTTTAGAAACTATATGTAACTCCATAATTTCAAAATCATCATATTTAGTTTCTTCATTAAGTTTCTCTTTAAGATATTCCATTTCCATATTCACTCACCTTCTTCATCTTTACTACAATTATTACATATAGCAACATACTCTTCTGGTTGCATTGAATACCAATAATCTTTAGCATTAGATAATGCTATTTCTTTTGCTTTTTCAAGATTTTCAGCCATAATCATAACTTTCGTTTTACCATGCACTTCCAAAATCTCAATTTCATATCCTCTTTTAATTGTCTCAACTCCATTACTATATTTAAATAAAGTAGTATTAATTGATGTTTTTTTACTACCAATCATTTCCATACCTTTTTCTAAAAAACTCATATATCTTCCTCAATTAAATCATTATCAGATATACCTATCCAACCTGCATCTTCTGCAATATAAGTTAATACTTTTATAGCATTAAGTATGCTTTCTTTGTTTTTTTGAGATTTACAGATTGCTTTTCCAACTTCTCGTAAGAATTTATTTCTTGCTGGTTCGTTATACCGTATTTCTTCTATTTTAGCATAAATACCAGCTTCTATCTCATCATCAGTTATCCTTTTCATCTTCTAACTCCTTAATAAACAAATCAATATCAAAAGGAATACCTCTACCTTCTTTAAACTGTTTTTGAGCTTCTTCAATGTCTTTTATAGTTTCTTCTGTAAGTGTATAATAATCATCTTCCATCTCTTCGAACACATACCTATCTACACGGTCAAAAAAAACCTCTCTCGACATATTCTCATTAACAGCTTTTACTAAATCAAAAATAAGTTCTTTATCAGCTTTAGTTATCTTCATTATTATCACCAACATATTTAGTTAAAATAATTTCCAAATCTTGGAAAGCTTTCGCAATTTCTTTTTTACTTAAATCTTGCAATCTTTTCATAAATATTTATATATCCCTCATCCTATATAAAGGTTTCCATAAAAAATTCAAAAAAAATAAAAAATATGGTGAAAAAAACAATTCACCTAATTAACTCTTTTCATATAAGTTCTCTGACTATACCATTTTTCACGACCAGTTTGAGTGCAATAATCCCCATCTTTATAGATATGATGTCCTTTTGGTTTAAATGTAAATTCACCATCAGACACTCGTTTAGGGTTTATTTGTATATCTCCCCAACCAGAAACTGGTTTGCCAGTTTTTTTACTTGTTATACGATTCTCAAACACCCTTAAACCAGCAGGTTTAGGTGAACCACCATTAGTGCCTCTTGCACCAATCGTAGCAATATAAAACTTGTTTTTATACACAGTATGCGGCGAATACCTACCATGCATATAAACTCGCTTTAATGTTTGATTTTTACCATCTACAATAATTGTTAAAGTAGATTTCGTCTGCTTAACAACTTTAAACTTAATAAACTTATCTTTAGATACTTTTTTAGTATCTTTAACTGTTTTGGCATTTGCTTCTGCTGTTGCATAAACAACACCACATGTAATAAATGCTATTGCAAGCATTATTAATAAAACTTTTAAATATTTATTCATATATAACTAACTCTCCTATTAATTTTGTATTTTAAAAATTTTCGAATAAATTAGTTATAAAAGAACCAATCGCATATCGCTTACCGAAACTCCTCTTCAAATTGAGTTCAGAATCATAATCTCATACGAATATGCTATTGGTATCATAATACCATCTCCTCTTCTTTCCTCTACATAAAATTAAATCTCTTCCCAGTCATAACTGACCATTTTAACATTTTTTTCGATTTTCTTTTTTTCCAGTCTTTTTTGTGGAAGACTAACTAATGTTTCTCCACAAAATGGGCATTTGAATATTTTAAGTTGAAAAACATCTTCATCATTAGTGTAAAAATATTTATAACTTTCAATATAAAAACAAAACTCTTGCAACTCATTAACCCAACTAAACTCTATATATTCATTGAACCATTTCTTAAAATGGTCACAACAAAAATCAACTTCTTTAACATCAGCTATTTGTAATTTCGGACTATGAACTTTAATATCATACTTTAATCTGGTCATAACTATCCCAATGTTAAATCATTCTTAGCAAAGAAATTAAGAACAAGGTCACCTTCATCTATTTGTTGTCCATTATAAATAATATAGGCATAATTATAGATTTTACAATTAAATATAATCTCATTGATTAATTCAATAGCATTATCGTTCTGAAATTCACTATGTTCAACTTCTTGGTCTATTTTTTCATTAGGATTAAAAATACTTTGTTTTCTAATCATAACTTTAAAATCTACACCATTTACACCAGCAATATCATTCAAATCAATAAATACAACTGGCTCTTGACTCAATATATCTTCTTTGCTTAAATCATAAACTGTCATTAAAATCACAATTATAACATTATACTTCATCTTATATAAATGTTTCCATTATTTTCAAAAATTTGTAAATTTTCAGATTCTTTTAAATACTATGAATAACATATTATAATATATAAGTTTTACTAAACATTTAAATATGAGAACAAAATTATGCAAGATTTCGAAGATATATTTTACGCAGAAGACCAAGAGTCATTAGACTTTTTAGGACGATGCTACCGTGACCCAGTTTTATTCGCTGAATCATTTTTTAGAAACGATGCAGGAGAGCTATACCAACTCGAACCACATCAAAAAGCATTTCTAAGAGACGAAGCAAGTAACAGAGTATTATTCTGGGGTCGTCGTATGGGAAAATCAGAAATCGTAATCATCGATATGATGCACAAAACGATTTTCACACCCAATTACAGCATATTTGCTATAACACCATTCGCAAATCAAGCAGAAAGACTATCAGAACAAATGAGTGATATCATACATCGCTCAGACGGTATAATAAGTCTATTCACCAAAGATATCCAAAAAAAGAAACACCTTGTAAACAGAAGCAAAATACAACTAAGTACAGCAGGAAAAGACACAACATCAGGACTTATTGGTGGAGGAGCAAACTATGTATTCATGGACGAAGCACAAGACTTATCAGAAATCCTATACAGTAAAATAAGACCTATACTTCGTGGACAGATATTGGGTGACCCAAAAATCGTATTTTCAGGAACACCAAGAGCAAGGCAAGGATTCTTTTATAACAGTATAAATAATGCATACAGAATATATGAAGATAATCAAGTAACACAAAACCCAGAAGGAATATACTCATTACACAGAAAACCAACAGTATTCTTGGACGAAGAAGATAACATAATAAGTACAGGAACACCTCGTATAACAATAGATGAAATGGAAGAAGAAAAAATAGCATTATCACTAATGGAATTCAAGCAAGAATACGCATTACAATTCCTTGATACATTAGGAAAAGTATTTCCAACAAAACTCATAGAAGAATGTGAATCAAACGACCCATTAGAATTTGGAAGTTTAAAACCATGTGTAGCAGGATTAGATTTTGGAAAAATAAATAACAATAGTGTACTATTCATAGCAGAATTTGACAAATACAAAAACTTAGAAATAAAATACATGCACGAATGGGAACTTGGAACAAAATACACAGAAGTAACAGATTTCATGAAAAACACTATCCCAAAACATTACCCAAAACTAATAAAATTATCAGCAGATATAACAGGAGTAGGACAAGGTGTATTAGAACACTTTGATGGATTTACAACATACGAAGTAGAACCAATAATGTTTTCACAACGCTCAAAAATAGATTTAGTAGAAAATACAGTAGCAATGATGGAAGCAAATAAAATATCATATCCATATCATAAAAGATTCCAAATGGAAATGAGTCAATACATGAGGGAAATAGGAAAAAATAACTTAATAAAATATGTAAAAGGAGAAAGTGACGATTATGTAGATGCTTATGTGTTATGTGTAAGAGCAGGAACAACAGCAGAAATACCAGTAGACCCACAAGTAATACAAATCGGCTCAAACTTATTAGGAAACAAAGTAAACATAAACCAACCACCAAAATTACAAAGAAACAATAACCAAAATTTATATAAAAATAGAAGAATCAGGGTGTAAATTTATATGGAAAAAATAGAAAACCAAATGATAATAAAAAACAAAGAAGCAAATGAAGAACCAAAAATGAGTGTAAAATTTGCTCAAAATGTTAGACAATATACAAAAGAATCATACTCACAACAATTCGTTAATTATAGAAACATAGCAGGACAACAATCAATATCAATAGATATTATAGATGGACTATATGATAGTACAATATTTAATAGATTGTTAAACAAAATAGCAAGTGATGCTATACCAGATATGTATACAATACAAATAGTAGATGTAGATGGAAATAGATTAACAGATTTAGAACAAGAATGTAGAGTAATGCATGCAAACCTTACCAGACAAAATTTAAGATATATTTTTAGAGATATGTTAAAATACGGAAGTACATGCACATATATTGGTGATTTTCAAGACGGAGTATTACAAGAACCATTTAACCTCGATATCCAGAATGTAGAACCAAAAATAAATACATCAGAAGGAACTATAGATGCATGGGTATATAATGACGGTGATAATGAAATAGAAATACCACCAGAACAAATAATGTTTTTTGCATTAGACCCTTTAACAGGAGAAATATTTGGTCGAAGTATGTTAGGACCAATTATACACATTCTCCACTTATTTTTAAACACAGAATTAAATTTATCAGAAATTGTAGATAAATTCGTTATACCAATTTTATCTTGGATTGTAAAAGATGAGAGTGTAAATGACCAAAAACTTACTCAATTAGCGAATAGTATAATGAACCAATATCAACAAGGTGATGATATAATTTTAGCAGGAGATATATCTACTGAAGTTATAGGTGCTGCACAGTCACAATTTGACCTTGTTCCAATTTTACATGAGCTTAAAGAAACATTAGGTATTATGACTGTTCCTTTCCAGATTTTAGGTGGGAAAGCAGATAATTTATCAAGTTCTACTGTGCAATTGAAAACTTATTTACAACAAATTGGTGATTATCAGAGTATTGTTTCTGATGGGCTTGTTAGAAATTTATATAAACCATTTTTAACATCATTAGGTAAAGAATCTGGTCTTGATTATCAGAATATTTATATTAACTTCCCAAGAATTACAATTGAAACTCCAAGTGAGAGTATTAAAGCTATTATTCCTGCTGTTCAAGCTGGTTTAATGGATAGAGAGGAAGCAAGAAGTGATATTGGTCTTCGTGGTGTTCCAGTTCCTATAGATGAAATTGAAATAACACAATTACAAGTCCAAGCTCCTCAAAATAAAGATGGAAGGGGTGGCGACCCTAATAATGAGCCAAGTCAAAATTCAGGTGATAATAATGGAAATTAATAAGGTGAAAATATTTTACTGTACTGAGTGTAATAGACGATTCTTAGATGAAGATGAATTAACCACATGTCCAGCGTGTGGTAGTTCTATCATTGCAGGAATTCCGAGAGATACTGTGCAGATTATATTGAGCGAAGTGTGATAATTAGTGAAAAAGATAAATAATTATAAACAATTAAAACAAATATCAGAAGAAATATTAAAAAATAAAGGTGTAGCTACAGCTAAGGAAGTTTATTCAGAAATAAATGATGAATATACAATAAGTAGGGTTAGAATTAGTCCAAAAAAAGTATCATCATATCTGAGACCTTTTTCGTCAGGAAAAAAGGATAAGAACAAAGTTTTAATTTTTAAATATAAAGATTAAACCATTTTTGTAAACCACGCTCCTATCTTTATATACAAACACCGAACATAAATAATAATAGTAATATTAATTAATATTAAAATAATATAAACTATTTTTTAGGAGTCAGATATATGGCTGATAAAGTTAAGTTTCATGATGTGCAACTGTTTTCATTTAACGATGAAGGAAATGCAAATAAACAGCATTTAAGTGTTAAAGGATATGCTATACACACAGGAAGGTTTCACGGCATAATTGAAATACCAGAAAGTGAAATACAAAATGCAGCAAATACATTAAACGGTAGAAAAATATTCAAAAACCATGAATACGATACCGATGATGTATTAGGAAAAATACTAAGTACCAATGCTGAATTAGACCCATACAATAGCAAAATGGCAGTAACATACAATGGATATATCGATAAAAACGAAGAAAAAATTATCTACAAAGTCGAAAACGGATTATTAGATTCAACCAGTATAGGATTTGAATTTGAACCAGAATGCGGAATTTGTGGAAAACCTTTAAAAGAATGTCATCATTTCATATGGGATGAAGGATTCTACATAATAGCAAGAAATGTAAATGTATTAGAACTATCAGTAGTAGGAATACCAGCAGACAAAGATGCAACAGTAGAAGCAATGGCATTTTCAAAGAACAAATTTATGGAAGATTTAGAAAACCAATTTAGTTATAAATTTAAAGCTCATAAAGGAGATGTTCCATTAAATCAAAATACCCTAACAAAAGAACAAATTTTTGTAGGAGATATATTAGAAGATAAAATTGATTTGAAGGAAGAAATTAATAAGATGCTAAAAGAGGCATTTGAAAAAGAAAATATAAAAAGTGATAAAATGGCAGAAGAAAATAAAAAAATTCTTGAATTACAAGAAAAATTAACAACAGCTAACGATAAAATCACAGAATTAACTGAAGCTCATGATAACAAAGTCTCACAATTAAAAACAGATTTTGAAACAGAAAAGAATGAGGCAGTTGAAAGCTTACAAGACCAAATCGTTGAAGAAAAAGGTAAAGCTATAGAAGCACAAAATGCTCTTGAAGCATTACAAGAAGAAATAGATGGATATAAAGAAACTATATCTAATTACGAAGACAAACTTGCAGAAATCGACCAAGCAAGATTATCTGATAAAAAAGCAGAATTATTAGCATTACATAAAGAGCTAACCAAAGAAGAAGAATTTGATGGATTAGATGAAATGGATGAAACATTTATTGACAAACAAATTACTATGCTACAAAAAATTAAAGAAAATCAAGGTGTAGTAAAAAGATTTACCAATAAACAAGTACACAACCCATTCAAACAACAAGCACAACCTCCAGAAGATGGTGAAGAAGCTTTAAGTTTAGAAGAATTTATCGGAAGCAAATTCAAAAAATAAATAACCTTAACGGAGTAACGATAAAATGGCAAATAGAAAAGCAGATGCAATCACAATGACTGCTGAAGAAGATATATTAAAAGCAAAACAAGCTATCGGTGCAAAAGCTAAAAGACAAACAGTCGGAAAAGCTGTTATCTTCGGAGACACAACTATCAGAAATAATCCTGGTATGAAAGAAGCTAACGAAGGCGACGAAGCAAAATTTGCAGGCGTAATTAAAGCAGTAAGCGGAGAACAAGTAAGAGACTGTTCAATGCCTTATAACATCGGAGATGTAAACTGCCCAACAAATGTATCAGCATCAGTAGAAAGAAATTGCGAAACAGTAGTATTATTATCAAGCGATGTAGACGCAAATGGCGAATTAAAATTAGGCGACAACGGAACTTTCCAAGCAGCAGCATCAGGTGACGATGTAGTAGGAAGAGCATACGAAGAAGGGGAAGATGGACAACCTATAATGGCGTACATAAGTGCTGCACAATAAACAAAATAAAAAAGAAGGAAATTGATATTTATGGCAAATACAAACATAGGACAATTCGCAGCTGGTGGAGTAACTACATCTGATGACAGATGGGACCCACAATTAGCAACAACTCTTATCCAATACTTAGAAAGAGAATCAGATTTCAGAAAATTCGCTAAAACTGTAACTATTCAAAACACATTTTCATACACAATACCAGTAAAATACGAAGCTGGTATAGCAGTAGAAGTTGTTGAAGGTGCAGAAATACCAAAATTCAGAGATGTATACGACAAAATCACAGTTAATGTTATACAAAATGGTACTGGTATCAGAATGACTGAAGAAGAACAGTTATTAATGGCATGGGAACCTGATTACTTCCAAAAAGAAGCAACAGCTGCAATGAGAAGAATCTTGAAGAAAGAAAACAAAGATATTGCAGAAGTTTTAATGGCTGGAGCAGGTATCGAGAAAAATATATCAGGTGGATTACTATTATGGGAAGACATCGTAGATTTCAAAGCTGAAATGGAAGACCAAGAATACATGGTAGAACCAGGTATTATATTAATGAGTCCATTCAGATACAACGACTTAGTAAAAGACCCAATGTTCCGTGACTACTCACAAAGTGGAATTGGTGGAGTCTTAGAAAGTGGACAAGTAGGAAGAAAAGTAGCAGACATGACTATCTACATCATACCAGAAGTAGGAGATTCAGTTTACTTAATCGACCAAACTTTAGAACCATTATGGTTAGTCCAAATGGGTCAAGCAAATGTATACAAATACTTCCTTGATGAAACAAGAGAAGATGTACTCGACATAACAATATACGAAAAACCAGTTGTTGTAAGAATTGATGCAATTGGAAGATTAGTAATAGGACCTTAATCTTATTAACTAATCATATTTTATTATTTTAAATCAGAAAAGACGGTGATATGATGGCAGGAAAACCAAAAGGAAAAACAAAAACTGAAAAAGAAGCAGAGGCAAAAGTAGCCGAAGAAGCTAAAATTAAAGAAGATGCAAAAATAGTTAAAGAAAACGAAACAAAAAAAGCTCCAAAAGAAAAAGAAGAGCCAAAAAAAGAAAAAAATTACTATAAAAAAGCAATCTTCGAACCAGTTAACTCAGCAACACAAACAAAAATCTTTGACCTAACTGTAACAAAAAACATTGAAATAGATGGAGTATTACAAAAAACAAAAGAACCAAAATACAAAAGTCTACCAGCATATCTAACAGTATACAAAGGAGATATACCTTTAAAACTAACAAAAGAACAATATGATGACCTTAAAAAAGAAGGCATAATTGAAACAAGAGAAGAAAGAGATGAAAGGTTCAGACTCGGAGAAAAAGCTATACCAAAACAACACGGTGTAGATAAAAGATTAGCTCCAGCATCAAAAATAGCAAAATTATATGAAAACATATTAGTAGAAGTAGATGAGTAAAAATGATATATACAACTGATTACATCAGAAAACTTTTAGAGTTAGACCCAAGAGTAATTGATGATGAACAAATCAGTTTTCTCATCGACCATTATACAGAATTAATACAAGCTAAAACTGGTGCAGGAGTAGATGATATAGATACTCCTTTATTTCAAAATGCAGTTATGGAAGGAATAGCTTGTAATTTATCAATGACAAATAAAGGTTCAATAATACAACCAAATAGAGTAAAAGTTGGATATTACGAAGAAGAAACACGCTCAAGAGCTGATGTAAACAGAGACCCAACATGGTGTGAAATGTATGCTGATTCATTGGATGATATAATAGCATATATCCAAAAAGCATATGGATTTAAAGCATTAACACGACAAGGAGCGAGGGAAAAGCGTGGCTTTTATTAATACTTTACCATTACTTGAAAATCCTGAAATTGAAATAACTCTTTTAAAAAGAAAAAAATCCTATGAAAAAAATAAAATAGGAGACCAAAAAATCAAATGGAAAGAGATAGAATCAATAAGAGGAGTAATTCAAAGAAAACAAAATCAAGAAATTGATTTTAGTGGTTCAGAAAGTCAAATAGCATACTTCGGAATGTTCTTACCAACAGACAACCTTTTAATACCAAAAAACAAATTTGAAGATTACAGGATAAAATTCAAAAGCGATTACGAAACCATTGTACTAAAGATAAAATCATTTGACCCAAACCTATTCATAAGACTAAATAGAAACCATATAGAAATGGAATTAGAAGAGGATAGAAAATGGAATGCGATTATAACGAATATGGGGAAGTAATTGCTGAATATTTTCCAGTTAAACCAGAAAAAAGTTTAGCAATATTTTTACATTCAGCTAATTCTGCTGAGAAAGGACATATAGCTCAAAAGGTTTGGACAAGAGTAGGACAAGAAATAGTTCAACGAGCTAAAGGATTTTTAGTAGAAAATGAATCTTATGATACAGGAGCTCTTTATAACAGTACACATGCAGAAATACATAATGGAAGTTTACAACTTTTAGCAGATGCAAGAAACCCAAGAAGTGGATATGCTTATGGAGGAGCAATAGAATATGGACATGTACTTCGTAATGGAACATTTTTTGGTGCAAAACCATTTTTAAGACCAGCAATAATGTTATCTATTAACCATATAAGAGGAGAATTTGGAAACGAAATAATGCAAGATTATATGGCTAAAAATCATGGTGCTGGAGGAATAGAAAGTGGATTTATGAGTTTCGGTATAGGAAGCGGTAATCTTGGTAATATAGGTCAATTTGGTAGATGGCAAACAGGTAGTAGATTTGGTGGATGGCAAGCAACAACTTTCAAAATGGCACAAAGACAAACATTGAAAGTAAGAAACCTTAATTTAAAAGGTATGGAAAGTGTAAATACCAAAGCAATGGGTGGATTTAGCATAAGACACTACGGAAAAAGTGTATCAGACTTTATGTAATTTTTAAAGATAATATGGAAACTAAAAACGAAGTAATAAAACTCTTCAGAGAAATCTGCGGAACAGAAAAACAAAACGGATATTATCTGAAAATCGATAAAAATATCGAAGTTCCAAACTATATAGACAAAGATGAACCAGTAGAATACCCAGAAATCAGAATAACACCATTTTTATTAGATACAGAAATAGAAAAGCTTGAACAAAAAATAAAACCATATATAAAACTTGAAAGAAAAATTTATCAAGGAACATTTCAAATAGATATATTCTCAAAAGACACATCACAAGTAAATGAAATTTATCAAAAGCTATATAACAGAATAATAGATTTCTTAAACCCAGAAATAATTATATACGGATATGATGACGAGGATACTGAATACATTAACGACTATTATTTCAACAAAAACTATAAAAAAGAAAACTCAAAAATAAGCCAAATATTAGTAGAATCATGTCCATTAGATAGAGTATATAGATTTAAAGATTTATTTGAAAATTCATGGTTTTTAGGTAAAAAAGGATTATATATTAAAACTCAACAAAATATCCAAACACTTAAGATTAAATATATACTTAATGGTATGGTATTTCCTGATGGATTTTCTGCTAATAGTAAATATTTATATAACTCTAAACCTTATGGATATAGATATTTATCTGAATCTGAAAAAAATGAAGTTAAAAGAGTTATGTTTGAAGTTCCACTAACTTATGAATTGCATAGAAAATATAAGCTTGGACCAATCATTAAAGAAATAAATATTAAGGAATGATTATACAATGGAAAAAAAAGAAAAGGTCAAAAAGACAAAAAAGGTTGAAGATAAGAAACCATCACCACCTCCTAAAAAAATAGAGAAAGAGTTTGATGGTATGGAATTAGCTAAAGCAATGGGCATTCATTTTGCAGATTTGGATACCATCATGTATAGAGAGAATCTTAAACCAGGATTTAAAATAACAACAAAAAAGCTAAACGAATTATATAATAAAATTATAGGAAGAAGATGATACAATGGTAGTAAGACAACCAGGAGTAAAAATAGGTATATTCAATACCCCACAAGTTGGAGAAGTGCTTCCTGATAGAATTTGGGCTACATGTGTAGAGACAAATAAAGGACCGTTAATGACACCAGTTTTAGTAACAAGTCCAGAACAAGCAAAAGACATCTTTAACTTTGATGCAACAGCATACTTTAAAGTTGGAGGACAAGGGCTAAGATTAGTTAGAGTTGGAAGTGGAAGTGTAGCAAAAGCAGAATATACAGTTCAAGATACAAATAATACTGATTTATTTACTTTAACTGCAAAGTCAGAAGGAACTTTTGAAATATTAATAAATACAATGCCATATTATGGTACTGGGTTTACATGTAATATTTCAGCAGAAGGATACACAACAGAATACAATGAAGGAATCAACACAATACAAAACTTAGTTAAACTTATAAACAACAAATCAAAACTTGTTACAGCAGAATTTATAGCAGAACCAACAACTGGAGAAACAATAGAAACAAATTTAAATACAGCATTAACTGGTGGTTCAAATGGTGATGGAGACCCAATAACAGGAGAATTACCAGAAACAGAAGCACCATTTGCACATCGTGAAGGATTAAAATTATTCGAACATGAAAGAATAAGTGGAGTATTCTCACAAAGCAAATACTTATCAGTACAAAATGAATATGTATATCATGCAGACCAAATGAGTCAACCAGAAGTATGTAGATGGAGATATGCGTTAATAGGAGCTGTAGACAGACAAACAAAAGATGCTATTATACAAAGAGCTGAAATATACAATAATGAAAGAATATTATTCGTAGGAAGAGGAGTAATAACAGATGAAGGAAAAGAATACTTACCATACGAAGCAACAATATTTATAGCAGGAAAACGCTCATCATTATTCTACGGAGACTCAATATTTGGATGGGAAAATAAAAAACTCTTAACAGGTGTAGCAGATGTAATGGATATGACAACTGATGGAGTAATAACAACAGAACTTGATATGGATGAATATAACGAAAAAGGAGTTATAACATTCAAAAAAGAATACAATAATGTTGCAATTACAGAAGGAGTAACAACAGTACAAGCTGACAATGATACCCAACAAGATGAAGAGTCAATAGTAAGTATAATAACATATGTATCATATGAAGTATATGAAATTGCAAGAAGATTCATTGGTAGAAACATCACATCAGAATTACAAACAGCAATTGAAGAAGTTATCAAATCAAAGCTATCACAAATAAAATCAGAAGATAGAACATTAATTGATATCGAAGACCCAAATACACCAGCATATGATGTAAAAGTTTCAATTCAACCAAGAGAAAATCAAAGAGCAGGTAAAATAAATATTACATTAGTAATTGTACCAGTTCACGCTCTAAGACAAATTGAAGCAACTATTATAGTATTATAAGGAGTGTTAAAATATGGCAAACGGACCAGTATATTTTGAAACAGGATTCATACTAATTGGCTCAACAAGAGTAGATTGTGAAGAAATAACAATCAATTCTTCAAAAGACTCAAACCCATACTATGAAAGTGGAAGTAAAGATGCTTCATCAATAAGAACAGGAAGAAAAAGAGTAGAATTCACATTAAGAAGAGCATTTTCAGATAATATATTTAGCAAAATATATGAAAGTGATTGTGAATTTACACTATTACTTTTTAATAATGACTTAGAAGAACCACAATTAGTAATGGCAGTACAAGGGTGCAAATTAACTTCAGATAATATAGGACCAGTAAACGGTCAAGATGTAGTTAAACAAGAAGCTCAAGGTGCAGGTACTAAAAGAGTAGTTAGTATTGACCAGATAAGAACAGCAATAAAGAACGAATGTACTTTATAAAAACATAATTCTCCTTAATTGGAGAATTAAAAATTTTTTTTATTTTCAAAGAGGTGTAAGAAAAGATGAAAATAAAATGTATCGGAAATACAAAAAACTTGACCAAATATCCAGAAATGGAACTAATTTTTTTAAATTTAATGAATATAGTGAGTGTGAACAAGAATGAAATTTGATAAAGGAGTAGATAGTTCAGAAATTCAAGAATTATCTAATAAAGTGGAAAAAGAAGTTGTTGAAGTAAGGAAAAAATCAAAAGCAGAATTATATCTTGATAAAGAAGACCTTGAGCTTGAAGGAGTAAGTACATTTGGTGAAGAACCAAAAACTGAAGATAATGAGATTGATGATAAAGTAGATAGTATTATTGAAGAAGCTGGTAGTGCTCAAATTAATACTAAAACAAGATTAAGGAAAGAAAAAGTTAAAGAATATGAAGAAATTAAAGCAACTGAAGATTTAATTTTTACAAGAAAAGATAAAAAGATACCACTTAAAATACCTGTAAGTGATACTGAAGCTATGGTATTTATGGCTAAAAGGTTATCTGAAAGAGAAATGCAAAAATATTTTGATAGAAAATTAATGACAAAGAATCAAGATGATTTAAGTGATGAGGAAGTGGAGTTACTTAGAGAAAAAAATTATGAATTATTAGCAAAAGTTATTGTAGACCCTAAAATGAGTTCTGAGAAATGGGCAGATGTAGATGCACCATTATCAAATGAATTAGGTATTAAAGTTGCATCTTTATTATCAAATATTAATGAAACAAAATTGTTAGAAGATTTTAAAAAAAAATAGAATATTCTACTGAGTTAAAGTTAGATTATTTATTATGTAAAACATATAAATTATGGCCCTCAGAACTTGGAGAGCAATTAGAGGAAGGAAAAATAAAGCAAACTGATATTGATTTTGTTAGAGCAGGTATGCTTTGGGAAATTGAATTAGCACAAAAAACAGGATTTCCATTAGGAATATAAATATAATATACCCCAGGTAAAAAAATGGTAGGAGAAAGTGTTGGTGGAGCTATGGGTGCTCCAAATATAGTGAATTTTGTACTTACAGCTACAAATAGAACAGGTATGGGTACAGCTGCGGCTATGACTAATTTTGCTTCTTTAAGGCAAATGAGTTATATGAGTGGTCAAGCTTTAACTAATTCTTTAAATACGGCACAAGGTGCTGCTATTGCTATGGCTGGTGCTGCAACATTAGCTTTAGGTGCAGCTACTATGGAAGCTGCTAAGTTTGAACAACAAATGAATCAAGTGGCAGCTGTGTCAGGTGCTACTGCATCACAAATGAGTTTTCTTGGTCAACAAGCTAAGGATATGGCTGTTAAATATGGTGCAGATATGAGTATGCTTAATGAAGGTCTTATTACATTAGGTCGTGCTGGATTAAAAGATAGTGCTGACCAAGCAAAAGTTCTTGAAGAAGGTTTAAAACTTGCTAAGATGGAAGGTATTGAATTAAATGATTCGTTAGAAATGCTTATTACTACTACAGGTTTATTAGGTACTGATGTTGGTGTTGAAGGTTTTACAGACGATTTAAGAGAATTAAATAAACAATTAATTACAACGGCACAAACAGCACCAATTAAAGTAAAAGATATAATAGCAACATTAAAATATACTGGTGGAACAGCTGATTTAGCTGGTTTAGGTAAAGGAGAAGGAAGAGAAGACCTTTTCGGAGTAATTGCACTATTAGGTTCTCGTGGTGTTAAGGGAGATGTAGCAGGAACAGCATTAAGAGCATTCCTTACAAGACCAGCAGCACAAGCAACACCAGCAGTAGATATGCTTGGAGCTATAGGTTTAAAACCAGGAGACTTATGGTCAAAAGATGGAAATCAAGCAAAACCAATATCAGAACAAATACAATTAATTAATGACAGCATGGATGCTTACGAATTAAGTCAAATGCAAAGAATTGAATTTTGGAGCAAAATGGTTGGACCAAAAATGGCAAACCAAATAATGAAAATAGACCCAAAAGCAGTTGACCCATTTCGTGAAAAAATAGCTGAAGGAATAGATGTAGAGGAGAGAATAAATAAAATTCTTGAATCGGCTACTGAAAAATGGAATCAATTAAAAGAAGCGTTTAAAGTTGGTTTGATTAATGTTGGTAATAATTTATTAGTAGCAGTAAAACCAATACTTGATGCTTTAACATGGTTTTTTAAAGCAGTTGGAGATAATCCATTTTTAGGATGGATAACAACTATTGTATTACTTGGGGGAGCGTTTTTAGGACTTGTTGTTGCTACAAAATTATTTGTAGGAGTATTAAGATATGCGATAACAGCACTAAGAACAGCAGATACATCATTTAATGGAATTATGAAATCATTAGGTATTTTAGCTGGAGAAACAGAAGCAGCATCCGTTGCAGAAGGTGAATTAGCTACAAATACAGGTATACTATCAGGATTAATTCAAGATACAAGTGTATCAGCAGATATGATGAGTGGGTCATTAGGAGAAGTATCAACAGTTACGCCAATTACAGCAACAGCAGTAAATGATTTAGGACTTGCACTCGGATTAGTTAATACAGAAATGGAAACAGGAATACCATTAACAAACTCTTTAGGATTAGAAAACATAGCATTAGGTGAGTCAGCAGGAACTGCTGCTTTAGAAGTAACTGCATTAGCTATTGCCCAAGAAAGATTGAATGTAGCACAAATGGCATCAGTTGGCTCTGGAATTAAAACACCTGGTACTGGTAAAGGTATTAATATTAATAAAGCAACTATGGGTATGTCAAGTGCATTTGTTGGTTCAGAACTTCTAAATGAACAAGCAGTAATAAAAAGATATTTAAAAAGCTACGAAGACACACTTTTAAAACATAAGGCATTTAATAATGGAATGTTTTATAATGCACATAGAAGTGGAATGTCAGGAATAAAAGGAGGAGGTTATTTACCACCATTTACACTTCCTGGTGGAGGAAGCCCAATGTCACCATATGGTAGTATGCCATTCTATGGAGCAGGACATCACGGTGGAGCTAATTTTAATCGACCTGGGTTTGCATACAATTATGGTAATTATAATGGAATTACAAGCAAACCAACACCTGTAACTATAAAAGGTGTTGATTTAATGAGTGGCTCAAGAATAGCACCAGCAGCTACAACAACAGGTGGAATAGCTGGAGGATTAAGTAATTTATTTACTAATACTGGTACAAAAGGTCTTAATAATATAGGTACAGATATTGGTGGGGGGCAAATTTTAAAAAATCTTAAAAATGCTGACCAAATTGATAATGTTATGAAAAATCTTAACATGAAACAATTTACTGGTGGTGGTCAAGCTGCTATAGATAATTTACAAGCATCAATTAAAGGATTTAAAGAAACTGAAGATATAATGCTTGTTGGAAATAGTGTTAATGGAGCTCAAAATTTAATACCAAAAGCTAATAAAGAACTAACTGATGAAGCTGCTAAAATAGGATTAATGAGCAAATTAAGCACATTTTGGAAAGAAGAAATGGTAGCAAATAGTCTTATAAGTAGTACAAGTAAAATAGGTCAAAGTGCAGCAGCTGGTGAAGGAGCTATGGCATCATTATCTACAGCTATTATGGGATTAGCAAGTCCAATTGGAATAGCTATAATAGCTATAGTTGCTATTATAGCAGTAATAGCTATTTTTGCAATTATGCATGATAATTATATGAAAAATCTTGAAAAATTAAAAGAAAGATTTGATAAACAAAAGAAAGCATATGAAGAAAACAAACAAAAATTAGATGACGCTAATCAATCATTAAAAGATAATACCGAAAGATTTGGAGAAAATTCAGTACAAGCTCAAAAAAGTGCAGAAAATGTAAAAAAATATACAAAAGCAATGGAAGAGTCTAATTTAGCAATGAAAGTAGCTGCAAATCAAATAGCTAAAGAAGAATCAGATGGTTTTTGGGGAATGTGGGGAGATACTGGAAGTAACGGTATTCATGCAAGTGCTTACAATTTATTTCAAAAATTAGGTATGAACGAACAAAAATATGAAGACCCATCAAAAGGAACATGGGCAGCTGAAATGTTTAAACAAAAATCAGCAGGTTCATGGGATAATTCAATCTATGGTGCTTTTTTAAAATTTTCATCTGGTACCTGGGATATGGACAAAAATTTAAGTTGGCAAAACGCATCAACAAGCGGTAATCCTTTTTCAATAGCAAATCAAAGTAGGGTATATGAAGATAATCTTCAAGTAGTTAATGATTTCTTATCAAAAAATGGAAAAGCAATGAGTAAACTTAATACTTATTGGAGTGATTTCACAACATTATATAATAAACAAACAGATGCACTTAATATGGTTAAAACAGATAATAGTAATCCATTATTAGACAAAATGCAAATGTGGGAAGATATTGAAGTTGCAGCTGATGGAAGTGCTAAATTAGCAATAGATGCAGCACATAAATATGGTATTGCAGGAGAAGATTTTGTAAAATCATTAAATGATTTAGTAAAAGAAACAGGAATGAGTGTTGATGAAGTTAAAAGAATGCTTGATTGGATGCAAGTAGAACAAGTTGTTGCAAACTCAAATGTATTAATGGAATCTGAAACAGACAATATATTGAAAAAAATGGATATGATAGATTCAGGTATATCACAAGGAAATGAAAATGTTAGTGCTATGTTTGGAAATACATTAGAAGCACAAAATGCGATGATTGATATTCTTGCTCAAGAATATGCTGACCAAATATGGAGTAGAGCATATTGGACTGTATTTTGGAATAATGCATGGTTAAGTCTTTATGAAGCTCTTGATATATTAGTAAATAGTCTTATTGATGTAATATGGCCCATAGCTCAAATATTAATTGGAATTTGGAATATAGCTGATGCTATTGGAAATTTAAATGAAAATGGTTTTAATGGTGTAATTGCTGCTTTAGGAGGATTTATTGAAGGATTAGGTGAACAAGCTAAAAAAATACCTGTTGTTGGAAATGATATTGGTGGATGGCTACAAGATAAAGGTAAGGGTATGAAGGTTGAATATTCTAAAAAAGCTGGAATAGACCCTAATAAATATAGTTCAACCCAACCAGTAAGTAATATAAAAGGAACATGGGGTGCTTCAAATATACAATCAAATGCCGCAATAAAAGGTTTATTTGAAAGCATGGGTATTAAAAATGTAAGTATAATTGGTAATGGAAGTGACCAAACTTATGTTGACCTTAAAAAATTCCTTAAAAAGAATTTAGATATGAATTATAGAGGAGTAGCTGGAGAAGGTGGAGATGATTATCCTGGTTCTGGAACAGATTCTATTGGTGATGGTGGAAAAGGAAAGAAAAAATCAGACCTTGATGCACTAAAAAAAATTACAGTAGATTATGTATTTTGTAAAAATAAAAGATTACCAGATATAAATGTAAACTTACATGATAGAGCACCATTAGTTGGAGTAGACCAGAAAAAACTAAATATAGGAAAAATGGAAGTAATAACAAGAAAAGACAATCCAGATGACTATATGAACGCAATAACAAATGATTTAATTAAAAAAGCAGATATAATTGCACCAACAATTATTTCAAGTAAAGGTAACCCAGATATATCAATATAAAGGTGATGAAAAATGGTAGAATTTGTTGAAGATTATGATGATTATGAAACAATAAAAAAACATAATGGACAAATACTTTTAGTTCCAATGTCAGATGAAAACTTAGAAAGATTAATATTAAGAGCATCTGATATAGAATATCAAAGAAGAAGAACAAGATGGAATACTTTTGATTCTGCACATGGAACATTAAAAATACCATCATTATGTGACCAATATGCTTCACTTAAATTTAGTACATTAATAACAGACGATATCCATCCAAATTATGTTTCTGGATTTGAACCACAATTACCAAAAATTGATGATGAATATTTTGAACTTGTTAGAGAATTTTTATTAAAATATGATGGAGAAGCTGTTCGTGTTATTTGTGAGTTATTTGAAACATTTGATGGTGTAATAGAAGAGATATCTCACAAAGTTGAGGGTGGAACAACTGATGCTGCTTATGAAGTTACTATTGAAGGTTTAAGGTGAATAAAAAATGACCATAATGAATTTAGAAAAAAATTTTGTAGTAAAAACTACAAAAGATAATAAAGAACATAGATATTTCACCGAATTTTCATATGATAAAAGTATAGATAGTCCTATGGGAACAGCAACATTAAAATGTCCTTGGAGTAAAGAATTGTGGTCATATTGGGAACCTATTACACAAACGGTTGGTGTTAAAGGTGGTGTATATGATGATTTATGGCTTTTTATAGGAAGAGTTCGTGGAATTAGTTTAAACGGACAAGATATGGAAATAAGTCTTCAAGATATTGGTTGGAAAATTAAACAAATGATGCCACAAGATTTTTATGAAAAAAAAGTAAAAAACAAAACCATATATAGTGTATTAGTTGATATTACTAATCATTTAGGTTTTGACAAATCATATATAAAACTTAATGTTGGTGGAGATTACGCTTTTGATAAAGATGGTAATTTAAAGCATAAAGGAGAAGATATTTACAAAATACCTGATGTTTTAAAATCTATAAAAAATACACCCTTTTATACAATGCGTGATAATATAATGAATGATGGAATAGATACAGCTGGTATTTTAAAAGATAATAAAACACCAGACAGTAGAACTTTTTTCATACCTCAATATCCAGAATACTTAAGAGATTATACAGATATTAATATTAGTTACAGTAAGCAAGAAAAAAAAGATATAGAAAGACTTGATAAAACACAAAATCCTAATGATAATAAACCCACAATATCAGTTAAAGCAAGACCAAGTTGTGGGTGTTGTATGAATAGAACATCATTTCCTTATGTTTGGAAAAAATATACTTGGATAAATCAATGTGTAAGTTCAACATGTAAAAATAGGTCTCATAAAGGGATTGGTCAACTTTATTTGGCTCATGATAAACCTGGTAAATGGATGACGAAGCTTGATGGTCAAATAACATGTAAATCGTGTAGTGCTGATTATTGTGGTGTTTGTGGTGGAGATACTTGGGGTAAGGATAGTAAAGGATTAAGATGTGCAAGAATTAAGCTTATTCCAGCAACAGAAGTTGAGTTAAAAAATCAAAAAAAAAGTAAAGGTGGAGCACCTTATACACCAAGTTTTACCGCAGATAAACCATTTACAAAAGATTCAGCAACAAAATCTCTTTCAATAATAGCAGGTGAAAAAACATTTGAAGATATAATAACTGAAATATGTAAAAAAACAGATTCAATATGTATAGTAAGAAACAATGATATATGGATAGGTACATTTAGTTGGTTATATAAAGAAATAGAAAGTTTAGAATATTTATCAAATAAATTTGATGGTATGAATGCTATATATGAAATACAACCTTGGCAAATTGAAAATGATTCATTTAAACTTGATGTAAGTGAGTTTGGATATTATAATACTGTGTATGTTAAATATAAAAATGGAACTATTAAAAAATCATATGATGACCTTGTAAGAGTTTTTGGAGAAGTTCCAAAAGTATTTAGTGAACCTAAAATTGATAAAGAAACTGCAACACTAAGAGCAAATGCATATTTATCAGCATATATTCGTGATTTTGGATTAAAAGTAGAAGCGACTATAATAGGTTCTGGAAGATTCTTCCCAGGTACATTTTGTAGAATACCTAATCCAGAAACAGGTAGTATAGGAAGGTACTTTATAAGTAATGTAAGAACAGATTGGGATGCCGATAAAGGACTTATGACAAGTTTAACATTATTATATGGACCTGGAAATCCAGATAATCCAGAAATACCAGAAGTAGGAGATGCCAAGCAAGATGTAACAGTTGGTGGGCAAACATGGACAGATGGTACTGGAGCTCAAAAGGGAGCTACACATTTAGCAGACCCAGGAAGTGGTGTTGGATATAAAGATGAATGTAAATTATCACAACTAACAATTGATACAGCGAAAAAATATAAAAATGGAAAACAAGTGTGCCAATATGCAACGAGAAATTGGAACTATAGTTTTTATAAAGATTATACACATTGTCCAGATTGGGTAATTAGAAATAGAAAAGGTAATTGTATGGATATGGCTCGTGCGGTAGTTCATATTTGTAAAGCTAATGGTATTGAAGCTAAAATGAGTAATAAAACAATGTTAAAAACTCGTAGTGGTGGCGTAGTTGGTCACTTTTATGCTTGGGTTAAATATAATGGAAAATATCAAAAATGTGACCCAACAACGAGAGTTAATAGGTCAAGAAACCCTTTAGGTATATAAAAATGAAATATAATAAAAAAACAAATGTACAATTACAAAAAGCATTAAATAAATTTGTACAACCAGAGAGAGGAGTAAGTAGTAGTTCTGGTCAAAGACAAGATGATGTATGGAACGAAGAAGGAATATTAAAACAAATAGAATTAAAATACATAAAATCAGACGGATGGATAGTAATAGTTGATAATACACCATACAGATGTACATACACATCAAATATAATGGAAATACCAGAAGGAATACAAAAAAACGGATACCTCGTGCCAACAAAAAACATAAAAGTAAAAGTATCATTAGATAAAATATCAAGAGAATACAACATAATATCAATAATAGATGACACACCACAAAACATACTACAAACAGGAACAATATCCCTCGAAAAAGATAATGGATATTTGGTAGTAGGAAGTGGTAATAGTGAAATAGCATATAATGAAAACAAAATATCCATTGATGATAATTCTGTTGATATAGTTGGTTCTACTATTAAGTTTAATGGTGAACCTTTGGAAGATAGTATTTTGAAAGCTGTTGACGATTTTAAGAAGGAAAATGGATTATGAATTATGATGATTATTTCAGAGAGCTGTTGGAGATTGCTAAAGCATATACAGATTTAAAATTTAAAGAATGTGGTTCAGTTTCTGTTGATTTAAGTAATTATTATAAAAAAAATGAAATTGATGATATAATAAGTTTATTGGAATCTGGTAATGTTGATTTAAGTAATTATTATAATAAAACAGAAATTAATAGTAAATTTGAAGATATTGAAACTGCTGTTAGTTATGTTTCAGTTCAATTTAGAGTAAATAATGGATTAGGATAAAGATAAAATGACACTCGTAGATGCCTTTAATAAGGTTTATAAGGACGGTAAAGATTATACTGATAGTAAGATTTCTGGTCTTACGATTTTAACAGTAAGTGATGTTTCTGATTTAATTGCTCAATTAACTACTGGTGGACAAAAATGGAAACCAAGTGTAGCTTTATATAGCAATTTACCAGTTATAAGTGGAGGAGAACAAAGTTTCGACTGGCTATGTATGGTTAGAAAAACAGAAAATGCTGGACAACCAACAGAAAAACTCAAAGGAGTATACCAAAGAGTGGCTGGAAGCAGTAGTACATGGGTATTATATTCAACAGTAAGTGATACAGTAGACCCAATAGAATTAGCACAAGCAATAGATGACCATAATACAAGTGGAACAGCACATACAGATATAAGAGGGTTAATAACAACTCTTGATGGAAATGTTGTGAAAACAAGTGGAAATCAAAACATATCTGGAATCAAAACATTCACTAACGAACCCATAGTACCAAACCCAACAACAAATACAGCAGCAGCGAATAAAATATATGTAGATACAACAGTTGGAAACCTTAGAACAGAAATAGAAAGTACAATAAATACAATAAGTAGTACATTTAGAAGTAATAACAGTCTTGATTAATATGGCAATTGGAGACGAATTCGGTAAAATATGGCAAGATGCCAAAGATTATTGTAATAAAATGATAGCTGGAGCTCTCCAATTAGTACAAACAGAATTAGATAACAAAGTCAATAAAACAACACAAAATAATAAATTATATGGAACAGATAACTCAGGAACACCAAAACTCTATGATGCTAATAGTTTTAGTGGAGGTGGAAGTGGACAAGATAAAATCTGGATAGGTAATGAAGAACCACCAGAAGGATATGATTTATGGATAGACCCAGAAGAAAATTGTCAGCAAGAAGAACAAGGTGGGTTTTATGATGATACATTATTATTACAAGCATTAAGTCAAATGCAAGGAGAATTAACAGATTTAAAAAATGGAGAAGGAGATTTATATACTTCTGTATATAATAATATAATGAACAATGAACATTCTGTGGGTAGTTTATATATTACAATATTAAACACAGATAACCCAAACAACAAATATCCAGGTACTTGGACTCTTATAGATGAGAATCAATACTTGGTTAGTGCTGGTTCAACTATTACAGGTGGTAATAATACTATTGGTTCTAATACAATTGATATTGATTGGTTACATAATCACGATTTAAATAATGCTAATCATTTACACACAAATATCCATAGACATTCAAATAAGGAAACTGTGGGAGCTACAATACCAGGAACTGCTGGTACTGATGTAGATAATACAGATGATTGGTATTGGTTTGGAAATGTTGTACCAAGTAATTGGGGAATTAGAAATGTTCAATCTGGAAGATTACAATCACAAGTAACAAGCTATACTGGTAATACTGGTAATCCAACAACAACAATGTCAATAGTAAACAAAGGAACGCAATCAACAACTAAAGACAACAGACCAAAAAGTATAGCTTTCTACATGTGGAGAAGAGTTAGCTAACTCGTTCCCACATATAAATTGCTGTACTATTAGGACGATTATCAAAAGTTTGTGTTTTACTCATAGTTCCAGAATTTTGATTTGTAGCAGTTATATCATTCATACTATTCATCACATTTTGATTAGTTATTTGTGATGTATTCCAATCTACTGGAAATGTATTGTTTACATGAACAGAAGCTGGAACTGTTATTCCACCTGCTGGTGCTGGTGGTGCTTTAACATATAAACTATGTTTATGTGCGTTTTGAGCGTGAGTATGTAACCAATCAATATCTATACTTCTTTGATTATTTCCTATACTTTGTTTGGCATTAATTCCATTACCTGCACTTATAAGATATGTATTTGAGTCTAATAATATCCATGTTCCAGGATATTTATTATTAGGATTATCACTTACATTAAAAGTGAAATAGATAGAACCTATATCATGTTCATTGTTCATTATATTATTATATAACGAAGAAAAATAAGTATTTAAATACTAATTTTTGAAAAATTAGTAGAATACTACAAAACATTATTAAAAAATTAAAGATTATTATGAAATTTAAAAATCCAGAAACAAACGAATGGGAAAAACTGTGCATAAAGCACAAATCCGTATGTTCAGATTTAATATTCGATGAAAACGGAGACATATATACAAATTGTAGTATAGAAACACCTTGGAGTCTTTTCGTTGGAGGAGATGACCCACCATCAGAACAAATAGGAGTAGATGGTGATGTATATATAAATAGTGGAAACGGTAATCTTTATCATAAATTTGATGGTTGGACTTTATTAGGAAATTTACATGGAAATGTAGATGTATCTGATAAAGCAAACAAGATAGAAATAAATAATGAAGAATTAGACCTTATAGATATTTATCAAATGTTAGAAGATTTAAAAAATGGAGAAGGAGAACTATATGATTCGTTAAATCAAAGTATAATGAATAAAAGTCACCCAGTTGGATATGTATATATGAATGCTTTAAATGATACTGACCCTTACACACTCTTTGGAGTGGGTACTTGGCAGAAAATCGAAGGAGCATATCCAAGAGGAATGAAATTCGGCGATACATTAGATGGTACAGTTAAATATACTGGAAAACTTGGTTTAAATAACTTACCAGAACATAATCACGGTAACACTAATAATATAACATCAGCACCAAACGGTTCTTACACAAGTAATGCAATGAACTCAGGTGCTTCTGCACAAACTACAAGTGCTGAGTCATCACATAAACACCCAGATAGATTGTTCTTTACTAATGAAGCTGGTTCAAGATTAGCAGGAGTTGTTTTATTAGGAACTGGAGGAGTTAATACAGATATAACAAATATTAGTTCTTCAACCAATAATCGTAATAAACTTGTTATTAATGATACTGTTCCAGCAAATGATACTTATGCTAATAGTAGAAATATGCCTGGAACGGCACATACACATACATTATCTCATGACCATTTAATGACCCATATTCACGCAACAAATAATGCAGGTAGTGCTAATCCAGATAGTATAAATCCAGACCATATCCTTACTTCAATGTGGATACGAGTATTATAAAACTCTTATCCACGAATATGTACCAACCCATTCAGGTTCAATCGTTTTAACTGAACTTGTTTGAGTTCCAGCATTATTTGTAGTATGGTAATGTGTCATTAAATGGTCGTGTGGCATAGAGTGAGTATGTGAACCACTATCACCAGATACATTGGATAGTGGATTATCAACTACAACAGTTGAACCAGTATAACTACCACTTACAGCTCCTAATTCAAGAGCAGTTGTTGTTCTAATACGATACCCACTTGATGGAATTGCCCAACCAAGACGAACAGAATGAGCGTGGTTTCCAATTGTTGATACATTCGGATAATCTGCTCCACTATTCTTTGGCGTACTTGTATAATTTGTATTTGGAGCCCCACTAATATTATTAGTGTTTCCGTGATTATGTTGCCAATCAATGTTTATGCTGTTTGTTCCTCCCATTTTAGGATTTAGTGCTGTTGCACCAGAACCTTCTGGGTCGGTCATTGCTCGTAAGTATTTACCAGTAACTCTTTGCCAAGTTCCTACACCAAACAAGGTGTATGGGTTTGTGTTGTCAGCTACATTTTGGTAAACTGTACCTATCGGATGTGCTTTATTCATTATACTTTGATTTAACGAAATAAACATAAAACATTACAAAACTAATAACAAAAACCGTAAAAATGATTATTATGTCAGGACAAAACAACCTAAAAAAACAAGGAAACATCTTCGAAATAATAAAAAGAAGCGAATCTAACGGAGTAGCATCACTCGACGAAGCAGGCAAAGTACCACTAAACGAATTACCTGAATTTAGTAGTGGAGACTTTGCAAGACTAACAGAAGGGAATGAAGACCTTGTTAATCAAGTTGGTTGGGATGCACCAGGTGGATTAGCACTTGATTTAGTAGACTTTAAAAATGATGTTATATTCTCTTGGCATTATAGTTATGATGATTTTCCAAATCCAAATTATTATAGTGGACAAATTCAAATAATAGTAAAAAATAGTAAATTAATGTTTAAATTTACTGGGGGATTAGATGATATGGAATCACTTAGTCCAGAATATTTAAGTGATTATTTTGAATTTAGAAATAATAATACTCAATTATATATAAAAAATTATACAGTTATATATCATTTAATAGATTATATTGATTTTGGTCTTTCTGGTTGGATGAATAGTTTTATGGAGACAATTAATACTAATCCTTTCTTAATAAGAACTGTTAGTCAGCAAATGTTTGAAGATAAATTATTAAACCCTGTTCAATATAATGAGATAGCAAATAGACCTGATTTAAGTAAAATAAAACCAAATTTATGGCATTTACCAGCAGGTGTATATAAATATAATCAAGATGATTTAAATAAACCAATAGATATAAATGATTGGTTAGTGTGTAAAAAAATGATATTTGAAAGACCACAAGATAATGATACTACTGGAATAGCACTTATAAGAGCAATGAATACAGATAGATGTTTTTTTATGAATGAACACTATGGACATTATTATTACGGACCTAACCCAAAAGAAGTAACAGATTCAACACAAAAAGCAATGTTTATGAAAATGTTCAAAGCACTAAACACACATATGTTAAATACGATGAGACAAACAAATCTCGTAAATGAATTAAATGGGAACTGGGCTGTTGGTACACTAATGGACCCTGCTAATTCCAAACAAATCGTAACATCGTGGAATGATGGATATACAAATTGGAGATTTAGAGCACGATTCTACCAAGAAACAACAATTGCAAGTAACCAAACAACGCAAGATATAGAATGGTTTACGCTTGGAATGGATGTTAGTTGGCCCATAAATGATGTACATTTCTTTTATTATAATAAACCAGCTGGAAGTAGTACAATGAGTGCAAAGGTGGATATAATATGATTAAAGATATTGAGAATTATATAGATAAAGCACCAAAAAAAGTATTGAAAGATATTTTTGATAATGGTCGTATTTATGTTATTAATGATGATGGTGAGTGGATTATTGATGAAGATTGGGAGAAAGAGGTTTTAGGTTTTTTGGAAGAAAGTAAGCAAGAAATTGAAGAAGAAATTTTCGAAGACCCAACATATCCAATTCCTGAAATCCCATTAACAGCAGAGGAGATTAAAACAGCTCTTACTCTTTCACTTAAAAGAACCGAAGGTTTAACGATTAAAGCAGCAGAAAAAACTGCATCAGAAGAGATAAGAGAAAAAATAAGAAAGGATTAAAAAAAATGTTTGAAGAAATTGAACAAAGAATAGAAAGCTTAGGAGAATATGTAAATCTTGTAGATAGATTATACTTAATTCTATACATAATAATTCTCGTAGATGCAATATTACTATCATTAGGATACCAAGATGTAATATTAACTACAGTTCCACAATTCGACATCAGTTACATAATATCAAACATAATAATAGCAGTCGTATCATTCGTAGCAATAATACTAATACTACTAAGAAAAAGAAGCTTAGCATACTTTTATGCAAATTTTTTAGCAATATTTTTCGCAATGTGGACTATCATAGAAGGATATGTTTTATTATTTAACACAATTGAAGGTGGAATAATATTTAGAATGAGTTTTAATATATTTATCACAGTAATGCTTTTCTTCAGAACAAAATTCTTAAACATCGATATAAAGGAAGGATTATAATTATGTCAAACCAAGATTTTACAATACCATGTACTCTTGCTGAGATTGAAAAATTTATAGAAATAACAGATTATGAATATATGATATTTTATTCTATAATATTTGTAGTTTTTTCATTAGTATCGTTAGGATTTCAAAACATTACATTAGAAACAATTCCTAAATGGGATGGTTTTTATCTTGTATTAAATAGTTTAATTCCATTACTTGCAATAGCTAATATATATTTAATAGCGGCAAAAAAAAGAATAAGTGAGTTTAATTTCACAGTTTCAATATTTTTAGTATTTTTATCAGTTACTATAATTCAAACTATTATGTTATTATTTTTCACTATTGAAGGTGGGATTATATTTAGAATTAGTTTTGGAATATTGGGAACAATTATAATTCTTTTAAGAGTTTTTTATCTTAAATTATTCATAAGGAAGGGATTATAGATGGTGGATTTAGTAGAAGTTTTAATTACTGGAGCTCCTTTAATTATTGTTGCTTTAATTAGTGCTGTTGGAGGTTTTTTATTTGACCGTTTAAAACCTAAAACAACTGGTGAAAAGGTTGATGAATTTAAAAGTATAAAAGACTCTTACAGAGAATTAAGTGAAGAATATAAAAAGAGTTCTGATGAAAATAAGAGAAAATTTGAAGAAACGAATAAAAAATATGAAGATGCGATAAATGTTATTCATGAATTACAAATTGATATGGAGAAGATTAAAGGAGAGCTTAGAAAGTTAAGTGATTGTGGAAGAAGATATAAAAAACTTAAAATTTGGGCTAAAGATGTATGGGGTATAGCTGAAAGAAATAATATAATTTTACCTAATATAAGTCCTGAAATCGCAGATGAAATAAAAAGTATTGATGATAATAAAAGAAATTATGTAAAAGAAACATTAAATAGAGGTAAGAAATTATGATAAACACATTAGCGTTAGCACAAAAAAAAGAAAGACAAACATTCTTAAAAAACAAAGGATGGTACACTAAAAATGTAGATGGTGATTGGGGTCAATTTAGCAGAGATGCAACAAAAAAATTCCAATCATGGGCTAAAACACAAGGATATTATTGTAGTACATGTGCTGTAGATGGTGTATGGGGTAATGAAACAGAAAAAGCTTATAAAAGAGCTATAACTCCAGTTACAACAACTACAACAACTAATATTACTCAAACTTTAAGTAATATAAGTGGAACAACAAAATTTATACCAAAAACAACATTTTTAGATATGAAAAAAAGAGTTGAAAATTGGGTAAAAACTAATGGTTCGGCACCATCAACAGTTTATATTGATGGTACAAAAAGAGAATATGTTACTTATGCAAGATATAAAAATATGCTTGAAAGAATGGAAAGATGGAAAACTGCTAAAGGAACATATGCAGATGGTGTATATGTAAATCCTCCAACAGCTCCAGTTCCACCAGCTTCAACATCATCTCAAACTTGTATGTATGTAGCTAAGTATCTCAAGGATTATATCCATCAAGAAACTAATTATTGGTGTGGTCCAAATTGTCTTCAACAAGTTATTTATGAATTATGGGGTAAATATTATTCTGAAAAAGAAATAGCTAATATTGCTGGAACTACTACAAGTGGAACAGGTCATTCTGGTCTTGATAAAGCTTTAACTACTTTAGTTCATAAGTTTGGTGGAAAGCTTAAAATTGAATGGAAAAATTTTTCAAGTGTTAAATGGGAAGGTTTGAATAATATAATTAAAAACCCAAAGAAATCATTCTTTACACATTGTTTATATAAGAATAACCCTAATTGGGGTCATTACGAATACTTTACAGGTATTTGCTTAAATAAGAAACAAGTAATAGTTGCAAACAGTTTGTCTGGTGGATGGATTGAAACAAGGTCTTTTGCAACAGCAGAACAATATATGAGAGGCATAAGCCAACCTTCAATTTGTATTGTAACAAAATTATAATAATGGGAGAGATATAAATGGTTATGAGTGAGATGTATATGTCAGAAGAAGAAATTCTGACAGCCCTTTTCACATCAGCAATAGAAGTTGGACTTCTAAGTAGAAGATTTGAAGGAGGAAGGATTGGATTACTGTTTGCTGTTTTTGCAAGACAATTTGAAAGTTTAATAAGTATAATGAATGAATATGTTTCACAATTTACTCTTGAAACGGTAACAGATGAAGCGTTATTAGAATCACTATTAAAACCATATATATCAATAAGAATAGCTTCAAATGCAAAAGTGGTTCTTGAATTTACAAGAGACCCAACTTTTAATGATAATATTGTAATACCAGCAGGATTTACAGTATCTACTCTTGGTTCAGACCCAGTAATTTTTGAAACAGTTGAAGACCTTTATATGTGGAAAGGTACTAAAAAAGCAAAAGTTCTTGCTTATTGTACAGAAGTTGGTTCAGCTTATAATATAGATGAAGATACTCTTGTATATCTTGTTGAATCAGAATATAGAGCAGATATATCAGTAACAAATCCAAAAAGTGCTTGGAGTGGAAGAGATGACGAATCTCTTGAAAGTGCAAGAGAAAGAGCGTTATCTACTTCATGGAGATATTTAAGAGAAGGAACAGAAAGAGATATAGAAAATCAAATAGAAGAACTTGGACTAACAAAAAGATTTTATAAAATAGTTGAATATTATGATGGTTATGGAAGTGTATTATTAGCTTTAGATATTCCAAATGAATTTGAATATGAAGATATTAAAACTGAATTAAACTATAATAGAATAGCTGGAATAAATTATAGATTCCAAAAAGTTGAAAGATTATATGTAAATTTTTTAATTGAAATATTATTAACTGGAGAAAAAAATATAACATATGGAGAATCACAAGAACTTTATAAATTTATAGAAGACAATATACAAGATTATTTTGGAATAGGAATGATGGTAGGAAAATCTTTATCATTAAATGATTTAAAATCATCAATACAATACTCAATTCCAAGTGAATTTAAAGTATTAGATTTTAATATTAAAATAACCAATGACGACTTAACAATAGATGATAAACATATTGTTGTTGGAGTATCAGAAAATTTATACCCTAATAAAGTAACTACAAAATTAAATTACGAAGGTTATTAAAATGCCAGAAGGAGATATACAAGACCTAAGAACTGATATGTATGATGGTTTTTGGGAAAAGACCACAGTTGATAAAGATGATATAGAAATGATATCAGATGCAGAAGCACTTTGGCAAGCTATAGAAGGAGAAATAAAAACCCCTTATGGTGTTATAGATGGTGTAGGTCTTGAAACTTATGGTTGTAGAATATGGAATCTTTTAGGTTCTCCATTAGACGGATTGTTACTTAGAGAAGCAGAATCTCATATCAGAGATATACAAGATAAATATGAAGAAGTGAATTTATTTACAAAAATAAGAGTAATACCTTATGGTAGAGCTTATGTTAAGATAGAAGTAGATGTAGATAGTATATATGGAAGATTTACTGGTGTAAGTCATATAGCAATGGATATAATAAATTCATTCACAACAAGAGAAAAACCAAACATTATTAGTAGAGGTGTTTAAAAGTGCTTAATAGTAACATAGGATATAGTATTGACCATAGTTTACCATTATGGTGGTCTGAAGATTTATTAATTAAAATAATTAACGAATATAGTGGAGACCAGGAATTTAAATACATATACGAACTAATAACAAACAGAATAGAACAACCAGTACAATGTTGGAAAGAAGCACTAAGAGAAGAAAACAAAATCATAAAAAGAACATTTGAAACAATAAACCAATCAATACAACTACCAATAACAAAATATCCAACAAGAGGAAAAATAACCATTGAAATTCAAAAAGGACATCCAGACAACTACTTAAAAAACCTAACACTAAAAAACGGAACACAAACAGTAGAATACATAAATCCAAAAATAAAAGCAGACAAAATAACATATGATTTAAACTTATCAGCATTATATATAGATGGACAACTATCAAAAACAAACACAGAACAACAAGCAAAAAAAATAATAGATGATAAATGGCAAGTATACAATATAGAAACAGAAACTTATGAAGATACTGGATATAATGCTTCAAATAACGAACCTTATGTTAAAAATAAAACATGGTTTATAGATATAAATACAGAAATACCAGCAGTTCCACAAACACCAAATCCGTACATAGAAGAAGAAAATTGGTTTGTTTATGATGCTATACAAGAAGTATTTGTTGATTCGAATTATGAGCAAAATAATAAAAAACCGTATATAGAAAACGATTATTGGTATGTTTATGATAATGAAACACAAAAATATAGAAATAGTTATGTAATTGGACTTGTTAGAAACGAGCCATATATAGAAGATGGATACTTATATCTATATAATGATGAAGAAAAAAAATATATAAACATAGGAGATGCAAAATACTTTAAAAACCCTATAATTAAAGATAATGTTTGGTATGTAAACCGTAATTTAAACATACCTGCAAGTAATTTAATTGATAGGTTTGAAGATGAATATAATGCAAGTAGTTCAACATTATATAAAAATAAAATAGAATTACAAATAGAAAGTGAAGAGGAGATAATTTCATCATTTAATAATATATATAATATTACAATAGAGATGGAAAAACCAATATTTACAGTAGAACAAAATATAAAATTATCAACACTTACATTCTTACCATTAAAAAGTATAGAGCTTTATGGATTATATGATTTTAAATTTAATCCAAATGAAAATGGATGGAAATCTTTATGGAAGAAATCATATCAAAAAAAAGATAAAATTGTATATGATAGAATAACAAAGCAATTTCCAGTAGAAAAATTTATCGCAGAAGTACAATTATGGGGATTAAATAATCCAATACAAATAGGGTTTCCACAAGAAAAAGAAACTGATGATGAAAGATTTTTAATTAATCCTAATCTTGATAAGTTTGGTAAAATTTATGGATTACCAAGAAGAGATTATAAAAAAGAAATAGATATTGATGATGAAATAAGAACATTTCCAATACACTATCCATACCCAGTAGAACAAGATTATTGGTATGAAAGAAGACTTTTGAGTGAATATGTTCTTAATGAAGATAAAATTAATTCAACTTTTTTGAAAGATAATGATAATACAAGTTTAATTAGAATACAGTCAACTGACCCATTTATTGAAGAGTTAGTTGTAATGACTGAAACTAATGAACCAAATTATGATATTTATTTCACAGAAACAGAACCAATATATCCATTAAGTGTTGTTCAGAATGATTTTAAGGATAATGTTGAGTGGAGTTTTTTAGATAATATTATGAGTGATAGTGATAATTATAGTAATGCTCAAATTAGGGCAAAATATGGAAATTATGTGACGAATGAAAAATATAAGTCTAAAAGTATATTGATGAAATTTGATTTAAATTTCCTACCAAATGATATTAAAATTGAAGGTGTTGAAATTTTAGTTGATGTGATTGCTGATAATGGATATGCTAATAAAAAAGATGATGAAAGAACTATGTTATTATTACCAAAAGATGGTGATATAGAAGAAGTTCCTTGTCAACAGTCTAAAATTATAGGAACAAGAAGACAAATACTTAAATTTGGTGGAAAAAAAGATTTATTTAATCAAGCAAGAATTACAAGAGAACAATTAGTAGATGAAGATTTTGGATTCCAAATAGGAATAACTAATAATGATTCAGCATTAAACAGTAGTGTAACAATATTTAATGCTAAAATGATAATATATTATAGAAAAAAATTACCATTATATTTATTATCTGCTGATATAAACCCAAGAATAGTTGAAATAGATGGAACAGCAAATTTAAAAGTTAAACTAATAAATATTGGAGATGTAAAGTTAGAAAATAAAGTAATAAAAACTTTAGCATCAAGTCAATTAGAATTAGATAGAAACGAAATCGTAATAAATGAATTAGAACCAGATGACACAATAGAAGAAAATATAACAATAACAGGAATACAGAAAGGATTCTGGAACATAATGACATTTTTAGACGGAAAAACAAGTACAAACAACCTGATGGTGAAATAATGGATATAAATGAATTACTTCAATGTCTACACAAAGAATACACATTAACACTAAATAATCCAAACCCACAAACAGGTTCTGGAAAAATAACAATAAAAATAAAAAAATCAGACATAACAGAAAACATAGATGAAGAATTAAATCAAACATATTCAAATATAAGATTTACACTTGATGATGAAAAGAAAACATTATTACCTCATAATCTTTATTATGATTATTATTATATTAAATTACCATTTTTTACAACATCAACACAAATAATATTACATATTCTTCCAAAATCATACACATATCCTAATGATAATAGTGTTTTCTTATTTAAAGCTGATATGAATGAAGCTGTTATTGAAAAAACTCCAGAATATCAAGTTACTATTGTTGATGGAAATTTAAAAATAGAATTTCTTCAAAAAGAAATAACCCCTGGTGGAGAAGTAATATCTCCAAGAAAACCAGAAAACATGACTATCAAACAACAAGACCCAGATGACTATTGGATAAAAGAAGATGAATATAATAACGAAGATATAATTAATTTAGAAGAAATACCATCAGATGTTGAACCAATAATATATAATGTTCTTGAAGATGTTGAAATGGATATTGAATTAGGAAAAATATATAATATGAGTAATTTTAATTCAAATATAACAACATATCCAATTAATATTAAAAAATATACAGGTAATGATAATGGTGATATATTATTTAAAAAAGAAGAAGATAATTCAATTATAGGTAATTTAGCTGAAATTAATATATTTAACAAACTTTTTAATGAAAATAATTTTTATATAACAATAGAAAATTATGATTCTTATATACAATTATTTGATGGAACAAAGATAGAGATAGAACCAAATACAACACCAGTAACAAATTTTCAAGTTAATAATCAAAATGCACAAGATGTTATCATAAATAATAACCCAATACCTTTAAATACTATAAAAAAAATTAAATTTGGAAATAATTATAGTGCTACAACAACTCTTTATTATATGTGCAGACATTTTTATGGTGTAGAAGAAATAGATTTTAGTGGATTTGTTAATGTAACTGATATTGGTACAAGATGTTTAGAAGCTTGTTATGATTTAAAAACTATTAATTTAAGTGGACTTGTTAATGCTACTGGTGATAATTATAATTTTATGAATGGTGGTCAAGTTTTAGAAAAGATTATAATTGGAAATGTTGATTGGTCTGGAAAATCAATTTATACACCAAACAATACTCCATTTTACTCAAGTCCTAATACATCAGATTTGAAAATTTATGCATCAAGCTTACAAATAGGTAATAATTTTAAAAATAGATATTCAACTTTATCTAATTGGACTGTGGTGGTAGAATGAGCAAAATAATAATGTTTGAACAAAAAAATGTAACTAAATCATTAGATATAATGGCTAAGGTAAAATTTAAAGTAGCAACAAATTTAATAACAGAAACTTTGTCACAAAATGTTGTTGGAGAAAAAATAGTCTCTATAACAAGTTCTAATAATAGTGAAGGAATTTTTGCTTTTTGTGATTATAAATATTTTGCTGTATCACGAAATAATAATTGGTATTTGTTTAGATTTGAATATGATGATGGATTTGAACCAAGTTTAGGTGTTCAAAAACAAGATATAATGAATGATTTATCAAGTTGGATGAATTTGATTATGTCTCTTAGTACACCACTTCAAACAATTAGTTTAAATACAATAAATTTTGAAAACTTAAATATTCAAGATTGTGATTTTATATTAGATGATTATTACACATTACAAGAAAATGATTTTAAAGTAACTTATAAAGATGAGGGAGAATCTTATCAACCTAAAAGCTTATCAGTATTGAATTCAGAATTTTCTGAAACACCAGAAAACTTATTAAGCGAAATGTATGGAAATGATGTTAAATTAGCTGTAAGTGATAATATGTTCAGGCATAGTGGAACAACATGGCAACCAGCAACAAGCTATATGAGTGTAACAACTCACAATGGAGACAAATGTTACCAATTAACACAATCACAAAATGCAGCTGTTGAAAATCTTTATTTATGGAATTATGATAACCAATCTCGTACTAAGCGAGATGCAGATACAGGATGGGCTCAACCACCCTGCATGAAATATGTTGCTAATAGTAGTGAAAATGGAGTTTACACATTATCAATGGATATAAAATATCCAAGTGGAAAAATAGGAAGTTTAGGAGTTGTGCCATTAGCTGCAAGTAGAACTGCAAGTAGTGGTTCTAATGCTGTTGGATTTACAGGTACTGGTGATTGGCAAAGAATAAGTGTATCAGTTAATATGGATACAACAAATCCTTATATGTATTTCCAAGTAAATGCAAATACAGCACTTGGAGGAACACCATTTTATATTAAAAGCATAATGTTTAATAAAGGAACTAATACGAAATATTATCCTTCATATTTATATGATACTGGATATAAACATCCAAACGCAGGAAATGGGTTTGTTGATTTAAGTATAGCTAAGGGATATTTTGCTACTGCAAATTGTTCTTCTGGAACTTTACTTAGTTCAGAATGGTATGGTGCACCAATAAATATGTATTTGCTTAGTTGTGCTACTGGAGGACAAATAGGTACTATTGGTAATATTGTTAATCAAGCTATTTCACCATATTGTAGTGTTAGGTATTATAAAGATTCTGGAAGTTTTGATAATCTTGGTTTTGATTTTGGTTATAATATGGGTATAAATGCGAATGGAAATGTTAAACAATTTAATTTTAATCCTGTATTTATTAGAAGTTCTGCAAGTACACCTTTACAAACAAAAAATAACACAAGCTTTATTGGATATACATTATCAAGTACAGATTCAAGTTTATCTTCATGGGATACACAATGGAATACAGGCGATATACAACAAAGAAATTATGTTTTCCGTGATAAACAATGTACTAACATTAACAATATAAAACAAACTAATAATTCATCACAAATAGTATTTAATATTACTCATTCAGGTGGTTCTGCTGATGTACAAGGTGTAGTTTATGTTGTTCAAGGAAGAGCTTTCTATACAATGCCAGAAAAAAGATATGAAAGTGTGTTAATTGATATTACTGAATTTGACACTCAATATCCATTAAGTATTGTTAATAATAGTGGTGTTAATGCTTCGTTTATAGATTTTTATGATAGTAATAATGTTAAAATTGGTTCTTTAACTGATAATGATATTGGAGATAAGTTGTTACAGAAAAAAGTATTTTATGCTCGTTTATGGAATATTCCAGAAGCTACTGTGTTACCAAGTAATGTTTTAAATTTTGAGGAGGAAGTTTAGTATGGATGAAAGTGTTTATATTCAAAATGGTATAAATGGAGAAAAAGTTTTATTTGATAAGATGACTGAATTTCAAAGTTATGCGAGTGAATATTTAAGACCTGATTTAAAGAATATTAGATTTTATGACCCAGATAATAATAAATTATTAAAACATTACCTTATAGATAATCAAGGAATAAAAAATTTTATATTTGAAGTGCCATATGAAAAAGTAGTTGATAATAATAGTGATGATATAATTGATACTGTAA